TTTGTGTAGAGTTAAGCTTCCGGTCATAGTATCGGTAAATGGATAACATTGGATGAAGAACTGATCGGGTCGAACAGTAGTGAGAAAGTGAAAAGTTTGTCCAATAGTAGTAGTGTTTAGTGCTGGTAGTGTAATGAATCCATTTATATTATCTAAGACAAACAATTTGCCATTATCTGATGCAGATATTTGGTGAACGGAAAGAGACACAACGGAATCTGTATAGGAGACAATAGCAGTTGGGTTGAAATTTCCGAGAGAAGGTAATCCAGCACTAATTGGCACCCATCCCCCACTAGATTTGAAGTAAAGAACATCTCCATTACGAGTTAAGCTTCCAGTATCGCCTTCCAATACAGGTAGTGCTCCTAAGTTTGGCAAATTCATAGTGGCATCTTTTCCGAATTTCCATTGATGTTCAGTAGTTAATCGATTTGTTCTAATATAAATATTGTCATTGTGATTAACATCAAGATGACGGTCATCATTGCCAATAATCAAGTCACCTTCATCTCCACTAGAGATGTGTATGTGTGGAGCATCATAAGCACTAGTGGGATATATTCTAATATATTGTCCATATCCTATTGCTTCAGAGGTATTATTTGGAACTAAAGTAATCTCTCCGTTTGGAGAAATGCTAGTTGCGCCTTGAGGAGTGGTATTGAATCCAATTTCTCCATTTTCTCCAACAATTTTTAAGTGATTAAAAGTTATATCTCCTAATACATTTACTGCTAGATTTTGTGGTTTTATATTATTTTGAATTCTTGGAAAAATCTTTTCTACTGAACCGGGTCCCGATCCTTCGCTTGATGTAGCTCCCATGATTATCTCCTTTTGGAAGAATATACAAATTATATATTATTGACTATTTATATTTCAGTTTGATTTGTTTAGAAAATTCAAGTGTAACTGTGGGTTTGAGATTGACAGGGACTTGAATGCTGCGCTAAAATTAAGAGATACCGTAAGTTTCAAACCCGTTAGTGAGAGAAATGTCTGATGTTGATTACCAACGGACATGACTGTGCGATATTTAGCTTAATATACTCTGGTAGCCATAACTGGAAGAACAACTGGTGCTTATGCGATACTAGAGCAATGACATCCAGATCAGCGTTGGTCTTTTCGCATAATTGGCAAATGAATATAAGTTGCAGCCAGAAGAACGATTCGTCTCTGTGGGGAATCTAAATTCTGCCGTATTGTTGGAGAATTTTTTTCATTTCATCTTTGTTTTCTGCATTATCAAGCAAATATTTAACATCATAATCAGACAATTTTTTTATTTTTTCTGAACCTAATATTTTTGCCATTTCATTTTTGTCTTTTGCATAACGAAGCAAATAATAAGCATTATTATCAGTTAATTCTTTTTTATATTGAAGAATTAAGTTTGCTATTGCATCTTTGTTTATCATCTTTTACAAAAGCAATTTTCCGCTTATTAAATCCTTGCTCTTGATGGGTAACAACTTCCCACTCGCCATCTTCTAAGGAAAATAAAGTATTAAATTCAAAATCTGGATAAATTCTACTTTCCGCAATTTCTTTATTGACATGATGAAATCTTATATCTACTTCATCAGGTTTTGTAATTTTTGTACAGAATGATTCGTTTTGCCAAGAATTCACATCTTCTCTTGTCATCGAAAATCATCCTCATAGGCACAATAAATTATGTTCCTCTTAATTATATTCTGGTTTGACGAAAAAAGCAAAGACTTTCTATTGATATTTTTTTTGGTTAAAGTTAGGGTGGTTTTTCTTGGCTCAAGGATCATGTTTAGGTCACAGCCTCGTCCATCCTCTCGCTCTAGCATCTTCAGGGTCTTGTTTCCCAGCCCAATAACGATAGGTGTCCACAGGCACCTGCGCTATATCCTTGACTGCACCCCTCACAACCTTTTTCGTCTTTTCAAAACCACGGGTAAAATCACCAATATTCGCAATCTGCACCCTCAAATCATTAGGGAATTTCTCCACAGCATCTGACATCCTGTCGGGCTCGGAGGTTTCAGGGCTGTTAATCAAATCGGAATAAATCCTCTTAGCTAACCGGCGTTGCTCTTTAATACCCATTTCCACAAAATTGGAAACAATATAGTTGGCCTCTTCAAAATCAACTGGACGACTACTTTTTCTTATTTCACCATTCTTGATAGTTGACATAATAATGACAAGTTGACCTCTCGAATCTTCAAGTCCAGCATTGATTGAAATCCAAGGCGCTGAGACAAGAATGTTCCTGACTTCCGACCTAACAAGTTCGCTATAAGGCAAACTACCACCCATTACCAATATTTTTCCCGAGAAGCTTTTTATATTCTCAGTCTTCGCAACACGAACTCTTTCCCGCTCCTCTGCCTCCTCTTGACGAATCCGAGATTCCTCTTGCCCAATCCGATTCGACTCACGCTCCGCAGCTATGCGAGCATTCTCTCGACGCTCCCTCCTCTTGAATACACTATCATTATAATCTCTTTCTGTTTTACTAAATTTATTCATAATCAAATTCTTCTTCTCTTCCAAATCACTCAATGTCCTCCTGTCAGTCGCAAATCCAGTTCCACTATTGATCCTGTCGTAAATTCTTCCTATCGCCTTTTCCACTTTTACAAGCTCGATCTTAGCCGTCTGCATCTTGTATGCAGGCATCACATTTGCAACTAAATCCACCTCTCTCACTTTGTCCTTCGCCAAATACAAATAAGGAGAAACCATCAAAAATCCAGCACCACTAGGAGGATTAGGTCTTAAGAAACTTCTGTAGAAAAGATCGTAAGGTATTGCCATCCCCTCTTCAGCAGGACTAAATTTCAAACCATTTACCTTCTCAGTCTTAAATAATTTCTGCACACAAGACAATAATTTGTTGTAAACGGCAGTTGAACTAGTTCCAGATGTATTGGTAGTCCTAGTACCACGAGGACCTTCAAAATATACACTCCAAACATAGTCCACACCTTGTTCAAAACCCTTGGTCATCTTCACTTTGTATTCCTTGCCATCATGCTTGAAACTGCATAAAATCAAAGAACCTCGAACCTCGAAATCCAAATCTTCCGCAGATAATGTCATCGCCTCCATAAATTGCAAATAATCAGCAAAATTCATATCCACCCCCCCCATTAAACTCTCTACTAAACTATCTAGGCAAATTGCAACCCACTTTACATCGATATCAAACCATCTTAAAACCTATATGACACTCTTCACTAAAGGAAACTAACCCATGAATACCATAAAACTAATTCGCCCACCGGCTATCTAGGCAAATTGTAAACCACCTGCTGATTCATATATAATTTCATGAAAAACTTTATAGAATTCTTGGCACAAAGAGATCCCAATCTATTACAAGAATATATAGATTTAGCTAGCCTGTCAGAAAACTCTTGGTATAAATACATGATACCATTAATGCTAGGAGCACAAGCAAATGCTCAATCAGCAACTCCTACAGAAATAGGAGCACACGCAATTGATCAACCAAGAACTCCTACAGAACTTGTCCAAAAACAAAACTATAATCAAACGCAAAACTACAATAAAGGTTTTAAAGATATAACAAAAGCAAATACTGAAAAAGAAATCTATAGCCGAATGTTTCACCAAGGAACAACAATTGATGACCTAATCAAAAATACAAAAAGCAAAGGATTTGAACAAAAATCTAAAAAAGTTGACGATAAAATCAATGCTATGAAATTGCCACAAAATTTCAGAACCAATATCCCACTAACTCATATCGAAGATAACTACAAACCAGAAGAAATACTATTTAGAAAAATAGTAAATCCATATGAAACACTCAAATCAACTATACCAGATCCAGAAAAGTTTCAAAAAGATTACAATAATTTAAAAAGTAATCCAGATGATATAGGATTTGCTATGAATAAAGATAGATTAATGAATAACAAAGTTCTTTTAATCGTTGTTACAGATCAAGCTATGAAAAGATTCAATCCAAATGCAGAAGGATACGCCTCAAGACTATCAACAGCAGATGATCAAACTGATATTAACACAGTAGTTTTACCAAAAAGAGCAGTAAAAGAAATTAAAGATGGAAAAATTACACTAACCGATGAAGGAGAACAAACTCTCAGACATGAACTAAGACACACAACACAGGAAGGTAAACCCGGAGAAAGATCACAAAACTCCATGTCAACATACGATACAGGATGGTATAAGCATTACATGAATGATCCACTAGAAATCGGAGTAAGATTAGGAGAATTAAAAAACCATCTATCAACCAAAACTCTATTGCAATTGACCAGCCATAATCCAACTCATAATGATAATATAAAAGAAATTATCAAAGATGTTGGAGGAAATGAAAAAGAATTGCTCAAATTGTTTATGGGACTAAATCAATATAAAAATACTACAATAAAAAAAGAAAAAATCACAGGAATTGACGCACTTCAAAAATCATTTCTCAATTCCGGCAAGGTTACTGTGAACTCAAAGGACAATACAATAAAATATATAAAAGAAAAATTGGCAAAATCTAATGATGATATAGATAGTCTTTTTAAACATTATGAAAAACTATCAGATCAAGAAAAAGAAGCACTAATGAAAGAACTTCTTGATAATTATGACAATGTAGTAAAAAATGATACCAAAACATTTAACACCTAAATCAACAAAATATCATTGTTGATTTGAAATTACTTAAACAATAAGAGGAAAAGTATCCAAGAGGACAAAGGATTTTGACCGTAAGTCAAAAGGGCTGAGACCATTCGTGAGTTCGACTCTCACCTTTTCTATTAATTGCGCTCGTTGCTTAAAGGAGATTTAGTATGGAAGATCGTAATAATAAAAAATCTGAATCTTGTGCCGTTCTATGTCCCCTGAAAATGACCGAAAAAGCAATAGTTAGGGTTAAATCAATTATTTTAGAAGCAGATTACGATACTCCTGTTTATCTTAGAGTAAAAGTACAAGGAGGAGGTTGCAGCGGATTTCAAAACAAACTGGATCTAGACCCAAATTATAACGATAAACTTGATCATTTGTTTAATTTTGATGGCATTGGAGTAATTGTTGATAGAAGAAGTATGCTTTATCTAGAAGATGCTGAAGTTGATTTTCATGATGAATTTAATAAGAATGGATTCTCAGTAAATAATCCAGCAGCAAAAACCACTTGCGGTTGCGGAAGTAGCTACTCAGTTTGAATAATTAATATACTCTACACAACACACGCAGAATACTCTACACAACCCTGTGGAATACTCTACACAACCCTGTGGAATACTCTACACAACACACGCAGAATACTCTACACAAATCCTTTCACAAATCCTTTCACAAATACCCTTCACAATTTCAATACACACAATCATGATCAGATGTCATCAGAAAGGCCTTAAATTTCACTTATAAGAGGACTTCATAGAAAAATTGACTCTATACCTTGATTTTGTGAAGAAGCCGTAAAAGTGGCCAAATACACACAGGTAGCATGTGAACATATTTTTTCTGTGAAGCAATATCTGCAAAGCACCTAAAAGTCATATGTTTTTTTTGTGAAGGGTAAATTGGGAAGGCAAAGTGACTTGTGAAGTTAAAAATAATAGAGATACTGTGAATCTCCACAAGTCGCTATTAAATTACCCACAGAACACCACCCTCACCCACAAGGCTCCACATGTCAACACATGTCATAGGAAGGAGTTGGAGGTGCTTTGAATGATGGTAATGCTGTGGATCGCTGTGGAAAGAGCTTGTTTTAAGGAGAGTATGCACAAGGACTGGTTTTTGGAACTTGTGAAAGGGGCTTTTGGAGTGAATATAATGAAAAACACGGGTTTTGCATGTAGTGCTGAAAGGCTTGTGAGAAAGGGCTTAAAGGGGATTTGAGGGGGAGACCCGAAATTTTGACCTAAGAAGGGTCAAGCCAGCACCCCATTTTCTCCCCAATTACTCCACAATTCCCCCCTAAACAACTACATTTCCTCCAAACTAAGTCCTTATATACCAAGGACTTACGGCGACAAACCCTAATTGTCAACTCAAAATATCTCTAAAGAAAAAACTACCAATCAAGTCCATAATTTTCTCTCAATTTGCTATACCAGGAGGGGACAATTCAAGAATAAACTACAAAGTTGGTGTGGAAAGCAAATTTTAAGGACATTTTAGACTTATGTAGTAGTAAAATTGAATTTGTGAAGGGTTATTGAGAGTAAAATAGTGCATAATTAATTCCAAAGTGCCTCTAGAGGGGTGTGTAAGGGGTTGTGAATGGCCAAAAGGGTATTGGATTGTGAGTCAGAGTCTTCACAAAAGCCTTAAAAACAAGGGGAATTGCTGTGGAAGGGTTGCCAGAGCTTATCCAGAGGGAAGTCAGAGGGAAGTCAGAGGGAAGTCAGAGGGAATTGCCAGAGACTTGAGGTGCTGTGAGGATAAGAATAGCCTAATTGTACCTACAGATGGCGAATTTTTTAGGATAATTGTACCTACAGGACTTTTTTTGGGAAATTTCTGTGGTTAATTGTATTTTTGAAACGAAACTTCCTGTTGTCTTATGAAAGGGGGATTCTCTAATGCAAAGCCACTTTGTATTCTTTGGTTCCAAGGATTCTAAGTCCCGTCCTGAGCCTACAGACCTTGAGAAAAGGGCCAAGATTGACCGAAACAATCCAACAGCACCATTTTCCCGGTTCGTCGGGAATGATCGTGCTGTGAAGAAACTACAGGTAGCAGCATACAAGGCCTTGGGTCATCCTAACCATATGATGCGAGACTTGAGTTTCGCCATATATGGCCCCGCAAGCGCAGGCAAGACTACCCTTGCCCGCCTGTATGCCGAAACTGTGCAGTTGCCTTTCCTTGAGGTAAGTCCAAAATCACTCAAAACAGCCGATGATCTGTTCGATCAGATCAAAGTTGTCCTGAAGGATGCTGGCATTCCCCTAGTGGAAGGCAAGACAAATCACTATAAGCTACCTCCAATAGTGATTTTTATTGATGAAGTCCATGCTCTTGTGGACAGCGTGGTGCAAGGTCTGCTCAAAGCAACCGAGTACAACGATGCAATTCTAGCAACTGAGAGTGGTAAAGTCCTTGATTGCTATGCAGCAACATGGATGATCGCCACTACAGATGAGGGAAAGTTGTTCGATGCCTTCAGAACTAGATTCAGCCCTGTGCAGTTGAAATATCTTACAAAGGATGAATTGTCCAAGATCGTTCACAAGGCTCACCCAGATTTGACATCTGAGGTGTGCGGTATTGTGGCGCACTACAACTCAAGAGTTCCACGCAAGGCACTTGAGTTTGCCCGCTACATGAAGCTTGTGCGTGAGATGGACAAGTCTATTGATTGGAGCGAGATTGCACAGCAGGTGGCTGAGGACGAGGGTATTGACAAGTTTGGGATGTCAGAAGTCCACTTTAAGGTTCTGAAGTCCCTTGCTACCGGCCCCGTGGCCCAGAGTCGAATGACGACTGTTGTAGGTAGAAAAATAGATGAGGTTGAGAAGTTTATCATGCCTTGGCTGATGACCGAGACTGATGACCAACCAGCATTAGTTGGAGTTAGCCGTAGGGGTTATGTGCTGACTGATGCTGGGCGAGAACAACTCTCGCTCCGTGGGATTGATACAGCAATTGCTGCATAGTGATATCGGCTAGAAGCTTCAGTCATAGGCTTCTAGCCGATTTTTTCTGTTGGGATTTAGGGGAATTGTACCTACAGGATAAATGTCAAAAAACTCCTGAATTTAATTGTATTTTTGAAACGGAACTTCCGTATCACTTTGTCAGGTTTCAATTTAAAGAATTTAAAGGAGTTTGCAATGATCCCTTCTTTCAAAAAACTGTCAGAAAGTTTTGGCCCCCTGAAGGCGAAAATTGTGCGAAAGATAATGGAAAATTTCCATAATAGGGGCCGGTCGGGGTGTTACAAAACAATGGAGCAGATTGATGTTGTTCTGAATGGTCATGGAGTCGAATTCATCGATGCTGGGAAAGGCCGCAAAAGTCCCGCCATCACTTATGTGAACATGGGCGACACTTACGATTGTACGGTCATGTGGGTAAATGGAAGTTTTAGAGTAGGGTGTTGGGGCGATATTGTAGAGCAGGGCAACTACGCCTGATTCCAAAAAAATTCCTGAATTTAATTGTATTTTTCAGACGGAACTTCCGTATCACTTTGTAAGGGTCAAATAACGAAGGAGTTTGTAATGAGCAATCGAGCATTTATCGAATCTGTAACTGTAACAGACAATAAGACTAAAGAAGAAGGTTCTTTTATAAAGATTTATGACGATTATGGAACAGCTTATATCTCAGTAGAAAATGCTATAGATGATGATTTTGCTATTTTGAAAGCAGCAACTTCATCGTTTGATGAGGTCGCCAAGGGCATTCTTGACCATGTTAATGAAATGGAAAAAGAATTGCACATATGTGGAACATGGTACAACTGGGATGAAATTAAAGATATGTTCTAAAATTCCTGAATTTAATTGTATTTTTGAAACGGAACTTCCGTATCACTTTGTAAGGTTCAAATAAAGAAAAGGAAAAGATCATGACCATCACTTTGACCGGAAAAAATGCAATCGAGTATATCAAGGCTGTCATTCGGCCACGGATGGACGAAAACATCCCCGGTTTGATGATTTTCGGAAACGAGGTTGACGGGGATGGCGTGGAAAATGCCACCCTTGGGCATGCCATCGATGCTGCCGACGAGGACGGCAGCTTGGTTTCTTACGGCTTAACGGAAAAAACCACCAATGCGGAATTTTTCACGATGGCCGAAACCGCAGCAGGTTCTTTTAGACTCGAAAAAATCGAAAAAGGAATCGCTAGCGTGACTTGGGATGCTGATCAAATAGATTGGCAGGAAATTATTCCACCAATGTTCCGGGGTCATGAAGAAGAAATAAAAGGATTGGCGGAACAATGCTACCAAAAATGGATGAAAGAGGATGAAGGAGTCTGAGTTTATCGCTATTCACAAAGACTGACAGAGGAATAAACTCCTCTGTCAGTCTTTTTTTATTTGCATTCTTTAGGGGAATTGTACCTACAGGATAAATGTCAAAAAAATTCCTGAATTTAATTGTATTTTTGGAACGGAACTTACGTATCACTTTGTCAGAAGCAATTTACTAAGGTTTAAACAATAGGAGTGCCCATGCTGGTTTCAAAAGATTATTACACCTGTGATGATGCTATGGTAGTAACCATAGAAGGAGTTTTTGAAGGCAAGGAAGCAGAATGGGATGGCTGCACTTCCCATACTGATAAGAGAATCGAATGGGAACAAGAGCCAGAAGATGGCTGGGTTTACAAAGATTTTAGTTTTCGAGCGAATTAGGAGCCTTGACGAATAAGGTTCAACCAACGAAAAGGAAAAGGAAAAGATCAATGAAAATTATCAGCAGTCATTTAACACGAGCATCTGCCCGTAATTCAGCAAAACGGGGCCAAAGGGTAATCAAGGCCGGGTTTTTCTCAAATGGATCATTCGGACTATTCAGTCCCGGCAATCATCATGGTGGTTTGGTTTTGATTCATGTTTGGCATGTTGTTTCAAACTAAGGTTCAATAAAAAGGAGTTATGAACATGAAAGATTACGCCGCCGTAGTGGTGGAAGTTATGGCCGGAGCTTCGGCTGGAGAGGGTTGGGATGCCAACCGCTCATTCTGGGCCGATGAAGATGGGGCATGGGATGGCCTACAGGTTGGGGAACATGTGATGGTGGATGGGGAGTTATATGTAAAATACGGGGAGTGGGAGGAATACTCCTGTGGGGTCGATTGTTGTGGTTGGGCCAATTTTGGCCTAGCTAAAGTCACTTTCAAGTGACTCAATCCACTTCTTGGGATTTCAAAAAGTTAAAAAGAGGAATTCGCAATGATCAAGGGATTGGCTTATACATGCGCTCCGATTCTTGGCCTTAAAGAAGCCAAGGATCGGAAGAAAGTGCTAGATGATTATCGAAAACTGGGACAGGAGGAGGCCGAGTTGCTCCTGACCCAGCGTCTTGATGATTTGGAATATATTGATCTTGGCAACAACGAGGGGTTGCCTGCCGATGATTGGATGATTGCTCAGATCGGCGGTGGTGACGGCAAGGTTGTCTTGCACCCTTATACATACAATGAGGAAAGTCCAATGATGGACGATTACCTAAAGCCTGAAAAAAGCTACACCACCCAAGGCGACCCCGTTTGGGTATGCAAAGGTTTTGCCTTGGAGATCCACGAGGCAGAACTAAGGCGCATTCACCCGTGGTTGAAAGCAATCAATATCATCAAATAGCAGGAGGGGGCTTCGGCCCCCTCTTTTTTTTTGGCAATTTTAGCTCCTTTCAATAATATTGATCCATAGATACATGCTGTACTTTCAACGATCCTCCTGCTTTGCCCGCACACAGTACCTCAGATGGAAAAAGTTGTTGCCAGTAGGGTGCAAATCCATGCCAAATTCCTGCAATCCGTAAAGTTTATACACATAGGTCTTGGCATCAGTTCGCTCCAGTTCTGCCTTGATTTGTTCAAGATTGCCAAACTTACTTGTCGTGCATTGAGCCGGTTGACCATCCTCATCCATGAATGTTGCTTCTTGGACAATACGAAACTTAGCGTCAATCAGCGACAACGGTAACTCTTGTTTGGACTGAATGGTTTTTTGAGCCGCCAGAAACGCTCTTTGCTCGATGTTTGTTGTTTCACTCATATTGCAACATCCTCTTTGGTTTCGCTAAAATTTTTAAACCTTATAAACTGTACTATACCAGCAAGTACAGCCTTCAACAATTTTTTATCCTGTAGGTACAATTTGTCTAAAACTTCTGAAAGTTTTCGAGATACTCTAAATTATTTCGTGTTAGATTGTAGATAATTGCAATAACGAAATTAGGAGTATGTCCATGAGAAATTTTAGTGAATGGCTAAGTGATTTTTCAGAAGTAAGTGATATTAAAATATGTGAATCCAGTTTAACCCGCATGATGTCCCTTCAGAATTCCCCTTGGTGCATCATTACAGCATACCGCAAGAAGAATTCTGACGGTACAGTTAGAAACAGAGATCAGAACATCGCTGCCAACAGGGTTCTTCGTGGAAAGTTGAACAGCATGAAGATGGGAGTACATCAGTTGATTGGGCATTGGCGTGAGTGTAAGGACAGCAATATTCCATACCCTCAATGTCCTGAAGAGATGAAAGTCGATGTAATTGAGCGGTCTTACTTTGTGGCGAAACCCCCAGAAGTGGAAATTGAAGATTTTGAAACGCTTATGCTTCAACTGTGCCGTGAATTTAACCAAGATGGAGTTTTGCTGAGTGATGGGCAATCCGTCAAGCTTGCCTATCCAAGCGGTGAAAAGGATGTAATTGGCAGCAGCAATATGGCATTGAACAAGGTTGCTCAGGCTTATAGTCAGCACATCATGAAGCAGAATGTTCCATTTGTGTTTGAAGGGTTTCAACAATTTCATGGGAATGCTGCACGGCAAGGTTCTTCCAAGAGCGGGCTAACCCTTCCACCCTTGGATGAGAACTTTGTTGTCCTTGCCGCAAAACAATTAAACTAGCATTTATAAATTCTTAAATCCTTAAACCAGCGGGAGTTATGACTCTCGTTGGTTTTTTTTTGGAATTTAATTGTATTTTTCAAACAAAACTTCCTGTAGCACTATAGGTTCCATTACTTTGGAGGAAGTTTCCATGAAATGTCAATGGTGCGTAAAGGCTCCCGCCGAAAAGGCCGCTGGCGAGTTGTCTGTTTGTAGCAATTGTTACAAGAACATTCAACAGTACCACAAATGTAATGTTTGTGGTTGTGAGATTGATGCAGACCTTGCGAGGTTTCGTCGCAAGCGTTTTGAAACTGGCACTTGCCTGAGCGCAAGTTGCTCCCGCAAGGAATTGATTGCGAGGGGCAGCGTTTGTTGCGAGCGGGCGAAGTTGCGTAACTGCTCCTGCGCTCGTAGTTTAGAGTGTGATCGGCATGGCATCCGTTGTACCGGAACCCACAACTAAGGAGTATTCAATGAACCTGCAAATTTCCAATCGAAAGTTAGCTGTTGCTCGTAAGTCTCAAATTTTGGCTTTGGCCAAGGCTGGCAAGCCTCGTCCCAACAGCAAGGATTCCGCCCTAGGAAAGGCATTGAGGAAATACATCACCAATGGCAGCACCAGCTATGATGGTGAATTCAAGAAAGAAGTTTTGCGGGTTGCCCCAGAGGGATGGTTCCGCAACGAGGCGGAAAAAAAGAAGGCGAAGCTGGTTAAGATGGCTAAGGCTGGAAAGCCTCGTCCAAGCTTTTCCACTTCTTTGGGTAAGGCATTGAAGTTTTACACTTCCCATTCCCATACCGCTTACTGTAAAGAAACCACCTTGGAGTTGTTATCAATAGCTCCACATTGGTTTCGACGGGCAGTAATTTGATGCAAGTCCTTTTATTGTAAGGACTTAAAAATTACAATAAATTACTGAATTTAATTGTATTTTTCAAACGAAACTTCCAGTATCACTTTGGAGAGACAGTTTTAACCAGTAAGGAGACTGCAATGTCTGACTACACATCTGCCCCAGCATGTCAACTCCTCGCAACGCATTGCTGCGTTTGCGGGCGACCCCTAGTTGACGCAATTAGCGTCAGCTTGGGTATCGGCCCTGAGTGCAGGGGCGGGGCCAATGGCGGGATCACTTCCGAGCAGCAGGAAGCTGCAAACAAAATCACCTTCCTTGCTGCAATTGCAGCGCAGGAGGGGAAGATTGAGGAGGTGCGGGGTCATGCCGATGCCTTGCGGGTGCTGGGACTCAGCGTTTTGGCAGAAAAGGTGGCCGAGAGGTTCACCAAAGCCGAAAGGCAGGCCAAAATCTCCATCGTTGAGGATGGCGATATCCTCAAGGTGGACACCCCTTTCCGCCGTGGCGATAAGGATGCCTTTATTGCGGCATGGAGGGGCATTCCCGGTCGCCGTTACAAGAACGGGGCCAACTTGATCCCCAAGTCTGAAAAGCAGGCCTTGTATGGCCTGCTCCAGCAGTTCTTCCCCGGCCAGTATGCTGTGGGGCCGAAGGGGGTTTTCCGAATTCCCAAGCCAGAAGTCGAGGCCTAAGCCTCACTCAGCCCCCTAGGCAACTAGGGGGCTTTTTTATTTGTGCAGGACATTTTTTTTAACATGGGAGGTCAATTATGGCTAAGAAATACAAGTTGATCTGCAAGCTGACCCGTCCTGTTGTAACGAACGAGGGCGATTTCATACCTGCTGGCACCCCTTGTGAGGTGCTGCGTTGGGATAAAACAGAAAACGGTAAGATCGAGGTCCGCACCAAGGCGTATATGTACGCTGACGATCTTGGCGAGGATCGTAATGGGCCTGTTCCCGTTGTAAACACGGGATTGATCATAGCGGTCGATCCGATTGACCTTGAGTACAAGGATTCTTTTTCAATCAATTCTGTGGAGTAACTGAGATGAAAATGAAAGTCGATGCTGACAAGGTTATTGATCTTTACCCCTTTCCGCCGTGGCGATAAGGATGCCTTCATTGCTGCGTGGAGAGGAATTCCCGGTCGCCGTTACAAGAACGGGGCCAACTTGATCCCTAGAACTGAGAAGCAGGCCTTGTATGGCCTGCTCCAGCAATTCTTCCCCGGCCAGTATGCTGTGGGGCCGAAAGGGGTTTTCCGAATTCCCAAGCCGGAATAAATTCCAAAATATTCCTGAATTTAATTGTATTTTTGAAACGGAACTTCCGTATCACTATGAAGGGAGCCACTAGAGAGCTACCTTCAAGGACACCTTGGAGCAACTGAGATGAAAATGAAAGTTGATGCCAGCAAGGTTATTGATCTTTTGGTTGCTGCCTACAGGGAGCGACTTGAGGACGATGGCGATCTTGTTGCCGATGAGTTGGGCGAAAACTGGCCCAACGAGATCGAGCGGGTCGAATATGATCCCGCAAAAGACGAAATCAAATTCATCCCATCTGAGGAAGGACTTGAAACCCTTCCCCAATCCTTTGTTCGCCAACTCAAGGAGATTTGATATGAAATTGCGAATTGGAAGTGCTTCCCCTTGGGGCAGAATTCACCATCTAAAGGAAGTTGCGGAGGGCATATTGAAGGCTTCAACGGCATCTCACGGGGGGATTAAGCTTTCCTCCGGCCGGAATCGTCAAATGCCCGCAGCATTCAAGGTTGCGGGAGGGTGGTACGAGGAGGATTGCGAGGCATCGAAGGTTATCGCAGTTTTTCATGAACACTTCGACCCAAAGGAGGTGGATTATGCGGTTGGAGGCCTCAAGAATTGGTATCCAGTTGAGTACGAACTGTGGTCCGGCAACAAAGTTGCCTTGGAGGAATCGCTTGTTCTTCAGGAGAAACGATTCCTTGAAGTAAACTATGACAAGTTTCTTGTGTGTGCTGCTTGGGGAGACTGGCGGACGAATGTTCCCAAGGGCATGGTTGGGGTGCAGGCCCGCCTGAATAATGCGACTGGAACTGATAAGTATTTCTTGGTGCCAGCCGAAGAGTACGCCAACAGGCAGCACCAGTTTGTGATCGACATAGATCGTCACAAAGAAATAGATTCTATCTGAAGATAGATTCTGCCAGAGATATGCCAGAGGGATGCAACAGCATCCCTCTTTTTTTTGTCCAGAATTTAGACTGATTGTACCTACAGGCCCCCTTGCGGGAAAGTAAGGAAAATATTTTAAAAAATTCTGCAATTTAATTGTATTTTTAAAACGGAACTTCCTGTAAAGCTTTGTCAGAAGTAATCTAAAGGAGTAACCCATGCGTCAAGCATTGTTTTTGCTGGCAGATGAGATCAGCAAGGCTGTTCTCAAGCAGTCTTACAAGAACATCCCTGACCAGATCAAGGCTGGGATGTTATTGCATGAGCAGAAACCATTTTACAACAAGAATGTGGGTCTGACCCACCTTGTTGTTGTGGCTATCCTGCACCAAATTTTTCATGAAAGGGGTGTAAAGTACAAATCTAGTGAGGTGCTGGAATTACCAGCAGTCAGGAACGCCTTGCTGGTAAAACATACCTTCAAGACTGCTGAAGGTAAACTGTTTTTTGCGGGCGGGATGTCTACCTTCACCCCTGACCCCATTGATGCACTTGCTGGAAACATATTGAATTTTTTCGTGGAGAATGGTTGCCATAACTGTGGTTATGGCACCATCAAGACCGAGGATGACTTGGTTTGTCCCGTCTGTCTTGATGGAGAAGTCCGCAAGAAAATGTTGGCAGTATATGGGTCTTCTTTTGCTGATGAATCTTGGCATATCCTGAGTGAAGCGATTGGTCCAGATTGTAGCGAGATGCTTCTGGATTTATCATCTTTCACTCACAAGTATCAAACAAGTAAGCACTTTCTGAAAGCGGTGACAGCTTTGATGTTCAAGGATGAGGATCACGATGTTGATCCTCAATCTGAGGGGCTGTTGGAAGAAGAGTTTGGCACTTTCATCAGCGCCGATCTTGAAAAGCTTCTTGACATTCCTTTCCCGATGGGGACCGCCAAGCAAATCCTCGAGCAGGTGGACGAGTCGTACGACGATGACTTGGGTTTTAAAGGCAACGACGAATAATTTTTCTAAACGCAAGAAAAGGAGTGCAACCATGAGTTCAAGTGAAGTTGTTGACAAAGTCGTCAAAAGGATGCAATGGCAAGAAGATCGGCAGATGATGTCGATTCTTGATGCAATCACGGAAGGAACCGTGAGAGGTATCAGAGAAAGCCTGAAGGTTACTGTTGAGGAACAGACCGCTGGAGCGGTTCAGGCATTTGTCTCTGACACTAGTGTGCGTCTCATTGATGTGGCAACTTCTTGGACTAACGAGCAGTCCAAGAAGTTGATTGTATTTCCTGTTGGCACACGCTATGTGCAGAGGGATGATAAGAGTACCAACATCGTCATTGAGGAAGCGCCTCGTTGCAGACGGGTCGCTTTCAATGACCGAAATGGTGATGTCAAGCATTATTATGTTTCCTTGCCATACATCCAGTATGTCATCACCTTTAGTAAACACGGGCGTGGTGAAAAGTTTCGGCAGATGAAAATCAGTTGTAGCAAGCAACCAATCGATTCATTGACATCGATTGTTTATGATCTTCCTTTGCCGAACATGGGTTATGGAAACCGCTTTGGTGTATGTACTGGAGGCAGTTCAAGTGGCATGGAATTGCCTGAAGGGAGCGATGCTTTCACCGAGAAGTGTGAAACGCTGATCACTAGTTTTTGGAGCAGCGAGTTCAACACCGATCTCAGTTCCAATTTGGTGAGCTTCTTTCAGAAGAATTTTGGCTACGATACTCTGGAGGGGCAGCACCCTATTCAGCGTATTCACAATTGCTTCAGCAATTGGGCAGAGGTTTCCAAGCAGCACCCAATGTGGTCTTTGGGTGCTGATGTGAAATTGCCACAGGAGGCAGGGTGGCAGCTTGGTAGGCTCATCGATAGCGACTTGACCAGTCGTGGCAGCAAGGCAGCGATGACTCGCAACCTGAAACAACAGGTTACCGAGGGGTTGTTTGCCTTGTCTACTAATGCTGTCGATGCCATGCGGACTCTTTCCATCGAGGAACAGGGTCAGCTTTTGGCCAACAAGCAGAAGTTGGCTGAGTGTTATCGTAGCAATCTTCATTCCGCCTATTCGGTTCTTGAAGCCGAGACTATGGCTGGCTTTGAGGAATTCAAGTTGAAGGAGTTGGAGAAGGTTCAACAGGATCGTCGCAAGGTCGATGAGATGGTGCGAAAGATCGCTGAGGACCGTCAGAAGTTTGATTTAGAGATGCTCAAGACCAAGATTGAGCTTTCTGCTGTCCACAAATTTTTGGAGGCTGAAAAGGTCAAGGTTGCGCTAATACAGGCGCAGGCAGAGGAGATCATTGCTCGTGGTGTTGTTGCTATTGAGCCTGTAGTCAAGCGTGGTCGTGGTCGGCCTCGCAAGGAAAAGCCTCCTGTTCCTCTGGGACCGGATGGCCAACCCATCAATCGGGGTCGTGGTCGGCCCCGCAAGACCCCGATTGTTCTTCGTCACGCATCACTTATGAGGAGCTAAGATGATTAATTTTCCCGTGTTCCTGAATATTCCCGGCACCAAGCTGCCTGAAACCGGAATCTACTATGTGGTTGCCAAGGACGGCATCTACATGAGGACAGACAGGAACTTTGGAAGTGCATTGGTCAAGGTTGAAGAAATTCCTCACCTTGCTGCTGCTCCCACTCAAGCAAGTTTCAACCTTCCCAAGATTCCAGCAACGATCATTGGGCAGGCATTGATGTTCTTCCGTGAAGTGTTCGTTGAGTACAAAACGGAGAGCTATTTGACCCTTCTGTATTCCAAGAAATTGGGTCAGTATCGTCTGTGGTGCCCCAAACAGGAAGTCAGCTACAGTTCTGTCAGCTATGACAGAACTGACAGCGTTCCTGTCGAGGAGCGGAATTACATGGGTAGCGATGGTCCCGGCTGGCAAAATGTGGGGACTATTCACTCCCATTGTGACTTCTCAGCTTTCCACAGCGGTACGGATGAGTTTGATGAATCCACCTTTGATGGAATTCACATCACCCTTGGCCATGTGAACCGCAATGATTTCAGCATTGTGGCTAGCATTGCCATCAACGACAACCGCTTCCCGAAGGCGATTGCCGATGTGTGTGATGGTGTGCCCAACACTTCTTCCGAAGTTGTTGAGGAAGAGGGAGATGGTCCATTCAAAGGTCAGATATTCAAGCGTCAAGAGTTGTACCACCGTCTTGCGCTGAACGACGAGCAGCAGGCATGGTTGGAAAACGAATTGGAGATAACCATCCGAAATGAATGGTTGCCCAAGGTCACTAGAAAGATCTCGAGACACCCCAAGGGAATTAGTCGCCTTGGACTGAGCGTGGAAGAGGTAGAGTGTGAGGAGTTCGAGTTCGATGGACTGGAGCAGGGCTTGTTCCCTGACTCCGGTCCAAGGATCGAAGATGGAATATATGTTGATGAAGATGAGATATCATTTGATCCTACTGAACGGCAACTCCGTAGTTTTGGATATCGTCGTGATGAACATGGTTTCAAGTATCGGCATGAAGGTGATTAGTTCGGAAAATATTTTTTGAGTTAATTGTATTTTTGAAACGAAACTTCCTGTAGTCCTTTGTGGAGGTGTTAATGGCAAACAACATCAAGGTGATTGGTGCTGGTGGCATAGGACTGTGCGTGTTGCCGGTCCTATGCCGGTTTTTAAACTTCGAGGACGAGACTTTTCCCGAACCTGTTCTCACCGTGGTTGACGGCGACCAGTACGAGGAGAATAATCGTGCTCGTCAAGAGTTCGAGGATTGTGGCCCCAAGTCAACCATCACGGTTGAGAGGTTGAGGGGTCAATTTCCTCGAATTGAGTTTAGAGACAAGTCCGAGTTCGTTGATGATGCGAATGTCGGATTGATTGTCCGTGAAGGAGATGTGGTTTTACTCTGTGTGGACAACCACAAGAGTAGGAAGATCGTGAGTGATCGTGCTTGTCAGTTGCGCAATGTCACCGTGATTAGTGGTGGTAATGACCGGACTGACGGCAATGTGCTCATCCACATTCGTCGTGGCGGGGTTGACTTGACCCCGCCATTGGCGAGTCACTACCATCCCGAGATCAGTAATCCTACTGATCTCCATCCTCATGAGCACAATCAGCCGGGGAGTTGTTCCCGGCTTGCTGAGGAAGTTCCTCAGTTGGTGATCATGAATAATCTAATCGCTGCAAAAATGCTTGCAGCTTTTTACACTCTCACCGATCCCGTGTTATATTCGGAACAGGTGGAAAAAAAACCGCATCGATATGCGGAGGTGCTGTGTGATCTCAGCACTTTGACTAGTGTAGTTCGTGACCGGCATGTAAAAAGAGGAGCATGAAAATGAGCGACCAAAATCAGAACCCCACCAATGGTTTTGCCAACAGCCCTGATGCCCAGAGTGTCGATGTTCTAGGTGTGTTGAGCGGGTTACAGGCAAGCAACTGCAAGGTTGTTCACGGTGCTGCCGAGGGCATCCACCCAGTTGCCCTAAATAGCGTGAGTGCTGTTCGTGGGACATTTTCGGTGGCATACAACATCCCCGCTGACGCTTTGTCCTTTGTGGATGGAGTTTCGGTTGCGGAAGATTACATCCTCCAGCCTAACGAAACGCTGGAGTTCATCAAGCAGGCGGGCGTGAAGGGTTAATCGCCCTTCGCCCGTTCTCTCTGCCCCCGCAAGGCCCACAAAGCCTTGCGGGGGTTTTTTATGTCGGGACCAAACTGCAAGCCTCAGAAAAATTCTAGAAAAAAATTGAATTTAATTGTATTTTTGAAACAGAACTTCCTTATCACTTTGTATAGAGTTAAACAAAAGGAGGTGAGCCATGACCAGTTCAGATCGCACTCCCAGCTACATTATCAAGGCTGTCCGTGCAGGGGCCAAAAAGGACAAAATTCTCGCCACCTATGCCGATGGGAGCACCGTGCTAGTGGTCAAGTCGGGAGGCAGCAAGTATGACCGGTTGGCAATTTACGGTCTATGTTCTAGGTGTCCTGAGTGGATTACAGGCACGGGCAAGAAAGGCTACTACTTCTGCCGCCTTGGGCCGAGCAGGAGCGTCAAGCTCCTTGATGGCGGGTTCAGTTGGAGTTACCCCAAGCCCGGTAAATTCGAGGGCTACCCGCTGGTCGGCTTGGTCACCATCGAAGATACCGCAGAATAGATACCGATGTACGCTAAACAAGGGAGCAACACCATGACCATTGCATTCAACTCTTTCGTGCGTCGTCAGACGGCAGAATCTCCTTTCTCTCACTTCTCTCGTTGGACTTTGTCCGATGAGAAGGTTTTAGAAATGGTCCAAGCCAACTTGGAAAAGGCCAAGAAGGGCTACAGGGACGGGGTGATTTTGGTCCCTGTGGCCCCTGAAGGGTTCTTCTCCAGCGTCATCCAGCTTCAAGCTGGTGACAAGCTGCATGGCGAGTTCAAAGCCCGCCGTGATGGGGAAGAGCCCCGCAAAACTCTCCACGCCAATGGGCAGAAGATCGCTGCCCAGAGTGTGGATGTTGTCCTCTACAGCAAAGAGGTGCTGGCTGAGGGCAAGGAAAACAGCACGGATGCTGATTGGGAAATAGTCAGCTTCAATGCTAGTCCAGAAGTTGGTGAGATGCCGATCCAACCTGACACATTAATCGCTAACCACTTCCAGTTAAGTGGTGGAACGGCGACGAACATGAGTGACTCCGAATTCGTGGAGGCTCTCAAACAGTCTGTCCTGTATTGGAAGGACAAGGCTTTGGTTGGTTGATTTCAACAAGGAGGAAATCTGATGCTTCACCGCATGGATAATGGTGACATTTTGAATGTCAGTCACATCGTTAGCATCACCTTGAGTGGCGACTTCACAGTAGTTGCCTTGGTCAACTCTCAAGAGTTTCATTACCGTGGCGACATTCGCAGCAAGTTGTTGATGGACTTCAACATCGTTCTAACCTCTCATGACAAAAGGAGTCAAATATGAAAATTGCACATGTGAGCTTCTCCAACTGGGGAGGCGTGGTGGAAGCCATGCTTATCCCCAAGGATGAGGAGGCAAGGGTCAAGTGGGTACGAATCCCCACAAAGCGGGTCAAGCACCCACACCGCAAGGCTCTGCGTTGGCTTGCGGCAAACCACCCACAGGCTAGCCATAGTTACCATGTGGAAACAGGTGCGTGTGGCCCCTGCGAGTACAACTGAGAAAAGGTGGAGATTTTTGTTGATTTATCGTCCCAGATCGTGTTAAGGTAAGTTTGTCGCAGGGTGTCTGGGGGGTTGTAACTAAACCCCTGTTGTAGTTGTGAGGTTTTTTCTTTTCCCTCTTACGATAAAAGCCTATAGGGATAAGCTCCTCCCTATCACCAGATATACATGGAAAAGCTTTTATACCAACTGAATCAGAACAGGAATCGGTTCTGATGCTACAACAACAGCCCCTGCAACCTTTTTTTCACCAAAAGTCAAAAAACTTTTGCGTGTAATTGTATTTAAGTCACAAAACTTCCGATTAGACATTAGGCAACCTGCACTTTGCAAGTTGCCTAATGTCTAATTTTAATCTTAAGGAGTTTCTCATGAATTGGATCAATGATGTTTTTTCCGTTCTAAGCGCACGAAATGCACCTATCAATAAGAAAGTCAAAAAGCCCGTGCCGACCAACAGTATCCTGACTCTGTATCCTTACAAGTCTTATGGCACTTGGGTGTTTGATGACGCTGCTACAGGACTTGTCCGAGAAGCTTTTGTTCAAGGCATCCCAGAAATTCTAGAGAAAGCTCTTGAAGATGCTGGCATACCTCTAGACGAGGCAGAAGATGGTTGCAGCCTAGTGTTCAGCAAAAATAAGTTCCCAGATGCTACTGTCGTGCTTACACGCCTTGAAGGTGACAAGTTTAACAAGAGCTATGAGGGTAACTGGTACGAATCTCAAGATGGACTGAAGGGGTGGTTGTGCCCCGCTCTGTTCTGTTACTTCCAAGAGGCCCCTGAGAAAATCTACTGCAAAGTAGGTTGCAAGCCCAAGAAAAAGTAATTAATTTAATTTTCAGAACCCACAGAAATGTTCTGTGGGTTCTTTTTTCACAGTTCAACCAAATAGGAGACGCAAATGAGCACAAGAGCCACTTACGAATTCAAAGACAAAAAAGCGCCAACCTTTTGTGTTTATATCCATCACGATGGGTATCCAGATGGTGCTGCTGCATACTTCTACAACACCCTCATCAACCCCAGCAAAGGAAACTTTGCAACGCAATTTATTCGGTGCAATGAAGGCGCAGAACTAACCAAGAATCACGCACAGCACGGCGATACGGAGTATCAATACACAATCAAAGGCAGCGGTCCAGAAGCGCATGTAAGTTGCTTTGACATTCGCCGTGATAATTTTTGTTGGATAGACGGCAGGGATTTGTGTCCCCTTTGGGAGTTCATCAACAAAAATAGCAAATTAATTGCTGATTTTAAGCCATTTAAGTTGGTGCAGTTGCAATACAACCAACAGTTCTTGAATGAAACTACGGCTCAAAATATGCTGAAATCACCCGTGCATCACCTAAAATGCTGGGAAGGCAGGCACGAAGGCTGTGCAAACTGGAACACTTGCGTCCAAGATGTTCGTGTCTTGGTGCAGGCTTTTCCAGAACTTTACTCGCCCGATTTCTCCAAATATGGAATCACCTTAGAACAAGTGGCCTAAAGTCCGGCAATTTTAGGTCATTTGCTAACCCAGATTGCGCAGCTTAACATATCTTGCTGCGTGGTCTGGGTTTTTTTGTAAAAATCAAATTTCTTTGACTTTAATTGTATTTTTGAAACAAAACTTCCTGTAGGACTTTGACGGTGTGAAAATTTTAAACACCCTGCCCGTATACAGGGTGTAACATCCCAACAAGGAGCTTTTCTATGTCAGCATACCTCATGATCCAGAATCCCGGTGTGGCACCTAGCGAGGCCTTCACATTACTTGGAGCCAGCACGAAGCGTGGCTCTGACAGTAATGCAACTATTGGAAAGTTTGGAACCGGCAACAAGCAGGGAGTTGCCGTCTGTTTGAGGAACAACCTCAATCCAATTGTATTTTGTGGGAATCTGAAGCTCGAGTTTGGCACTCGAGTGCAGAATGTCCACGATGGATTGAAGAACACGGCTTTCAACCGTGTGGTGGTCAAGTTTGGCGGTAAGGATGCAAATGGCAGCACCCGAACCAGCACAGAAGATTTGGGGTTTGTGCTGGAACACGGAGCAACCGATTGGGGAGGTGTCGATCTCGCCCTGCGTGAGTTCGTGTCAAATTCACTTGACAGGGCCTACGAAGAAGATCAACACGCTTGGAATGTGGAATACACTTCCAAGTTGACAACGGAGGAGAGGGCGCAGGCAGAAATTCCTTACACTCGTGAGCGGGAGGCGTTCCTGAAATCTCTGAGGGGATTTCAGAGCCAGCAGCAATGCTACCACGATGTCAAGGTGGAGATCGTGAACGAGGCTCAAGTCCGAGCCAAGGCCGGTCACACTCGAGTCTTTGTGCCACTCACCGAAGAGGTGCTCAAGTTCCACACCAACTTGGGCAAGTGGTTCTTGCACTTTAGCGAACCGCAACTTCTTAACGAGGCAATTCTGCCAAAGTCCAATCGGAACTTCAAGGACAAAGGCACCGCTGTCATTTATCGTCGTGGTGTGCGAGTCCGTGAGATCGAACAGCATTCAGCCAAGCCGAGCCTTTTCGATTACAACCTTGAGAATCTCAAGCTTGACGAGAGTCGCAAGGTTGACGATTGGTATGTCCAGCACGAAGCTGCAAGGGCTTTTGCCAATGCTTCCAAGATTCAGCTTGGTGTGTTTTGGCAGGCAATGGCCGATGCCCAGAGGGTTTGGGAGCAGGAGTTCAGCGAGTACGGTCTTGAGGGTTTAAATGACCAGCAGAAGGCCGTGTGGTGCGAGAGCTTTGAGTCCACTCTGGGTGCCAACGCCGTGATCTCCACCGACGAGGGTGGTGAGCAGGCAGCAAGGAAGGGCTTCAAGGTAGTCAAGGCACCTACAGCCATCGTCCAAGCTGCCAGAAAACGAGGTGTGCGTACTCCTGAGACTGTCTTGACGCAAGATGAGCGGGAAGGACGGCAGGTGTACGACAGCACCCCTGACGCTGAGGCAGCAGTTGACTTTGCGTGGGGTCTTGTCGAGAAGTATGGCTTGCAGAATGGTCGCAAGCGTCCCATCGTCAAGACCTTCCGACAGGCGATGGAGGGTGGAAGCCAGTTGCTCGGCTACTACCGTGACGGCACCGTCTTTATCAATCAAGACATTGCCGGTAACGGTGCCCTTGTGACTGGTTGGCACGGGCTCAACCAGCAACTGCTTGCTACTGCTCTGGAAGAGGTGGCCCATCACGCTACTGGAGCAGTTGACTTCACACGGGATTTCCAAGACTTGCTCTTGAATATCACCGTGTACGCTGCCAAGGAACTGCTGATTCGCTGACCTTGGCATGATCCCGCCGTGGGGAATGTTCGCCCCAAGTCACGGCAACTTGGGGCTGGAGGCAACTTTCAATATTTTCCGTGTAATAGTGATTACTGTGTTGCTAAAAATCAAATGGAGATGCCATTACCATGATGTACGATTTTCCTCCTGCCTATGTGGTTTACGAAGACCTTAGACAATTTGAGGTCAGCTTTACCATAAAGAAACCACGCACCATCCGCAGCAAACAGGTGGTGAGTGCTTCCAGTTCGCAGAATGCCCGTGATGTGATTTACGCACAGTATGGGAAGGATAGTGTGACCAATATGTCTGTTCGTGAATTGAAGAATAAGGAGAATGCCGATGAATGATAGCGAAAAAAGAGTAACTATATTTGCGCTAACATCGTTGAAAGATTCTTTATCATCCCGTATTATAGATTATATGATAGGTGATGGAATACCAGGAGTACATGAAAATGATATAAATGGTGTTGCCGATATTATATCTGGTGCTATTTTGGCAGTTGAAGGGTGCTATTTTGGCAGTTGAAGGGAAGGATATATAATATGCAAAGACCCCCAAGGTGTAGTGCCTTGGGGGTCTTTGTGTCTCTTTCGCAAAAAGCGGGTGAAGAGATTTGAACTCTCAACATTCTGCGTGGAAGGCAGACGCTCTACCGTTGAGCTACACCCGCATTATCGTTAGGTGGTTTGCCAGTTGGGTTGAACCAAAGCATCTTGGTTGGCGACATGCCACCTTGGACAGCATTTTCAAGTGCTGTTCTTTGTGGCATTTTGTTGTCGAGTGCTTCAGCAGCATCGTTGTTAATCTTCTTAATTACTTCGATGTCCCACATGAATAACCTCCTCTTCATTAAATTAGTATTTATGTAATTTTTTTTAACTTTAATTGTATTTTTGACACGAAACTTCCTGTAGTCCTTTGAAGGGAGGTTTTTCAATGATCAAAAACCATGAGATAGGCACGGTTGAAACTCTGAGTGGAAAAATGGTTGTTATTTCGCACGAAGAGTTCGTGCGATTATGCGATGATCACGGGTTGGATGTCAAGACAGTCTTGACTGAATATGACAATGTACCTCTGAACTTTGGCTATGACAGCGTGTTTGGAGTAGACGCTGTAAAAACGCTGAATAAGGATGGTAAAGTCTATTCGGCAGCGACTATTGGCATTCAGCCTTGTGAGTTTGTCAGAATGCTCTACGAGGGCGAGAAATCTTTTCAAGAGTTTCTCGCAGAGCAGCACAAAAACGAAGGGACGATAGTTCCCGGCAGCGCCATATGGCAGAAATCTGCCAAGGACTATCACAACTACATTCTAGGTGTAAGTGGCGAAAATCGCCCCAACACCGATCTTGACCTGTTTTTCGCAGGAGCCTGAGTTCGATTCACGACCATCCCGGCGTATACCGGGGTGGTCTGTTTGTTTAATCAAAAGGAGCATCCGATGAACCTGAAACAACACCAACTGATTTGGCGCAAGAACTTTCGTGGACCAGTACCCTACAAGCGGGGTGAAACCTGCTTTTCAACGGTACGCAGCAAAGTGGCTGAAGGAATTGAATTCTTCATCCTGAATATCCCCAAGGATCATCCAGAATTTGAAACTTTGAACGAAGAGTTCAAAGTCATCCACAAAAATGATTGGGACGGCGACTACTTGGTGCCTTGCCAGTTCGTCCAGTTTGCCGAAGTAGCGGTGACCTCGCAAGGAGGGGAAACAAGTGAGTGATAGCATTAAAAGGATCAATATCCTTATGGATGTTTTTCCTGAATACAAGGAAGACCCAAGCGTACTGATTGAAGACTTCAAATGTTGGGTGGAGAAAAATAGAGAGGAATTGATCGAAGAAAAAACCGAAAGCATGGTGGATTTGATTTCTTTGAGTGGACAACTTCAATCAGTATGTGGCGATGAAGTTGTTAGGGTAATGTTGGGGTAAAATAATTCCTAAATATTACAATTGTATTTTTTGAACATAAATTCCTGTAAGACTATGGAGGAACTAAAAATGAAGATACTTCAAGCGTTCGTCTATAGGAACCTACACCAAGCCGGTGTGTGTTATTCAGTAAAGGATCGCAGCACCGGCAAGGTGGCCATGCACTCCAACAACTTGGTGGTGAGCAGGGCCAACTTCATAGTCCAAAAAGGCGGACAAGCAAAAGTTCGTCAATTGGGTCGAAAACAAGTTCATGCAGGGGTTGTTGGCGATTTGGTGGTTGACCCCATCGAGTTGGCCAAAGTCCTGCCCGAACTCCAAAGTGCCCCCAAAGCACAATATAACCCCTACCAGAACGATACCTTCGTGTCTGAGTCTAACGAACCGCTGACCAAGGCAGACTATGTGCTGCTTACTAGCGAAAATGGCAAGTCGTCTGTCCGTTACATCACAAAGGAGTAGTTCGATGAGCACCACACTTGAAAAAGAACCAAAAGCCAATCCCGTAAGGGACAAGGTTGTTTTTAATGTACTCAAGGCCTTGGGAACACCTCCCGGTTACTATCAGACAAAAGCCAGCAATGTCTTCGAGAATCGATGGAGAGTCGATGTATGGGTCACCATTGCCCAATCGATTCTCGGCACCATTGCCCAGTCTGTAATCACAGACAGTTTCTTTGTGGTTGCCGATGAGAACGGGAAGGTAGTTTCGCCAATAATCACCAATAAGTATGGAGAAAATCGATGAACAACTACAGGCATCAGTTGTTATTTGATAACGGTTTTGGAATAAGTATAATTTGCCATAGCTCAAGCTATGGAAATGAAAGTTGCCTGTTTGAGGTTGCTTTGTTGAAGGAGGGTGGACTTGTTTATCACGAGAATTTTCGGGATGTGCGGGGTTTTTTAGATTTCCACGCCGTTGCCCGGACGGTTGATGAGGTCAAGGCTTATAAATCCGACCTCATCGTCCAGAATCATCCTTGTTTTTGAAGTCATTTACTAAGGAGGCGACAAGATGAGCGAACAATATAGAGGTTTTTACTTCATTCACAAAACTGAGGTGAAGGACCTCACGAAAGAACAACTTTGGGAGGAGGTCGAGGAGTACGACCGGAGGTGTGAGGTCGCAGCAAGGAACGGCGAGGGAATTAGCTCGAAGGAGGGGGTGAGGAACCGACTCTGCCGTGCAGAATTGTATCAGCGCACTTGGGGAAATATCCCCTTCGAGCAGGTTCAAAATTTCTTTGAGCCAATTTCTTAATTACAACCTAGGAATCAGAAATGAAAGTATCATTAGACAATGGCAATACATGGGTAGAAGTAGAAAATTTAAAGGTTATTCAAAATATTGAAGACCCAACTGATTACGAAGATGAACCTTCCGAAGTGGAGTTGCATTTCAATTTCACTTCAGAAGGAGTGGTTACTGATGTTTGGATAAACGATATTTGTCAGGGTACTTCAAGTGAAGTTTATTTGACTATCGGAGACAATTTGGTCAACCACTAGTTTTTTTGATTGTACAGCCTAATAATTAAACAATCCCGGTGCGGGGACAATAGCAATCCAAGGTCGCACCACCTTGGTAGTATGGAGACTATATGAGCAATCGAGTTGGACGACCCGACAAATTTGCACCAAAGCAAGTGAAACAATTGAAGCAGATCGTGTCAATATATGGTCTGCGCAAGGGCCGACAAGTTCTTAATCGACTTGGAATCCAAGTCAGCTTGCCGACTTTGAGCAAATACATCGGCAGCACTAGCTGTGGGAAACCTCTGGTTCTTAAGCGTGGTCGCCCAGTTAAAGTGGAGGCTTAATATGATCGAAGGAACTATAAACTATCCGCCCTACACTATTGCTTGGGCCAACACACAAGGGCGTATATTTCGCTCCTTTCCATTCCAAACTCCAGAAATGGCATTGGCTTGGGCAAAGGAAAAAGCAACAACCCACCTCAATATCCACAACCAACCGGTTTATATGATCACCCCTGATCACCAGTTCAAACCTGTCACCGCCCAACAGTTGGGGATTCCAAAACCAAGCAACGAACACGAGGACGATTGGAATGACGAAGATGAGGATGAGATGATGGAAACTGATATATAACTCTACCATCGAAAGGATTCGATATGGCCATATTTTCAGTCACATTCGGCATTGTCGTCATGATTGCAATCGTGGTCAATAACGCTTGCATGAAGGACGAAATATGAAACCACTCCTCGCTGCACTCTGTCTAGCCATGACAGGGTGCAGATGCTGCCAACACCACGAAAAACCCAAATACAAGCACAAGCTTGTTTCGGGACTTGAATCGGGCACCAAACTGTACCCCGAAGGGTTTGGGCCAAACCAATACACCAAAAACCACGCACCAAGCCCTTTTGAGTGCTTGGATATTAAAGGCAAACTAGAGTACATCATTGAGTGGTAGATAGTATTCTACCCTGTAGAGTATTCTACCCTGTAGAGTATTCTACAGCAAACCATATCTCCACTACACATCCCAACAAGGAGCCTCAAATGCTCAATATTCGCTCATATATTGATCCAGAAGTCCAAATGAGGGTGCTGCAATGTGAAGACAAATTCATCGCAGAAACGGCCCTAGCGCAGCAAACTCTGACAGGCTATCAAACCATCAATAGTGAGCCCCAAGACACGGCAGAACTGGCAAAAATCTACCTGAAAGCCAAGCTGGTGGCCCTCAAGGAGCGTGAGGAGAAGTTCATCGAAAATCCAGCCGAACTTATGGAACACTTGTGCTTCAGCCACGACTGGACTTTCAAATTCAGCGATGGCCATTCCCAATGGGAGGCTGGCGACCGCACTCGCAAATTTATGGAAATGATCGTAAGGGAAATCGGACAACCTGCCCGTGAAATCTGGAAAAAATACGCACCTAGTGAAATCTTCCGGTGCCACATCTAACACCATTTAACACTACAGGAACAATCACATGAGCATTCCCGTAGGTCAAGATGTTCACAACCAAAACCCATCACAGGAAAGGTGGTTGGACCCGTCCACTAAAATCGTCAAAGACTCTGAAATTGACTGGAGTTTAGTCGAATGTTGCGGTTAGATAACTGCAAGCTTCAGAAAAATTCCAGAAAATAATTAAATCAATTGTATTTTTGACACGAAACTTCCTGTACCGCTTTGTACAGTTCAACTCAACAAGGAGCATAAATCATGGGACTGGACAGCATATGGATTGGCGAAAACAACGAGCGGGCTTTTGTGAACGCCGAACTCAACCTCTGCGGAGGCATGTTTTCAGACAGCGGCAACTCAAGCTTCAGAGGCAAGGTATACGACCTCCTTGTTTCAACAGCAACAGGGCAAACCCTCTACTCAGAGGATATACCCAACAATCTAGTTGTGCAGATGGCCGAAAAACTGGAAAACTGCACAATTTCCTCTGCACAGGTCATTGATCCTAACATCGTGGCACAAGAGCTTGAAGACCTCAAGCTTATGTTCAAGCTCCATGCCGAGGCCGGTCACAAGCTGGTCGGCTGGTGGTAAGGGGCTTGCTTGCCATTAGACAACTGCAAACCTCAGAGAAATTCTAGAAAATAATTGAATTTAATTGAAATTAATTGTATTTTTGAAACGGAACTTCCGTATCACTTTGTAGAGAGTTAAACAAAAGGAGATTCAAATGACCCAGATCAAGAACCTGACACCTCACGCAATTGTTTTGGTTCAAGGGGAAACCCAAGTTACCATCCAGCCGAGTGGGACCGTTGCCCGTGTATCTACGGTTGCGGGGAGCAAGCTTGAAAGTTCCCTGCCTGTAGAATTGTGGTCAGCCAGCACTTTGGGGGAGGTTGTGGACCTGCCTTCTCCCGAAGAAGGTGTGATTTTGCTGGTGTCCAGCCTTGTGGCTGGTGCAGCGAAGAGGGAGGATGTTTACAGTCCCGGCACCGGCCCCAACGATGGGGCTGTGCGGAACGAAAAAGGCCATGTTGTGGGTGTCACCCGCCTCGTGCGAAGCACTTAATTAAGGGGGCGACTCATGGTCAAAGAAATCGCCACGCTGGTCCTGATGCTCTTCACGGGCACAGGACCAAGTCCTAGTCTACATTACCCAAGCGAATCTGGGTCAATCGCTAGTCTCTAATTACAGCCAGAGAGGGCCACAGCCTTCTCTGGCTTTTTTTGCAATTTTTAGGACACTTTACCCACCCCAAACAAAAGGAGATTCAAATGAACCAGATCAAGAACCTGACACCTCATGCGATAACTTTGGTGCAAGGAGACACCCAAGTCACCATCCCGCCAAGCGGGACCGTGGCCCGTGTATCTACTTTTCCCGGCAGCTTGCTCGAAAGCTCCCTGCCTGTCGAAGTGTGGTCCCCTATCACTTTTGGGGAAGTGGTGGATCTGCCTCCCCCCGAAGAAGGGGTAATTTTACTGGTGTCCCACCTTGTGGCTAGTGCAGCCAAGAGGGCGGATGTTTACAGTCCCGCTTTAGCGTTTGCCCACTCCCGCCCCAACGATGGGACTGTGCGGGGGGAAAAAGGAGAGGTCGTGGGTGTCACCCGCCTCGTGCGAAGTAGCCAACAGCAACAACCCAAGGAGAATGGAATGAATAAGCTAGAAAACAGAGTGTTTAAGTATTCCCTCATCCAAAGAGGAATTAGTCTCCCACTAACCTCAAGTGAGTGGGAGAATTTGAGGAGAAGCTATGAAAGTGAACACCCGTATAGGGTTGATACGAGTTCCAGAACTTGGGGCTCCGGGGATTATGAGGAGACAACCCTTATTAGTAACATTTTCATTGATACTATTGATGGGGTTGAGTTAATTGCGACTCTCAGGTGTTTTTCAAAGGAAAAAATAGAGGATAGGATAAATAGGCAAGAGGCAGGATTTTAATTACCAAAATATTCCTGAATTAATTGTATTTTTGAAACGAAACTTCCGTATCACTATGAAGGGAGCCACTAGAGAGCAACCTTCAGGGATACCAAAGGAACAACAAAGAAAATGAAAATGTTAGAAAAAACTGTGTCAGATACTGTGTCAGATACTGCTTATTGGGCAGTATCTGAGTATCGAGGATACAAGAGCGTTCAAGAAATTGCTGAGATTGCAGAGTCCTGTGTGGGCGATGAGGTCTACGGCAAAACCTTTTCAGAGGAAGAGGCAAAAAAAGCCGGGGATATGGCTTTTGAACTTGTGTTTGAAATACACCCAGATTGGTAAGTTGTTTTGTGTCCTCAGCTAGAGACTGACAGAGGAATAAACTCCTCTGTCAGTCTTTTTTTTTGCATTCTTTAGGCTAATTGTACCTACAGGATAAATGTCAAATAAATTACTGAATTTAATTGTATTTTTCAAACGAAAGTTCCGTATCACTATAGAAGGAAGCCACTAGAGAGCAACCTTCAGGGATACCTTGGAGATTCAGAAATGACCACCGCTACCCTTGAGATGATTCAAGACGGCCTGAGTGGGCAAAAGGTCAGCGGGTATCACTACGAGCCGGTCCAGCCCGCAAATTGGGCTGACCTGCCCCAAGAGGAATACGGGTACGAGGCAACGGCGATGTACGAGTTCCCAATCGCCGTGGGCTTCCACGATGATGGGTACGACCGCTGGACCGACGACGATGGCACCTCTCACGCCAGTTGGGATGACTTCCCCTCTGATGTCCTCACGGGGCTGTACAAAAGCCGCAAGGAAGCTGAGGAGGACTTGGCGTGGGACATCCACAACACAGGCGCAAAAAACCTGTGGCTCATCGAGGGGTATCGCATGAGCGGGTGGCAACTGCGTACCTATGGTGCGCCACCAAACTGGCGCAGCGTCCCACACCGCTTGGTGAAGTGATCCAAAGGGGGCTTCGGCCCCCTCTTTTTTTTGGCAATTTTTTGGGATGTAGGTACAATTTGTCTAAAACTTCTTTAGATAACTTGTAACTACAGGATAAATGTCAAAAATATTCCTGAATTAATTGTATTTTTGAAACGGAACTTCCGTATCACTATGAAGGGAGCCAACAGAGTGCAACCTTCAAACGGCTAAAAGGAAACAACAACGATGGCTAGTCAGAACAACCGTTTCGGTATCGGTGGCGTGATTAAGTGTCTGGCGTGTGGGAAGAAGACACGGCAGACCGGCGACAACGATGGCACGGAGTTGTGCCATCGCTGCTTCCACGAGTGCCTCATGGAGAACGCACACGGCGATGGACACCATGAAGGTGCCTCGCATCCGAAGTGCCACATCTGCAAGGCTGTGGCGTGATTAAAGAGGAATGCCAGATGGCATTCCTCTTTTTTTGTATTTTTTTTGTACTCTTTAGGCTAATTGTACCTACAGGATAAATGTCAAAAATATTCCTGAATTAATTGTATTTTTGAAACGGAACTTCCGTATAACTATGAAGGGAGCCAACAGAGAGCAACCTTCAGGTCACTCGCAGGAGCAACCACATGACCCACAACAACATTCCCGGCCTCGCTGAGTTCCGGGCAGGGGTGTCCGCTGCAATGCGGGCAAGCGAGAGCGGCTTGCAACTGCAAGCGGCAATCGCCCGCAAGGGTAACGACCTTGCGGCTCTGGAGAAATACCTCGCAACCGCCAACCAGAAAGGTTGGGTAAAGGCGGCAGCGTTCATCGAAAGAATCATGATGGCATGAACAATCGGGGCTTCAGAAGCGAAGAAGAATAAAGGAGACAACCCATGTATACTTTCAAGAAGGCCCAAGAGTTTCTCGGCAAGCGTCAGCAAAAGAAGCTGGCGCACAACACCACCATCCGTATCGAAGACGGTCTGATCAAGATCAAGTACCACGCCACCGACATCGTCACCATCACGCATGACGATGTCTACACCCTGAACAATGGTGGTTGGTCAACCCCAACCACCAAGACCCGCATAAACAAGTTCAGCCCTGCCCGAATCTACCAGCAGGACTTCTGCTGGTACATCAAGGCGGGCGACAAGTCCCTGCCTTTCAACAACGGCTCTAAAGTAGATGTCAATGGTATCATACTACCTTGACCCGCACCTACTGAGATTCTCCCAGCCCGCCACCCAGAAAGTGGCGGGCCTTTTTTTGTTTCATAAACAATACAGATAAAAGTAGTTTACTATTATTGTTTGTCTGGAAAATATATAAGATAAAAATAGTTTAAATATATTTTTACAAAAAAAATAATTAAACAATTAATAATGAAAAAGTTTTAGACTATGGGATACCCCCCTACCCCCCTACCCGCTATGACTGTCTTCCTTTTGATTCACTCCTTAGCCCTTTTTTGGCCACGGGGATTGTTGCAAATTTTCGTCCCCAACAATTTATGAATTATCCCATATGGGCTGGAAAGTCAATCGGGGTGGCATCCTAAAAAAATGCGCCGGGAGGTTTTTTGATTTTGGAGGGAGGGTTTTTGGGTGGTTTGGGAGGCGAAAAGAAGATTGTTTGTTCCTAGAGCAATAGGGGAAGCTCCTGAAGCAATAGGGGAAGCTCCTAGAGCAATAGGGGAAGCTCCTGAAGCAATAGGGGAAGCTCCTGAAGCAATAGGGGAAGCTCCTGAAGCAATGGGGGAAGCTCCTGAAGCAATGGGGGAAGCTCCTGAAGCAATGGGGGGAAGCTCCTGAAGCAATGGGGGGAAGCTCCTGAAGCAATAGGGGAAGCTCCTGAATCAATGGGGGAAGCTCATCACTTTGGCAGGAAGACTCTTTTCATATGATCTAAATCTGTTTCAAAAGGGTTTTTGCTTGATCCCGGTATGTCCTTGATAACCTTTTCGAGACCTCCCTTGGAATCGACATTACGGAAGAACTCCAAATCCTTATCTGCTCTGCTTGTGCTTGGATAAACCGATCTGGCATCTATATTTCCAAATTGGTCCTTGGAGCTCCTGTTATAAGTTGGATCGTATCCAGAAGTTGTTGGCCTTAGAGCATCAAATGCTTGTCCTATCAAATCATTAGCTTTTTCGCTGGAATCCATTAAGAATTTACCTGCTTTTTTGATTGGATCTGTCAATCCAAAAAGTTCTAAAGCTTTCTTTACCAGCCATATAGCTGCATCTGCTGAAGATTTGACAACTGCTTGGAAAGCTGGCCAAAGGTATTCGGTGCCTATCCATTTGAATAATGTTCCTATCTTGTCAGCAAGTGGTGCCAAGAAAGGGAAAAGAGACCTGATTGCGTCAAAGCGGAAACCAAGGTATATGATGGCAGCAACGAATGTGATCAATCCCACTTTCTTGATGATACTCCAGATCATGGAGAGTGGTCCGCTGGGTTTCTCGATTTTAGCCTCGTCTTCCTTTGTAATTTTGGCGTTTTTGGCTTGAGGAGACTTGGAGAGCATCTTCATGGCCAAACTTGGCAGGAAGAAGAATTCGTTTAATTTCTGGCATTCAATATCAACTATCATTCTTTCCTGAATGCTCATGCTGTTGTAGAGGTTATTGAGAACTTTTTCCTCCAAGTCTTTGGATTCTTGGATGGACAATCCAGATTTTTTCAGGATGGACCTTTCTATTTCTTTGCAGCGATATTGATCAAGATTTAGCATGGTTATATCCTTTTCTTTATATATCGGATGGAAATAAAAAAGGTTGCAATTTAAATTAATTGTTGTTAAAAAGTGAATTATGCAAGAGCCTCTTACTTTACATGAAGAAATTGTCAAGAAGTTGCGCAATCGTTCAGAGATTGCTTTCAAGGATTATTTCTGTGGTATGGTTAGGAATAGTGGTACAGAGTGCATCGATGGATATTTGATTTATTTCCCTGTTGGTGACAGATTTCTTTGCAAAGACGATGTGGACAATGTTCCGGGTAGTGGGGCTAGTGGTTTTGTGGGAGGTCACGCCGAAGAGTTTACGGTATTTCATGACTGTAGTGATGTGGCTATTGCTTACAAGAGGTGTCGAGAATCTTATAATAGAGCGGGCATGATCCATCCTAGGGGTTACTGTTGCAGAGTGGACTGGCATATCAACAAGGGTTTCAAGATATTAAATTTCAGCGCATTTGGGGTGGATAATGGGATGTGACATTAATGGATTGGATTTCAGCGCATTTGTGGTGGAAAAAGGATTGGATTTCAGCGCATTTGGGGTGGAAAATGGGATGTGACATTAATATTCATCTGGAATATGTGGACAGCAGGGGTTCCTTAGAATATTTTGCAGAGATCAATCTTTTAAGGAACTATGATATGTTTGGGATTATGGCTGGTGTGCGTGGTGGAGATTCCCTTTATGATCCCAAGGGATTGCCTTCTGATCCATCTCACAGGGTGATTGAGTGCTGTACCTATTATGTTGCGGTAAATCCTCTTGATGCATCTCCAGAATCATCTGAGACAGAAATGCTTGCCACGGCCCGTTATTTTGGGAGTGGAAGATTGTACAATCCAGACCTTCATAACTTTTCTTGGCTTAGTCTTAAAGAATACAAGAATGTGCTCAAGGCATATTCCAAGAAGTATGGCAAGCCCAATGTTACTTGGGAATCTATTCTCATATCCATGAAGTTTTTTAAGAAGAGAGGATTCAAGCCTCGTCTGGTTTTCTGGTTTGAAGGCTAGTAAAGAGTCCAATTCCTTATTTTTTCCATTTTTTCTATCTTATCATCTAATGTGATAGCATCCACAGCGTGGTGGAAAAGTATGGTTTTCCTGTATTCTTCTTGTTTCTCTCCAGCGTGAATCTGCCATTTTTGTGGAATCAATTCATAGTTAATCTTATGTTTTTCCTCACGGATGAGGGATTGGTCGAAAAACGGATATCTCGCAATCATTTCAGGCATTCTGCCATCATATTCCTCCAGAATCTCATTCCATCTCTTGTGGATCATCTCATAGAAAGCGATAACTATATCTGATTTAGATTTTTTATACATGAGGACACCGGCGTTGAGTAGAGGGGTGTCATTTTCGGAGTATTCGTGTGGGTAGTAGATATCACGATCTTGTTCTTCCATGAAGCGTATCAATTTTTTCCATTCTTGTAGTCGATTGGGGAAGAATTGAACATCGCAATCGCTCCAGAAGATATATCGGTGGTGGGAATTACCTGATTGGACTGTCTTGAATACTTTGAGCATGTTTTCGAGTTTCATTTTGATGCAGTAGTTGTAGGTGTCGGATTTGAATTTGATTTCGGGTTTATATCCACGGGGAATTTGGTAGCTGATGTGCATGATGTTCTGTTTTTGCACACCTGCCTCTTGGAGGCTTGTTTTCCAGCTTTGTGTGAGTGTTCTGTAGTTGTCTGCTGCGCTTGATCCGAAGATGACTGAGTCCATTAAGAGTGGAATTCTTTTGATTTTGAGGTCTTTTCTATTGCTGAAGTAGAGCATGGCGACTCTTTCGTAGATGTATGCAGCGGTTCTGGAGGGGTCATCGACTTTGATTTTGAAGTCGTACCCATGTTTCTTGTGCATTTCTTGGAAGGTTTTTCTGAAGTTATTGACGAAGTCGATAAAGACTGTTTTGTGGCAGACGAAGTTGTTTGCCCAGAGTGTATCGTCGTTGGTGAGTGGTATTCCCATGATATTGGATAGGTCTTTCATGTAGGGTTCTATTGTTTGGTGGTAGGAGTATGTCCATTTGAGCCAATGGTTTTTGAAAAAGTCATGTGTTGGTGCTGCTGCTAGGACTGTGTCGGGTTTTAGGAGGTTCTTGATGGATTCTAGGTTTTCTAGTCCTATTAAGTCGTGGTATTTATCGTTGAAGTTATGGGTGAGAGTTCCGATATATTCTGGACAATTGCTGAATGTTTCAGGGTCTTGGAGGTAGAACCTGTTTTCAGCTATGTCGTTGGTGTTTGGGACGGGTAGATTTAGCTTGGACAGGTCTGTTTTTTCTAGGAATTCTAAGTCTGGAATCTTTTTGAGTGAATCTTCGTTATGTCCCAAGATGAATATTTTCATAGGGTATAATTTTCGTCCTTGTATAGAAAGTCTAGGCAACCTGCGAGTTGCAATCCGGGTTTTCCTTGGAATTTTGGTGGTTTGGTGTTGAGATTTTCATGCCACCAGTCTGGGTTGAGGATGTGTTCCATATATCCTTTGAGGCAGGCTTCGTGGGTGAAGATGCCGGGGCTTTGGATGTGGTTCCAGAGGTTTTTGATGATGAACTGTGCTGTATCGTGAAGGTCCACATCGATGAATATGGTGTGGAATGGTTTGATGTTATTGGGGAGTGTTTTTTCGATTAGTCCAGAGATGATGATGCATTGTTTTTCTACTTTGAACCATTTGAGGTTTTCTTGAACTTTCTTTATGGAGCAAGAGTATTGGTTCTTGGTGAATTCTGCGATGGATTGGAGTTCTGGGTCGTAGGTTTCGTAGGAGGCTTCATGAGGAAGTCCTGTGAATGAGTCGAAGATATAGTATTTTTTTTCTGTGAGTTGTGCTACTTTTGCAAGTTTGGCGCTCATGCCACCCTCGAAGCAACCGAATTCCGCAATATCGCCGGGGATGTGGTGTGTTTTTAGGATATGGTGTGAGATGTAGAGAGCATCATAGACATAGTGGGCGCAGGGCAGGGTTTTTTGGACGGTGTGGAAATAGCCTGCTAGAGATGTCCTGATGTTTTTTTTATCTGGACCTTTTTCGGTTGCTAGGTTGATGAATTCATATTCTGTCATTTTGATCCCCGAGAGTTATAGATAGTTTATTCAGGGGGAAATATGAAAAAGATCGACATTAATTACATACGGTATTTGAGTGGTGTGATCAGCGAGGCTGCTTACATGGGGGATGGTTTAGCAGCGCCAGCGGAGAAGTTTAACCTGACGAATCCTATGGTTGGCGGGATGAAGGTTGATCCCAAGAAGATGCACATGGATTTCCACAATTGGCTTCAGGTGCAGGACAAGAACGACTATGATCTTGCGCAACTGTTTGATGGGTTAGCTCACACGAAGATCATGGAAAAGTTTCTGGGCGAGTACAAGGTTCCTGAGAATTGGGCTGGTGGGCAATTCAAGGCTACGAAGGGAATGGGGAAGCAGCAGTATATTTCGTGATTAATGTAGAAAAAAATTTATTAGCGTATACCGCTAGAGAGTGTTTGAGTTTGGATTCTTTGAGAAAATAAATATGGAAAAATCAGCATTAAATTTCCGTGAATTCATGCGTTTAGACGAGATCATGGACATTGCGTCTGCTGACACGAGTGGAATTGTTTTGCAGCGCAGCGGAAACAGTTACATATACGATTTTGAACATAATGGAGAGAGTTACAAGGTTGAAATGGAGAATTCGGACTATCCATATGAAGACATGAAGGAATTCAACCCAACTTATGTCATTGCTTTTGAAGGTCCGAATGACATGGATTTGACTGGTACTGCTGGAATGTCAGCGACTATTATTTATCGTGCCATGTTATTGGCAATCAAGAAGCTTTTAGAGACTACTGAGGTCAACTCTTTGGAATTTGCACCTGCTGCTCCAAGGATGTTGCCGATGTACGACATATTTTACAGAAAGTACCTGCTGCCCGACCCTCCTAGAGGGCAAGGTTTTGTGCGTGTGAGGCAGACCCTTTATGTCAGGAGTTCGCATCTTGATGACAAGATGAATCAAAAAGCAACTGGAGACCAAGAAGTTTTCCGGCAAAATATGGCAAGTGCAGATAAAAAGGTAAGGGCTAGAATTGATGATATGGATGACATCAGAAAGAAAAAGAGATTTATAGACAAGATTAACAATCCTGTAGATTCTGGGTTCTATTATTGGATAACTTTAAAAATCGGTACTCCTAATTTACAAGGTGATAAATCCAATCATCCTGTATTGATTGCTGTGAACCACAACAAGACAGACCGCTGGGCTTATGATGACAGCATCAGGCAACAAGGAATTTATTTGCGTGATAATAACGGGAAATTCATCGCAATCATGATTAATCGACCCATGAGTCTTGCTTGGATTAAGGACTTCGTGCGTCCTGCGACAGAAGAGGAAATTCGTAGTGTGAAAGCGATGCCAAGATCCTAGTTATTTCTTAAAAAGTAGCAGCGACCAGAAATCGCTGCTACTTTAATTTAATTTCAAATTAGGCAACAAACTTCATGGGACAAAGCTTGCAATCCATCTTCTTCATCTTGCCAAACTCCTCCATGTTGTCAGCAACCTTTTTGCCACAAGAGAGACACATCACGGCATCGCCATGAGGAACCCATCCTTTAGCGATCTGAGCTTTAATCTGGTCGTCTGTAATCGTGTCAGGCTTCGCCTTAGCGACAGTTGCCAACTCGTCACGAATCAATTCCTTGTGCTTTGTAAAAATTTCTTCAGCGTTCATTTTACCTCCATAGGGTGCTTTTTTATTGTTTAAGGGATATTATTAGAACAGCCTTTGGTTGCAGACTGTGATGGCGGGCACATAAGCGCCGTTTACAGCCGAGCAGATGCCCAGAGACTGTTGGATATTGGAGCATTGGTTATAGAAGAACTTAGTCTTGGCGCATGTGCAGGAGTTTGTGCCAATTTTGCAAACCTTTCCAACGCTTGTTCCGCAACCCTTGTTGGAGCAGCTTTTGATGACTTCTGGGCTTACGAAGCTCTTGACGAAAGAGTTGGCAATCAGCTTCATGTAGGTTTCGGTGACTTCGGCCTCATTTTCTTTGGCGAAGACTAGAACATACAGTTCTTTTCTACCGCTGAGTCCTGTCAGAACATGAGTATCGCCATAACCGTCATCATCAACAGGATCTGGAACATTTTGGGTGATTCCAGCTTCGATGCCGTCAACGATGATGAGTTGATTGACTGTGGGATCGCCACCTGCGGAGCTAGACTTGTAGAAAGCTGCGAATTCAAAGCCATTGACCTTAAATTCAAAGCTTCCTATCAAGCATTCTCCATTGCCATCCTGCTCGGTGCCGCCGTAGATGTTGAATTCATTAATTGTCATGTTGTTTGCTGCGAGGACAAACAGTCCGGGGAACATGTTGGTGAAGTAGCGACTGCCGTTACCGAAGTAGTCGTTGGCGTTTTTGATTCTACCATCGCTGGGCATATAGTAGTAGTTGTACTTGTCGCTAGCATAATCATAGTACATGTAGCCAACGCTCGAATCGTCACACACGATTACATTGCTGTGAGTAAAAGGAATGCAATTTTCTTCATCCAAGCTGCCGCCATTAATTGTTGCATAAGTTTGAGTATAGTTGGTGTTGAAGTACATTCCAGAATCCCAGACATTACAGCCGTCAGCTACACCGACACGGTAGAAATTGTAGCGTATGGGTTGACCAATCAGTCCACCGTTTGCGGTCAGTTTCATGCAACCATAAGAAATACTGTTGTTGCCGAAGTTGAAGTCGGTGGTGAGGACCTTACCACCATATTGGGTGAAGTATCCAGCCACAAAGACTGTGTCGTCAGACTTTACAGTCAGGGCCATAACACCGTCATTTGCTCCGATGTTTGATCCGAAGCTAACATCACGGCTTCCATCGCTATTCAGACGGACAAGTCTATTGCAGAGCTTTCCGTCCAGCGTGACGAAAAAACCACCGATAAGAATCTTGCCTGATGATTGCAGCGCAACTGCTTGTACTCCCGCCCACCAGTCGCCATCAAATCCAGTTGTACCAAGGTTAAATGTTGCATCAAAGGTTCCATCATCTTCAAGTCTGCAAAGGCCGTTATCGATATTTATAGTTTTGTAGGTACTCCATTCGCCACCAACAACTACTTTGCCGTCTTTTTGGATGGCGATACTGTAGACATCATTATCAAAGCCCGCTCCAACTGAGAAGCCGCCATCTTCTGTGCCGTTTGCATTTATTTTACAGATTCTGTTAGTAAAACTTCCACCAATAAAATACTCACCATCAGATGTTGGTGTGATGCACCATACACTATCGTAACCTACGGCATCTACATTGTCGGCAAAGCCTTCATCAAGAACTCCCAATCCATCTAATTTTGCAAGACCGGGGCTGCTATATCCATCAAACTCGGCAAACTCACCTCCGACGATCACGGAGTCATCTATATCAACCGTAAGGGCATGGACATAATCATCGAAGCCACCGTTGTCGAAATCTGTGTCATGGGTTCCATTTGTGGTCAGTCTAGCGATGTAATAAACAGATGTGGAATTAAGGTCTACAAAATTACCGCCAACGATTACTTTTCCCGAGGACTGTAGGGCTAGAGCATAGATGGTGCCGTAGAATTTTGCAGATGTGTTGAAAGTGGTATCTGCGGTTCCATCAGCGTTGAATCTTTTGACTACTGAGTAATTATCTTCTTCGCCGCCGTCGAAGAGACCTGAGTCACCAGCAACAAGGACCTTGCCATCGCTTTGAACTGTGATGCAGGTTGCGAATCCGATGTAGTCGAAATCAACTACAGTTCCCGGCATTTCAAAGTAATCGGGTTCATCTGTGAAATTGAAGCGACTGGACACTAAGCCTGCCACCTGCACACTTGAGGCGCTGGCTCCCAAGACAACTTGTTCTAACTGAGTCATGATTTTCTCCTTTACGGTTGTATTATTTATACAAACTAGATACAAAAAGATATTTATATGGCAATAATTTTTAAATGGCAGACTGAACTATTTATGATTCATGCTTTTTCATTTGACACAAAAATTTTTCATGTTAGTCTATCTCTCGAAGGATGTGCGAAATGAAAATCACCAAAAGCCAGAAATTTAACGCCGTGTTATTTATTGTTTGGGTTGTATTTGTTTTATTTCTGACTCACAAGATGCGTGGACTCATGGAAGAAAACACCAGATTGCAGATTATATACAGTAAATACAAATAAGGAAGCCATGAATTTCAGGGAATTTTTAGAAACTGAAGAGATGTTGGGTGAGTTTACAGACCCGAGGGCTGAGGACATCAGCCAGATTGAGTTTGAGCCTGTAGCACCTGAATTTAAAAAAACCAAAAATCCTATGTTTTCTTATAAGTTTGAATTTGGTGGTAACAAATTTTCGGTTATTTTTGAGGAAAGAAAGTTAGACTCCTACATGATGAAGCCATTTGAGATTGTAGGTTATGCCATTTCATTTTATGGACCCCAACAAACAAAATCCACAGGCATGGCTGGATCTAGTGCAGGAATGATTTATAAAAAATTGATGTTGGCAGTAAGAAAATGGCTTGAAACCCACAGGGTTGATTATCTATCTTTCCGTGGAGAGGAGTCCAAGATGGACCTTGTCTATGATTCTTTTTACACGAGGTTTTTGCAACAAGATTTCATCAGAACATCAGCTAACACCTACATGAAGAAGTCAGTTTTGCAGGAATTTTTGCAAAAGCATCCTAGTGCCAACCAGACGATTCAAAAGAACATTAAATATACTGAAAAAGAACAAGAGATTTATCTGGCAAGCGTGCGTGAGAAGGCTGCTAGGGATCGCAAACTTGCTAGAAAGCCGAAAGATGTAAGTTCATTCGGTCAAAAAGTGACTGGTTTGCTACCATCATTTGGTAGGGCAACACCTGAACCCGTTTAACTATATTAACCTATGCATTATCTCATCGTTGGCACAGGTTTTTATGGCAGCGTTATTGCCCGTCAACTTGCAGAGCAAGGTGACAAAGTCACGATCATAGACAAAAGAAACCACATCGGTGGCAACTGTTACACCGAAGTGATTGATGGCATACCGGTCCACAAGTATGGACCTCATGCTTTTCACACCAATTCTGAGCGTGTCTGGGAATTTTGCAACAAGTTTGTTGAATTCAATGGATTTCGCTTGCAGGTCAAAGTTGACTACAAGGGCAAGATATATTCTTTTCCTGTAAACATGATGACTTTGAGTCAACTTTACGGTATCACTCGTCCTTCAGAGGCGAAAAAGGCACTTGCTTCATCAAGAGTGAAGGTGAGGAATGTAAAAACATTTGAAGATCATTGTTTAAACACAATAGGGCGAGAGCTTTACGAGATTTTCTTTTATGGTTACACTCACAAGCAATGGAACATGCATCCTAATCTCTTGGGAGCATCGGTAGCCAAGCGTATTCCTGTGCGATTGGAGTACAATGATTATTATTTTACGGACAAGTATCAAGGAATTCCAATTGGAGGTTATACTCGGCTTTTTGAGAACATGCTTGATCATAAGAACATCAAGGTTTTGTTGGATGTTGATTTTTTTGAAAATCGTAAGGACTTTGAGCGCAAGTTCAAGAAAATAATTTACAGCGGAAAGATTGACGAGCTTTTGGAATACAAGCATGGAATGTTGGCTTACAGAAGTTTGAAATTTGATTTCAAAAAAGTTAGTGGTACTTATCAGGGCAATTCGATCATTAATTATACGGAATACAAAGTTCCTCATACTAGAATCGTGGAGCACAAATACTTTAGTGGGATTGAAAACGGTAAGTCTGTGATTTCTATTGAGTATCCAGATGATTACTCCTTGGGCAAGACACCGTTTTATCCTATTCCGGCAGAGGAGAATCAAAAGTTATATCAGAAGTACAGGGATGAGATTTTGGGGCAGGACAAGTATTTGATTGGTGGCAGGTTGGGTCGATACCAATATTTGAATATGGATCAAGTAATTGGGATGGCTTTGATTGATTTTGATTCAAAATTGGCTAAATAATGCATGATTACATTTCAAGAATATATGCAAATTGTCGAATTCACCGATCCATCACAAGCTGACATAAGTGATATTAATCTTATCAAGCAAGAATGGGGATATTATTACGATTGGATTTAACAACAACAAATACAGCGTTGGTCTTGAAAAAATACAAGACCCCAACCCGTCTTGGCTAGGATTACCGGATGGAAGCGAGATTGAAGCGAATGGTTATATTGTGGAATTTGTGGGTCCCAAGGGAACAAGACCTACTGATTTATCTGGAGGTACAAGTCTTGTAATTTATAAGCAAATGATGTTGGTAATTAGAAAGCTTATTGAAACCGAACATGTTGATTACTTGGCTTTTTCGGGCCAGACTGGAAAGATGGATCGACTTTATGACAGGTTTGTAAAGACATTTCTTGGAGATCGATATACTTGGTATAATTATCAAATTTTGATGAATAATACATTCCTTGATCAGATAGCGCTTAAGCATCCTTCTAGTGCAAACTCGGTTGCAGAAAAGTTGTCACAAACAAAAAAAATAAGGCAACAAAATTTGATGTTTCAAAAACAACAAGACGACAAATCAAGAATCCAAAAAAGAACTAGTTTTGCCGTATAGAAGAAACCAACTATTTAGCAAATCTTTCAGCAGCTTTCATGCTTGCTGCTGTTTGAGCAGTACCTTGTTGAGCTTGTTTCAAATATCTGTCTATCTCTGGGTCAGGATTGCTCCAAACGCCACTTGTGTCTGGTGGTTTTGGTTCTGTAAATCTTTTCAGGCGTTCCCAATTAGGTGAATCTGGGACATCTTTACTTGCAAATTGCTTGATAAGATTTTTGATAGTATCTGGGTCTACCTCATCGCCTTTGGCTGCTCGAGCTTGAGCAAGTTTATATTGTAGTTTTTCATAGGGGCTCATGGCAGCGTATTTGGCTTCTGCATTATAACCCTCAATGTCTTTCAACAAATCATCAGTACCGCTTGGAGGTTGTGGAGCACGCATCCTAGCCCTAAAAGATTCCATGTCTTTGTTGATTAGCGTGGAACCACTATGCTTCATCTGGTCGGCAGTAGTTGTGTTGTCACCAAATTCACCACCGGATGCATTTCCACCCTCGAAGTCACCAGATCCTGCTTCAGGTTGAATCTGTTGTTGAACATGTGACAAATCGTTGCTGGTTGGTAGTAGACCTTTGATTTTGTCTCCGACTTCGTTGACTAAATCCTTGGAAATCTTGCCAACGATTCCACCAGTAGCTGCTGCCAGTCCGATGGTGAGGGCGATTTTGGTTATTTCACGGGGATTTTGCGTGATATAATTTTTTAACTCCTTCATTCTGCTGGCAACTGTCTTGTAAACATTCTTGACAAGCGAGGACACAGCGCCGCCTATGGCACCAATTCCATAGCCTGTTTTTTTAGCAAGATATTCACCCCAACCTTCTTTCTCTTCTTCGGTCATCAACCATTCACGGAAAGAGAATGATTCAGGCTGTAGTTCTGGTTTTTGCTTGCCAGCCACGGCATCAAAAGCCTTGTCAACTCCGTAGCCTACAACAGCAGAAAGTCCTTTGGTGTAATATTTTCTGGCAAAATACATGAGGGCAGACATGGGGATTGCTGCTGCTCCACCTGTGAGTCCCGCTGCTGTCAAGGTGATTGCCAGAATGGGGGAAATTCCTGTTTTATCTTGCATGAATTGTGCAAAATCTTTGCTTTTATTCAAAGCTTGTTTCGCAAGGTCGGCATATTTTGCGTATACTGCATCTTCTTTATCGGTTTGAGTGCTATAACCAGACTTTACTCCTCCTACAAAACTTTGATAGACGGACTCTTCAAATTTAAGAAAAGTCTCATCAGCAGGATGCATTTTTTCAAAAGAATAAGAAATCATAATAGTTATTTCTTTTTTCCCATGATCCAATTGTAGACTTCCTCGACATCATCACGGCTGGTGGAGATGTGATCGTTGGCCCAATCGTGGCCATCTGCAAGCATCTTGTCGATCTTGTGAGGGTCCATAGCCAAGAGTTTTTCGACTCTGTCTTTGATGTTTTTCAGGTTATTGAAAAACATGTAGTGTTTAATTTCGTCTTCGGCTTCTGCGTAGAGTTGTTGCTCATTAAGAACGCCGGAAAGAAACAGAAAATACTTGTGGTCCATGTTAAATCCTCACTATAATTATTATTTATGTATAAAAATTACATAAATTAAGATAAATAAAGAAAGTCTTGGAGAATAAAATATGAAATACGATATGAATTACATTCAGTTTTTGTCCGGGGTCATTTCCGAGGAGGAGTTCAGGGGTGAGCCTGTCAATGAACTTTTCGGCTTCGGCAAATCTGATGCTGTGGCTGAAACAGATCCCCTGACTACTCTTCAAATTACAAGTTTCTTGAAGGCAGAAGTTACAAAGCTTTCTAAGTTTGTGGAGCCAGATCAGATTGATAAACTGAATGCTCTCCATCATGACACAATGGCTTTGACAAAGGACATTGAGGATGTCATGGGTCGTATTAATGACCTCAAGTATCCTCGAAGGACTTATGCTTCAAGTGGCTCCAGCAGCAGATTGGGGGTGGGAAGGTTAAGCGCATCTCCCAGAGGACTTTCTGGATTTGGTGGCGTTTAATTTCAAAGATACTTAAAAAAGCCCCGGCAATTTTTGGCCGGGGCTTTTTTTTGAGCCATATATGTTCAAAAAAGCATCTTGTATTTCAAGGAGGAAATTATGTTGGAACTTATATTACCAGTTTTGCTGGCTACTATGTTAGTTGTTATATTTTTGGTGATTGTTGGTTATTTATTCTTAAAAAAAGACAAAACTCAAAACAATCACGATGATTACATAAGGATGTTGCGTTTTCAAAGCAAATATCAGAGGCATATTGAGAAGAAAAAAATGACGAGGAAAGATGATTCTGGGTTTTAAATCTTTTGTTGATACAAAATAATCATATCGACTAAATAAACATATTGTTATTGGAACTGGAGCGATGATTGCGGAAGTCTGTGCATTTGATGCTAGATAAACAATCAGATGTGAATAAAGAATATGAAGATTTTTTAAAAAAACGATCTTAATTAGGAGAAAATTATGATATCTTTTGAAGACTGGCGTTCTCTATCGCAATATCGACTTCAATTAGAAGGATCGTTTACTGCTTTGCTTGAGGCTATGGAAGACGAGCGTGAAACAACTGTTTTAAAAACACTCAAGTCATGGGCATCGAGTTTTTTGAATAAGGTAAAAGGATATACAACGAAAATTCCCGATGATAAAAGACTTGATATTGAAGTCGATAAGTTGTTGGGTCAACTGCGTGACAAGTTTTCTCAGTATTCCAAAGAAGACTACGACCAGAGCTTGATTGGAAATTTTGATTTCTTCAAGAACATAAAAGCACAACCTGTTGCAGAATCACTTGGATTTCTTGGCAACGCTTTTTTTAAAGGTGTTGTGATGGTTTTGAAATGGATGTTCATCAGTCTTGCAGACTTGGTAAATGCGAGTCTCAACATGCTCAGGCATTCCTTGACCGGAGAGGGCTTTTTAAAGATTTGTGTGTTTTGGGTTGCTCCAGCTATACTTATATCGCCAGTTATGGGATTGCAGGCGATTTATGGCATCAGCAATTGGTTCGGACTTGTTCCATTCATCGGATGGTTCGTGTGGCATGTGTTTGTTAAGCCTGCGCTTTTTAAATTAAGCGGTGCCAAGCGTGTTTCCTTAGGCAGGATGGACCCTGACGATGAGGATTCGACCACGGTACTTGGAGGTTGGACTAGACCTAAGATGGCCTAGTCCTCAATAAGATCTGCAATTATCTTGTTGGGTAGTTCTAGAACTATGTCTGCAAGTTTTTGCAGGTCTATTCGATTGTTGTATGGACTATCAAAATAGGATCTGTGTGCTGAGTTTGCAACCATTAATTCATTATCTTCTAACATGACTGCTCCAAAACAGGCATGAGCACAACTGATATTTTCATGTTCTGGTGGGATGTTCTCATCACCCATTTGGGACATGAGTTCATTTTGTATTTTTTCTGCCGTTTCTTTGTTTGTGTCAATTCCCCGAAGGTAACTGATAGCCCATTTTTTGAAGATGGGATTTTGAATGATTTGCAAACAGCAAAGAATGGCAAATGTTACTCTGTGGCTTCTTGTAATTGGTGGTTGTAGTGCGATTTTGGTTGTGGTGAGTTTGGTTGTCTCGAAATAGAATCCAATTTTTTTTGGATTTTCAGGAACTGCTTCCCATATTTTGGGTTTTTGAATTCCTTCATAGGCTGGATGCATAAATAAAGCAGTCGGGATGTGATCATAAACGGAAAAGGGAAAGTTGGGATTGGTTTCTTCGTGTGTGATATCGGTTCCCCACTCGACACCTCTTTCGGTCATGTCATTGCAATCAGTAACAAGGTAATACATGAGAATCATCCCTTCTGCTCTTGAAATAAGATGGTTTTGTGCAACTCTTTTTCTGTTTATTATAATAGTTTGTCTTGGTTTTAATGATAAAAAACATCCAGCACAGTACGAGATTGCTTTCAAAACTTTGACTAGACAACCCGATGATATCACTTGTGGTCCAGCAAGTACCGTGATGGTCCTGAGCCATTATGGGAAAAATATTTCTATTGATGAAGTCAAGAAAATAACAAAAACTGTGTGGTATAGCAGAAACGGCGTTGATTTCGGTATGACTGCGCCTCAGTTGATACGAGAAGCCTTGGATTATTTTGGTTTTTTTTCTAAGTTAAATTATGGTGGTCTGGATACTCTGAAGCATTTTGTGAGTTTGGGAAAACCTTGTATAGTTTTGATTCGCAGCGATGAGTACGCATGGCATTATGTTGTGGTCACGGGATTTAGTGATGGAAAAATAAAATTTGCGAATCCAACCCAAGGACAAATGGAAATTGTCTCTGAGGAGACTTTTGTAAGGGCTTGGAGATGGACTGGCGATTTATCTGGTCGTGACTGTGGTTGGTGGATAGCATTCTGGTTGAGAACTATGGAAATCTATCCAAACTCTTTCGTACATTTGGAATGATCTTGCAGAAATTTGTATATAAATAAGTAATATGAGGTGGTTATGAAATTGAAATATCTTCCCTTGGTGATGTTTTTGGCTTTAGGACTTATATGGTTGCTCAAGAGCAACAACAAATCTGAAGTGGGCGAGGGAATTACTGAACAAGACATGCCCTCCGTGGTTTTTCGTAATGTTTTAAGCAGCGCACCGGAACCTAGTGATGAACCTCGTTGGATGAAATGGCCCAGAATGCGTGAAGTAAGCGATCCTAAATATGGGGTCGTGCTCGGAGACTTGGAATCCCACATGCCGAAGGACCATGTTTATCGTGATGCCAACAAAATGACATGGGCGCACGAAACAACCCACGGAATCAACGCAAACATTCGTAACAGAACCTTCGACCAAGATGCTGTCAACGGATTTTATGTGCTTCAGGATCGTGCTATTTTGCTCAAGGAGCCCAAGACAACCATTCGTGATGTAGCTATCAAGATACCTGAAGTTTTACGGGGTCCTAGCTATAAACTTTATTTGGTTGAGCAAGCCGTAGCTTGGAATGACAGGCCTCTATACCTCATGGATGAGTGGATCAGTTATACTAATGGCTCTGAGGTTGGCAAGGAATTGAATGTTTATGGCTGGCACTACGAATTGCTGCAAGCTCACAACTTCAATGTTTATTGCACTTATTTGGCTATGGTCATCCAGCGTGATTTGAGTGATTATCAAGAGACAGAATTCAAGAAATTCCTAAAGTGGAACACCGAAAGGGTTTTCATGATTACACTTCCATCCGATAAAACAGTCATAGATAAGGGAATGCCAGATGTGAAGGTTGCAGCAGCCAGTAACGCCCACATTTGCCCTCATCAAAAATTGGAAGTTGGTGGGGAATTCGACATGAAAATTGTCGATGATTATTTGGAAGTGATTCGTAAATCGCCCCAAGCTGACAATTTCAGGAAATTTGCCAAGTCTTATTTTGGAGACGACTGGTGCAAAAAAGTTTATGGATTTTGAGAGGAATCATGAAATTTAAAGATTGGATTGTTAGTAAAGTTAAAAATGAAATGGCATCTTTCAGTTTACGGAAGGATCAGTTCACTATTCCTTGTCGTTTTTTGACCATGCGAAAACTTCCTTGCAAAGAAGAGGATGTTTACGCACTTGATATGAGATTCGAGGACCCCGAAGCTTATTCTTCTCCTTATAATCATTTGCACCAGCATTCTTTTTTTGCAGCCTTGGTTCCCGGCACGAAAAATTATCTTGTTTATCATGGTGGTGAGCATCCTGCTGATGTGATGCCTGAAGGTCTTGCTTTGAATGCTGGATATTTGCCTGTAGACAACAACGGAATAGACCGCAGTAACGGAGCTATGTCAAGCAAGGGTTATTACTTGGTTCCAAATGATTGGTTTGTTCACGCCTTGTTGATGAATAAAGACTATGAAGAAATCAAACCAGCTTTGGCAGACTTCACGGGTTTGAGAGCAGCACACTTGTCCTGAGTACGACTCATGAAGGTTTTATACATTTTGAACGAGTCATGTTTTTACATGCGACTTGCGTGGTTCAGTCTTACCACTCTGAGGAAATACAATCCCGACATACCTGTTGAAATACTTTTTATCTGCGACAACAAAAGAGAGAACCGCTTTCTGGGCAGGCTTGAAAAGCTTGATATGGGGATTCCTTGGTTCAATAAATCGATGTTTTTTGATGAATGCGAGCATCTGGGGGTAAAACTTAATATTGTTGAAAACATCGAAATGGGAGAGGAAGAAGGCTTTCATTCAGCACAAAGGAAAGAATTTGTAAGGGTTGATGGCGAACAAATACTTCTCCTAGATGCAGACACTTTTATTTTCGATGATATATCATGCATCTTTGATAATCTGAGATATTATGATATAATTATAGATCAAAACGAATGGAGTAATTTTGGCAACAGGTTCCCCTTCATGGGGAAATACCAAAGGCCATTTAATTCAGGAGTGGTTCTCTTCGGTAAAGGTTTTTTGCAAGAGTACGGAAAAAGAGTTTTTGACTTATGTCTTGAAATAAAACATGAAAGACACGCTGTTGGAAAGTGGCTTGGAGAATACGAATCAAACAAAGATATAGTAATTCCAAAATTAAGTAGGGAAGAGTTCGCATTGACGCTGTTTATTCTTGAAAATAAAATTAATTTTCGATTTTTCAATAGGAGTGAAGTGCAAACTGGAAGGTTGACTGGAAGAACACGAATATATCACACTATGACTCAATATTGGCCAGCAGCATGGCAAAAATTCTTTAAAAATGGCGTTTTTAAACCTCCTTTTTTTTATAGGCCAAAATCTTTCATAAAAATCAATAGACATCAATAGATATTTTCATGAAAAAGAAGAAAAAGATACCTATGCATCCCACCAAAACTTTGCACATGCAATTCCATGACAAAGTGGCACCGATGTCAGCTTGTGGCGAGAGTTTTATGGGATTTACGGAGTGGCTTCAAAAGAGAGATTTGAAGCATCCTGCGAAGCGTAGAAAGGGTTGAATGAAGAACTGAAAGATCATCAGTTTGATGATAAAAAAGCACCCACTTTGAAGGGGGTGCTTTTTTTATTTATACAAATTTTTTGTCAGCCAACCTCTGAGCTTTCTCAATTTTGCCATTTACCAAAGCTTTGGAGAACTTTTTTTTATGAACTAGTTCTCTGACAGCGTCTATCTCTTCGATTCCGATAGGACGGGAGAAGAAAATGCGGTGTTCTTCATTTTGATGTCCAATATAGCAGATGCTTTCTCCGCTTTCAGCATCGAGAATCTTGACAACATCTTTGCCAAGTCCTGATATTGCGTCTAATGCGTTTATCTCGACAATTTTTTTCTTTTCAATTGAATCTTTAGACTTCATGACAATTCCTTTAATGCTACTTCTTGGACAACTCCCGAGAGTTGGATCGATGGTATTGGTGTCCAAGACTGCAAATTATTGCTATCTTTGGGCTTACCGCCAGCGACTCTGTTAAGAGCTACCGTTATATGCTTGGGGCTTTTTTTGCTTGGCACATCGGTTTCTACTTCAACAGCGATTACTTTATCACTTTGACCCACTTTTGTCACTATCAACTTTGCATAATTTCCAAGTAGATCAGCGGCAGGTCCATCCACGGCTTTGCCAAGGTTGATAGTCATGTGGTGACAGATCATTTCCCATCCATCTGGAACCTGCGAAACAAAGTGGGAAATTAAATTAGATTGAGAAAGTTCGTCCAAAACAACTGCTGTATACATATCAAGCACTTTCAATAAAAGAGTATTTGACTTTGACCTCAATCAGCATCTCAGGCATACCGATATGTGTGCAAATTTTATGTTTTTTAGCTTCTTTGGCCGTCAAGAAAATGTCAGCGTGACTTTTTTCGTGAATTAATTTGTCAAAGTAGCCTTCCTTTTGACCGCAATTTCTGGCCATGATTTGGAAAATTAATTTATTGAGTCGGTCGCATTCCTTGGCATCGGCTTTGATTTCCTCGTTTTTACCAACCGTGTTGGTTGCTGCATCGTGAAGCATCAAAGTTGCAATTTCACTCATGAATCTCTTTTGGCCTGTGCTGAAGAGGATTGCTCCAGCGCTCATAGCTTTACCTGTACAGATGGTGTAAACCGGAAGGCTACACTTTTCAACATGGGATATCATATCGAGACAACCGTAAACGCTACCGCCGTATGAGTCGATTAAAATTGGCACGAAGGGCTGTCCTGTTTGCTGTGCATCTTCCATTTCCTTACGAAAATCTTTGACGGCAATTTCCGTGAATTGCTGAACCAAAACCACCACAGGGTTTTCAATCAATTCGCTATGTTTGGAACGAATGCGTGGATCAACGATTAATTTTTTAAACATTTCAGTTCTCTATAACGGAGAAATTCGAGTCTAACTGAATTCAGCATGTCAATGATGCCGATTCGGGTTTTATACTTAATTTCATCAGTTTCTTCAAGATTGGAATTTTTAATTTTTTGAATTATGTCAGAAAATTCTTTTAAATTACTTATGATTACTTTTGCATGGTCGTGTTCATCTGTGATAAAGATTACTCCTTTTTGATGACTAACTTTAATCATAAGTGTCCTTGTCGTGATGGAATATTTACGAGACTTGTTTCAATAATTTTTTTGAGGAAATAATGGAAAAGAACCACAAACATTTGGTGCTCAACGCATCAGTCAAAAGCCCCATCATCAGCGAGGAAGAATGCAAAAACTGGCTTATCAAACTCGTTGAAATAATTGATATGAACATTCTAATACCACCCGTAGCAAAATATTGCAACACGGCAGGCAACGAAGGAGTTACAGGGACCATAGTGATTGAAACAAGTCACAGCAGCATTCATGTGTGGCACAAGGAAGCTGCGCCTTACATCAGAATGGATGTGTATTCCTGCAAGGATTTTGATGTGCAGAAAGTGATTGATTTTGTTCGAGAAACTATGAATGTTGTAAGTGGTGGTTACATTCTTCTAGACAGAAATAATATTATTCCTGAATGGACCCATATTGGATCATTTTAACATTGTGCTCATAATCATCTTGGTTTCCATTTCATAGGAATTGCAGATTTCCCTGTGGGTTTCTGGATTTTGGATGAGCCAGTTCATCAATTCTCCCAAACCCACAAATGGCAAGGCTACTAGCACACTCGTACCCGGAATTGGACTTAAACATCCAACCAAAGCTGCTGCCATGATTACTTTTGACATGCTTTCTCCGTAACGATCCCGCAATAAAAGGTAATTTTCTTGAATTTTCTTTTTGAATGAATCCGTGATGGAAGTGATTTGAACTATTTTCACTTCTTGTTCAATCGCATTTTCCATAGTACATTTTTCTATGAGGTTGAAATCAAGTTTGTGATCAAGCATATCAAGACCTTTTCTTGAGAATGTTGGAAGCCAATTCTGACATGTAGTGTGCAGTAGGAGTCTGTATCAGTTTGCTTATTGTTTCAATTGGATCGCCAAAACAAATCCTTTTTGGCATGGGATAGGTGTACATCGACTTGTTGAAAACTGGTGGCATGCCATGATCATAGTCGATGAACGGGGTGATTTTACTGTCAATCATCGTTGATGATAGACCGTATGTGCCAAAAATATAAGCTTGATCGAAGACATCAGACAAATTCAAAGCCCATGCTAATTTGACAGTTTCTTTCCAAATTGTTCTTTTGTTAATCAACTGGCGCAAAATCAAGGTTTCGGCAACCTGCAAAACCCTGTTGAAAAATTCAAATGTGAATTCCTTGAAACACATGATTCCCCCCAAGGGGACCCAATTTTTTAAGTAATATTCTTTGTTGTTTGGCATCACTTCCCAAAAATCGCCCGCCATTTTTTCTGCGTTTTGGAATGTAAAAGTAGCGTCAGGAGCGAAGATGCAGGCTCTGAATTGATTTTCAGGAAATGGCTGAAAACCTTGTTGACTTATCAAGACATGAGGATCGATAATCGTAAATTCATTTTTGATCTTGTTATTTTGTATGCAATGAATTAAAGAATATAATTGATTTAGTTTTACAAATCCCCTTTTATGGCCGATATTATTGTGTAAAAATTTATTGTTGTGATTGTTGATGTTTACGGGGAAAAAATACCCCGGATCATCCGTTTCTGCCACGGATATAATAAGATTATTTGCTTCACCCTGAGCAATAAAACTCTCTATCATCAATTCATATTGCCATTGATAATAGGTTGTGTTTTCGCTGCTGACAAAATACTCCATGTTTTTATTGAGTAACAGCTATAAATATTTCCGCTTTTCCAAAGTGTTTTCAGGCGGCATGAATGTCATATGAAGCATACAAACAAGTAGTCGATATCCTAAAACAAAGATGCAAGCTTGCGTTTCCGGTAAGCATACGCAGAACCAGTCTTAAAAATCTCGATGGGGATTGTTGCCTAAAAAACAAAAAATTCTACATTAGAATAGACAGCAACCTCAGCGAAGCTTCTGCAATAGACACTATTTTGCATGAATTTGCCCATGCCCGTGCGTGGAATCATCTACACGACTCTCTCAACCCCCACGAATTTCAGGACCAAGTTCATGATGCCTCATGGGGAGTGGCATATAGCGAAGTTTATCAAATATACGAAAAGAATTTTTTAAAAAACTAGTGCTCGTGCGACACATTATTTGGAATATCATTAATGACTATTTTCTTAATATTAGGAAATTTCGTTTTAACCTCAGGAACAAATTCCTTAAATTTAAGTATTTGATCTGGTCTATCTTCGTGAATTTCAAGTGTTTTATAATTTGGGTTCAAGAGACCCATAATAAAATTGAATTTAATTTCAAAAGTGCTGCTGCCAACAGTTCCCGGTTGGCCAGTCAGGAAATATCCGTCCATTTTGAGGTCAGCATGATCAAGAATCTGCGTAATCCTGCGACGAAACTGGTTGGGACGACCCGTCATCAACACAACGGTAGCTTCAGAATCACTTAGATCATTCTTACAGCTTTCAACTGACTTGGTGATATACCATTCTGGTCCCGGCATTTCAGGAACCAAGGGAGGCGACAAAGTTTCTAGCCTGCCCCACCATCCACGATGAGGCCAAGGATATCCAGTTATATCTTTATATAAAACCTTACCAGTATCTGAGTCTGGGGAATGAAACAAAGTGCCATCGAAGTCGTAGATGATCAATCTAGACACATTAACTGCGCTCTCGTTCAGTCTATTCTGGCAATATTCCTTAAATCTTGATATTTTAGCCATTTTGCTTGCTTCTTAAGTCATTCCAGCGGTTGGTCATCAAAGTGCGCTTAATGGCATCAAATTCGCCACCTACTGGGGTTCTGCCCATGAACTTGAGATAAAGAGGGTTGATCTTCCTTTTGCCGTCATCTTCGCTTTGATAGGGAGAAAGATCACCGCTGTCAAAACTGAGGAAGGTATCCACATCGGGATTGTGGGCCTTTGCCATCTGCATCCAATCCTTGATCTTGGACCTAGTCAAACCGCTGTGGGTTTGAACCATATCATAAAACTGATCGGGATCAAACTTACCTTTCGACCATTGGAATAACTTAACCAAGTAAACCACATCGTTAGCTTCTTGTTTAGACCAACCGCCTTGCAATAGAATCTGACGAACATCGTCAGGATTGTTGTTGCGCATGGTCCAAGCAGCCGACATCCATCTGTCGTTCCTGAGTTCTTCCGGCAAGTCGTCTCCGCTAAATTCAATATTCGGGAAAATTAAATTCAACAAACCAGAATCTGAAGCTGTCTTCATATATTTTCTGGCATCAGTATCTGGATTTTCTAAACCCTTGACAAACTCTGTCTTGGCACAGCCCGAGGGCAATTTCCAGTCTTTGTGAGCTTTGACGACACTCATATACTTGTCTGGAAGTGAATTGCCTTTTCCAAAACGATTGAAGTGGTTTAGCAAGCGAAATGCCGTCATGGGATCTTCCTTCATGCGATCACCAAACTTCTCTCCAACAGCCTTGATCTCACCAGACTTCAAATGATTGGCACCGCCGAATGGATCAATCAGATCGCTGTTGGGACCATCTTCGTTGGTCAAGGGAATATACATGGAGTTGATGGTGAAGTCACGATTTGATGCATCTTCCTCGATGTTTGCTGCGCTCATGGCATCATCTGGTGTGAAGTTTTTGCTTTTGGGAGACTTAGAAAGTGTCGAAAGAATAAAGGGTTGGCCATTCACCTCAGCCGTAATCTCCATTTCCTTGCTTTTTTTGTCCCACTTGCTGGCATAGAAAACTTTGTTCTTATTGCCAGCAACAGGCAGGCTGGAATAATTCTTGATAGCTCCGTGGCTGGGTTTGACCTCTTTGAAACCATTTTGAGACAGAATCATTCTGATTTCGCTTGGTGTAGCATCTGTGACCAGATCATAGTTGTTGGGAGTTTTTCCCATGAGGTGGTCACGAACTGCACCTCCTGTCAAATACAGAGATTTCTTTTTGAGTTGAGGTTCAACTTCGCCTTTGTTTTTTTCAATCGTCGTGTAGCCAACAGTCACCTTGTTGGAATTTGTAAATGCCTTGACGACCTTGGCAAGATTGGCATGATTGGACTTATCAATCATGAATGGCGTGAATTCCTTATCGCCACCTTCCTTCTTTTGGAGCTTGATTTTTGCGGTAACGCCTGTGACTGGCTCCGCTTCTTTTTCTTCTCTAAATTTCAAATAATCTGAGAAATAATGTGCCATGTGACATCCCTAGCTGTAAGATTGTAAATTATTTAGCCGTTTATCCTGTATTTTTCAATCATTCGGAGGACTTTGTAAATTCAAGAAGTAAAGTATCGTGCCTCCTATTACCATCAAGGCAATTTTCCATAGACTATCGAAAATTCTGCCCCAAATACCATCGACAGCTTCTAATTTTTTTTGCATCACATCTAAACTATGTTTAATGTCCTTGATTTCATTATTAATAATGAGAATATCTTTGTCAATACTCTCGTTTTTTTCAGTATGATTTTCTAAAGACTTAACGATGGTTGTGATGCGTTCATCGTGCCTTGTCACTATGTCAGAAACATCTGAAGTTGTTTTCTTGGCTGGTGGCATAATTTTCCATTTCTATTAACCCGACCCTATATATTTAGTGATGAGTAATACAACAAAAATTGAAGAAAAAACAGAAGTTGTCATCATCGAAGAGTCCGAATCTTCGTTTGAGCAACGAGTTGATTCCATGCTGCCAAAAATGAATGTGAGCATCCCAGAGAACTCAGGGCCACCGGCAGATGCTTTGATCAGCGACCAGCATTATTTAACGGTGTTGGACGAGATCATGAACAACATCCGTGACGACCGCAAGCAGGTTGATGATTTTTTGTCAACTTTCGCAAATATGGTCATAAATGACGGCGATGCCACCACATCCAGCAAGGAGGCGATGGTCAATCTCGTGAAAACCAAGGTTGATCTTCAGGACAAGATGCTGAAGGCAGCGGACTTGATGACAAGGCTGAAATTGAAAAACACTTATGCTTATTCTGGACCACATTTGAACGCCCTTCAGCAAAACAACATAAATATTGGTACGGATAACACAACTTTCAATCGAAAAGAGCTTATTAGAGCCATCAATCAAGCGAAGAAGAAAAAGGATTAATTATGTCAAGGCACGCACTCGAAGAATGGCTGGTAGAAGCAAGTGGCGATGTTCCGGGCGGTCAATCTCCTATGGGACAGCCAGATTTCCCTCCTATGGGTGGTCCTCCTCCCGGCGACCCAAATGCCGCCAATCCTCCTGCTCCCAATATGGCTCCACCCGGTGCTGCACCCCAGCAGAATTCTCCAGATGCTGAGAAAAAAGCAGCAGAAATGCCCGATGTCAGCAAGGACCCCCAATCTCCCGACATGCCCGAAAAAGCATCCGATCAGGATTTTGAAACTTGGAAAAACGAATTTTTCAAAGAAAGCGTCAAGGGAGATGTCGGCAAGCTAATCGAAATGGTCCAGCAAATTAGGGATGCGGAATTGGAAGCCTATCCCCGCAAATTCGTGGAAGATAACCTTCAAATTTGCTTTCTGCGCCAAAATGCCAACATTGAAAAGGCAGGAAAGGCTATTCGCAACAACATCAAGCAGAATCTCGACCAGAATAATCCCTCTGTTTCCCTTGTGAACCACCTACTAAGCGCTCTTCAAGTGACTCCAGAATTGAACAATGTATTCATCAAGCTGAAAGGTCTTCTGGGAATGAAGGGCGACCTTCACCGCAAGTACATGGCGAGCCTTCTTGGAGCAGTACAGGTCGGTACTGGTGGCAACAACGAAGACATCATTTATAACGAGCGTGATTATTCAATTCGCATTTCGACCCGCTTCAATGATAAGTGGGGAAGAGTCGATATCGGTAAATGGAGCCTAAAAGAAGACGATCCCGAGCGTTATCTCACCGAGCCTGAGCAAAAGAGAATGGAAGAAGGCAGTCCTGAGGAGAAAGATGTTCTTCGACGCAGAGTGGTGATGGAGTCGATTGCCGAGGGTTTCAAGAAAAGAAGCTTTATGATTCATGTTGTAGGACAGGATGGTACTGTTGCCACACTTGGTTGGGATTTATCTGGTAGCTTGAAGAGTGCTTATACCTCAGGAAAGCTGGTTGTAAAAACAATTCAGAGTGATAATTCCGAAGCCATGATTGATGATGACGGCGAAATCATCCCTTACATGGACATCAAGATCAAATATGTGAAAGATGCCGATGGTGGCGTTGACGAAGATGGCAAGCCAGCCAAGGAAGATCATGATTTCATGGAGCGGATTGACGGAATGCTATTCCTGACCGCTCAATACAAAATTCTGAAGGAAGCTGCTTCAAGCTTCAGCGGTATTGTCCTGAAGGAAACGCCCTATACCGGCAATCCGAGCGACCTGAAGACCATCATGCGCTGTGTTCCAAGTGCTCCTGAGCTTTTAATGAGGAATTGCTGATATGCGACAATTTTTAGAATTCGTAGACCGCAAACAGCGTGAGACCAAACGACAATTGAAATTGGTCGAGAAGGCTTTGCGTAAAGGCAACTTCCATGTTTACTCCCATCTTGAAGATGATGATCCTTATCTTTTCGTGAGGAGCCCTTCAAAAAAGCTTAGCTTTGAAGGAATCCGTGTTTACACGATTGGAGATCAAGTTGCCTATCGTGTTCAAAAAATGGAAAAAACCGAGCCTTATGGCAAATCTTATTCCTTGAATATCGAAGACATGTTCAATGACTACATGGGAGAGGACATGGACGAGGAAGAGGCTGGGAAAAAGGTTGTTGAGAGCATGGTCTCTGAATTGAAGAAGTTTTTTAGCAAGAGCGAGGAAGCTGAAGAGGAAATGAGATCGAAGACCGGAGATGGAGTTGGTCTGATTGTTAAGACTGGCGGCAGCGATTACAGCAGTACGGTACTAAATAGGTTGTAAGGAGGACCATGAGCGAAGAGCAACAGAAGAGTGATTCAGAGCTTTTGGCTGTTATTTTGGCTATCTTTTTGCCTCCACTTGGAGTTTTTCTCAAGAGAGGTTTGGACGCACAGTTCGTTATCAACATTTTATTGACTTTGTTTGGATGGTTGCCGGGTATTATTCACGCACTTTATGTTATTCTGAAAAAGTAATAAGGCCGGTTGCAACAAACATAAAAAAGTCCCGTTTCGACGGGGCTTTTTTGTTTTATGGTCCTGTAGATAAGGTATGGCAGTACCATTTGTCGATGCTGTGATTCCCGGCGGTCTTCTCAATACCACGAGTACGAGTTCTGCGATCAATCGTGGAAGTTTAGTTACATTCAATTATCTTTTTCATAAACCGGGACACGATCCTGCTCCGATGGTTTTAATCACAGACATTTGGCCACAGTATATTCGTGGGATTAATTTACACTATTTAACTTTTCCTGTGATTAAAAAACTTGCTTTTCCTTCACCGGGGAGAAGCGTGTGTGACAGCCCAATTTTTACCTATCAATATATAAAAGGCAACAACTATATAGTTTCATCTTTCCGTCAGTATAAACGCAACGGAATCGAGCGTCTGAAGAAGCTGGATTGTGCGTTTATAGTGAATGCTCTCGCCGTATCTCGGTCATTTGACCCCAACGAGATAGAAGCGATTCGCAAGTCTGTGCGAGAGCAAATTCGTCGCATGGTTAACCAACCAGCAGCACCCACAGGCGAAATGACATTTGGACAGGCTCCACCAACAACATAATTGTCGATAGGAGTCCTAAATATGTCAACTAATTTCTCATATAAAAATAAGTCGAAATCATAGGATATCATGGCAGACAATGTAGGTCGTAGCATAGACGCACTAAATTTGACAATAGGTCAATTAAAAGACTTGTTAAATACGAAGTGTAGCACTCCCACGCCTATGGGTGGAGGCAGTTCTGGAAGTTTAGGAGAATTAGCTCAAGTTCTAGAGAAATTTACCAAAGATTTTAAAAAGGAAATGGAAGATCAAACCAAACATCTAAAAGATGTCTTGGGCGCAAAATCAAGCGTAGATGGTAAAAGGGCCGCAAATAAGAAAACAAAACCAGTTGCTGACAATGCTGACTCTCTCGGATCAGATGATTACTTGGATGATGTTAGTGACAATTACAAATTCATGAATGCACTCGAGTCATCTTTACAAAAGAACAAATTAAAGTTTGATAGGCAGTATTTGGCCACAGCGACCCAAAATATACGCACAAGACATACTGAACTCAGCCATTTAGACGAAAAAGCATTCTTGGCAAAATTAGAAAGTGAAACCTACTATAAAAAAGCTCTTGCAGATGAAACCTTAGCTCTGAAACAAAATATTAGTGCTGCACGCCAGCTTCGTGATCAGTTTAGCGAAATTCAAAGTATGTTGGGTTCCTTTGAGCAAAGTCTTGGACTCAAGACCACAGAGACTTTGTTTGGTGGAATAGTTGAACAAGAAATGAAGTTCACTCAGGAAATTCGTGCCACAGCATACGAGACAGCAGGTGCTACCAAGGAAGCTCGTGGACTTCAAAGAGCATTCGAGGATATTGGCAAGTCTGTAGCACAGACTGGTGTCAACAGAACTGAATTCCAAAAATCTTATCAGCAAGCTCTGCGAAGCGGTGTCAAAGACCTTAAGCAGGCAGGCAATCTCACCACAGCGCAACTGAATACCGAAAAACAGTTGGGGATGGAAGCAGGTTCTTTGCAAGACACATTCCAAGATTTGGCGATGTCTGGTCGCATGAATTCTGGACAGATAGCCGACATGGGTCGTGGCATGAGAGATGTAGCCAAAGCTACAGGCTTAACAGGCGAAGCTCTTAGAGGGGCTATCGACAGCAGTAAAGAGTTAATTCGTGATTTAAGAAACGCATCACAGTTGACGGCAGCTTCTGCCAAGAATGTCATCGAAATTTCGGCAAATGCCAAAAAACTTGGAGTTGAATCAGAGGTCAATAATTTGATGAAAGGTTTGGTTTCATCGAATAATCTTATCCTTGATGCCTCGAACGAAACAAGAACATTGATTCTTCAAGCTGCCAGCAAAGTAGGCAGAGTTGAAGATGCTATGAATGGCACAATAACAAGATCAAAGGAAGGCATCAAAGACTTGGCCAAGGGTATGGAGAAAATCCTTAAAGATTTTGGAGTCAATGGTGTTGAAGAAATCGACAATCTTTCAGACACAGCAAAAAGAGATTTAAATCTTAGAATCAAAGCTGTTTATGGTATGGAGCTTGGACAATTTAGATCAACTCTTGAAAGTATGAAGGAAAGCGGTAAGGGTCTGGGAGACAGACTGGAAGACATCAATAAAAAACTGCAACAAAATGCAACAACTGAAGAAAAAAAGGTATTGATGGAGCAGCAACGCCAGTTGAAAACATCCAAGCAATTAGAGGTTTTGACTGCGTTAGATGAAGCTGCCAAGGGTGCTAAGGACATGGGTCAAGCCCTGTCTAAATTTGGAGATCGCAAAAAAGACTTTGAAAAAGACATGCAAGCCTTGGGCACTTCTTGGACAAGCGAAACCCAAGTTGCTAGAGATGCGATCAAGGGATCTTTGGAAAGCGTTAATGAAGGTCTCAAGAAAGCTGGCAAGGAAGAGATCAAGATCAGCAGCGACGAAATTGAAAAAGCCATCAAAGACCCGACTGCTCTGCGTGAATTGACTGCCAAGATCACAAAGGGTGAACAACAGTTGGCAACAGCGCAAAAAGCACAACTTGATCCTGTCACAGAAACAAATCAGAAGCTGACTGAGATTAATGACACTTTGAGAAATATGTCTCAAAATGTTATCTCTAAACTGTTCAATAGTTTCTTGGGCAAAATAATCATGATAGGAGGTGTTCTTTCTGGTATCGGAGCGGCAGTTATAGGTCTTGGAGTGACTGGAAAAAATGCTTATGACACGCTCGGTAAGTTAATAAAGGGTGGGCAAGATTTATACGGAGGCAAGCAAGAAAGCTTCGTAAGTAATATCAAAAAGTATTTTGGAATAGGTGGCAAGAAGAATGCTACTCCTGAAGGTGGAGCGTCTTCTCCAACGGAGGCAGCAGCAGCAGCGGCAGCAGCGGCAGCAGCAACAGCGCCTAAGGAAACAGCACCTAAGTCAGCAGAAGCGGTCACCAAGGCTACGACAGAGGGAAAGGGAGGAAGATATGTAAAAATTCTGGAAGAGTCTCTGAAAGAGCTTAATTCTATTTCAAACACTATGTCGCAATCAAGTCTCTTCCTTCAAAAAATATCAGAATGCATTTGCAGACCCAGAAAAGCAGCGGCAGCGGGCACCCCACCCGGTGCTGGAGGAACTAGTGCTGATTCTGCTGCTCGAGTAGCCCTCCAGAGAGAACAAAAAACCAATGTCAAAACGGATGCCAAACTCAACGAAAAGCAGTTAAAAGAGCAAAATAAAGAAATTAAAAGAGGAAAAAGAGAAGACATAATTCAGAGAGCGGAGACAAAGGGAGCCAAAGCTGCTGCTAAAGAAAGCAAGGGAGGAAAAGTAGATTGTCCTCCAACAGCAGAAGCAGGTTGTTTAGAACCCAGCGTGATGGAAAATATGGGAGCAGAGATGAAAAAGGCCGCTCCTGCTATTCTCATGTTTGCTGCTGGAGCACTTTTGTTGGGTATTGCGCTGATGTGGCTTGCCAACAAGTTGCTTGCGGCCTTGAATCTTGATGCTGCAAAAATTGCAGAGACTGCCGAGTCGTTAATTGTGATTGTCGGAGTAACGGCAGCTATCGCCGCTGCTGCTTATGCAGCGGGCAAAGTCTTGATGTCTGAAGAGATGCAAGATTTTGTTAAATCTTACAAAGAAGACAAAGCAAAAATCATAGAGGCAGCTAAGGTTTTGATGATAATGGGTCCTGCCCTACTTTTGTTGGGTGCTGGATTGGTAGCTTTTGCAGGCTACTTGATTAAGACTCTTGGCATCGACATGAGTATGGGCATCGAAATTGCCGGGGGAGTAGTGGTCATAGCCGGTGTAACTGCCGGAATTGCAATTGCAGTAAAAGAATTCGTAGAAGCTTATGAAGAATTGTCCGCAAATGCCACATGGCAAAAAATACTTAACAATAAAAAGAAAATAGCAATGGAAATTGCTAAAGGAGCTTTAGCCCTTATAGTGCTTGGCGCAGTAATTTTGACAGTAGCAATAGCAGTAGTCAAATTTGCAGATTTACTCATGGGAGCATTCGGAATAAGCCCGCAAAAGGCTGCTGAAGTGGCAACAGGCGTGGCTGCACTTCTACTTGCAACTGGCGTAATCGCCTTAGGTGTTTATGCCGGATATCGTGGTCTGCAATTATTGTCAACTTTAGGAGCGGAAATATACGCAAGTTTTGGTGCTAGTTTAGCTGCTGTTGGATTAGGCGCATATGCCTTGCTAATTTTGGGGCCGATTATTTTAGGTGTAGCAGTTGCAGTCACTAAATTTTGCCAGCTTCTTTTGGGAGCATTTGGGCTTGATGCAGCTACAGCCACCAAAGTTGCTTATGATGTTGGCGCTCTTCTTTTGGCTACTGGCATAATAGCTGCTGGAATACTTGCTGCTACATATGGACTAAAATATCTTTCGACTTTGTACAAAGAATTGAGCGACATTATCAAGAAAATGTTAAAGGGAGCCTTTGTGCTCTTTGCTTTGGGAGCGCCAGTCTTGTTGTTGGCTGCTGCTGTAATTGGAATTACAAAATTATTCTTAGCACTTACTGGGCTCGATTCAGCTAAAACTGCTAAAGCAGCAGAAGATTTGGCAACTCTTTTGGTTTCTGCTGGTATGATTGCATTAGCTGTTATAGGCGCATCTTATGGCATTTCATATTTGGGTGCAAATGCAGGCGCATTAATGGCTTTGATTTGGCCAATGTTTGTAGGCGCAGGAGTATTGATTTTATTGTCGCTTGCGGTCGGAGTTCTGGCGGCAGCAATTAACTATATGGCTTCTGCAATTATCAAAGGTACAAATCCTAAGAAGGCAGCAGAAACATCAGAAGCGCTTGGTAGTCTGTTGACATCCTCTGGCAAAATCGCTCTGGCTATAATTGGAGCTTCTGCTTCTTCTGCATTACTTGCCGGGATGCTTCTTTATGTGCCTTATTTAATAGTTGCTATGTTTGTGGCTGCTGTAGTTCTCGCCCTTTTGTCAGTTGCATTAACTGCTTTCGTCAGATCAGTAATTGGAATTGCAGACCAGATGATGCTGCTTGGCAGTCCTAAAGCTTTAAGCAAGAAAGCAGAAACTGTTGCAGGAATTCTGAAAGCAGCGGGTGATGTTGCGCAAAATATCATGGATGCCAAAGACAAAGTTAAAGCTCTATACGAGTCCGTTTCATATTGGGATTATTTTTTTGGCATTAGGCGACCTTTGATTAAAGGCACAAAAGTTCTTGAAGAAATCAAATGGCCACTAGTTCTTTTTGCAATCGAAATGATGAACTTCCATTGGCTTTTGACTCGTTTTGTGAGTGCGCCCAAAGCCATAGCTGCTGGCAAACAAGTTGCCGCTATTTTAGGAGCTATGGGCGATGTAGCGCAAAATATGGTAAAGACTAAAGATGCTGTTGCTGCTCTTGCGCCTTCTTATTTAGGTTCCTGTTGGCCTAAAATGCTTACTTTTGCGCCAACTATGGAAGATGGTGTCAAGGCTCTTGAAACTATCAAACAACCTCTGATTGATTTTGTCATTTCGATGATAGATTTCCACACGAATCTACTCAGTCAAACTGGGAGTAGCGCACCCAAGATAATAGCAGCAGGAAGACAGGTTGCCCAAATATTCAAAGCAACTGGTGAAATAGCTGAAGGCATAATGAAAACCAAAGATGCTGTTGCTGCTCTTGCGCCTTCTAAATTAGGTGCCCATTGGCCTGCATGTCTTACTTTGACACCAACTTTGGCAGATGGAACAGAAGCTCTAAAAACTATGGAAGAACCTCTGATTGATTTTATCAAAGAAGTCAAGGTATTTGCAGACAAGCTTGAGGGTGTGGTAAATCCAGCAGAAGTGAAGAAATATAGTGGCATCATTAGAAATGCCACAAGCCTTATTTCTCAAGTTGTCAGAATGCTTGATATCTTGTCTAAGAAGTTGGTCCCCTTGACTACCGGTGGGTGGTTTTCAGAATCTCCTATTAAACAAATAGGAAATGCTACCGTAGAAATATCAGCTTGGTTTGGAACCATAGCCGTGCTTTTGAAAACTGGAATCATCGAGCCAATCAAAGAAAATTTCCCAGCCGAGGAGGAGCTCAAGATAGTGACGGGAAAACTTAACAACATGGTTAAAGTTTTGGACGCTCTGCCTCCGGTTTTGGACAAATTAGGCAGTCTTGTGGGTCAATATGCTGTTGGTGGATGGTTTACTGTCTCTCCCATAGCAGCCATAGGCAAATTTACTGATATTTTCGCTAAATGGTTTACATCCATAGCAATGATGTTGAGAACGGGAATTGTCAATCCAGTTATGGATTACTTCCCCGGAGAAGATGAAATTGAAGATGCGGCTCTTAGATTGGACGGGATGGTCACTATTTTAAATAAAATACCTCCTGTTCTTGATACTTTGGGTGATTTGCTGAACACCTATACAGCCGGAAACTGGTTTGAACTTTCGCCCATCGGATCTTTGATGGTTCTTGGAATCAGATTTGGAGGTTGGTTCAACGGTGTTGGAATGATGTTAAGGGATGGCGTAATTAATCCTGTCCTCAAATACTTCCCCGCTGAAGACGAAGTCACAGAGATAGTCAGCAGACTTGAAGGAATGGTGGTTGTTCTCAACAAGCTGGGTGTTGTTCTGGGCGAGTTAGGATTTGTTATGAGTGCTCTGAGTTCCATATCCATGCCCTTTGGATTCATGAATCTCTTCCCGATGGCAAGTCTTGGAGGCATGTTGACGGGTCTTGCTGGCGCTACCTCAGGAATAGGTTCCTTGTTCTCGGGAGGCGGGAAAACAAGTGTTGGAACTCCCAGCGATAATGCAATAGATAAAAGAGTTGAACAACAAAGTGCAGAAGCTGCCCAAATGCAAGCTGGACTGCTGGCAAAATTGGTAGATCAAGCGATTTATGGCGATGGTATCAATGTTCAGAGCGCCGGAAATGCTGCGGTCACTAGTAAAACAACAGCATCAACGATTGGCGCAAACATGGCAGATATACAGTCGAAGGTTGCAGCGCAAAAAGCAGGCAATCAACTTCCTTCCAGCAAGGTTTCAAGCGATGAGTTGGCAGACATTGCTACAGAAAGCGAGACCCAAACAGAATTGCAGAAGAAGCTTGTTGGTTTGTTTGAGGATATGCTTAAGGCGCTTAAGCCTGCTGATCAAGCGATTGTTGGTCAAGCAGGAGCAGGTCCCGCCGACACTTCTGGCGAAAAAGTAGGTGGAAAACCGCCAAATTACTTTCGATCCAGCCAAGGCATGGTAAACAGCGGCCCCGGCAAGCAAACGCTGAACATGGGTCCACAAAAAGCGTAATGGGGTGATTGAATGAAGGCGACACTAGAGTCAGGAGCACTTAGAGACATAGACAAATGCTATGTCTATATACAAAATTACGGAAAAATTGTCATGACAATTTTGCCCGACATTGGCGATCAAAAGAACGCCAACTATACAGATGAAAACTCCATTGGTCGTTCGATGCCATTTAAGACATATCAAAACTCGGACAATAGGACTATCAGTTGGACTTGTCACTTCGTAGTATGCAAGCAAACTGATATTCCATTGTTTTTACAGTACATAAAAGCCTTCCAGTCTGCTGTCTATCCATCGACAGACGATAACTGGAGCCCTGCACCTTGGAGTCCACCTCCTATCTGCAAGATCAAATGCGGTGATTTACTGGGCTCTGAAGAGGTCTGTGTGATTATGAAGAGTTACAGCCTAAAATGGGACACGGGTGTGGTATGGGATGAAGAAACTTATTTGCCCTATAAATTCGATGTCGATCTTAGCTTTGATGTTGTATACAACCAAAGCAATTTGCCGGGATCAGAAAGAATCTTAATGGTAGGTTATTAAAATATGGCCAATTATGTAGAAAAAACCAAGATCACCGCTAAAAAATTTGTTCCAGTCAGTAGTCGATATGCTGAGTCTGAAGTCATTTATTACACCGAAAACAAATTACTTACCTTTAAAACATATAAAAAAAAGGAAATTGCACTCACACAAAATGATAAATACTTTGTTGTTACTCCGGGTACTGAATTCAGGCCGGATTTGGTTTCAAAATCAGCATATGGCTCTGTAGATTTCTGGTGGAAAATTATGGAGGCAAACAACATCAAGGACATTTACGATTTTAGGGCTGGATTAAACATACGATTACCGGACAAGGTTTTAGGATAAAATGGCGTGTACATTACCAATAGAAGCATCGAACTATAGTTGCGATGGCAAGCCCAAAACTCCTCCTGAAGGGGCTGTTTATACTCCTTATGTTAGATTGGAGTTTGGCGATGGCAATGTGCTTACTGGTGGTAACAATTCATCTCCAGCTACAAATTTAGCAGCTATTACAAGTTTTGAATATGGATTTGGCTCTGGTACTCAAGGGTGGGGAGTAAACATTGAAGCCATCGACAATGGCGGTGCCATGTATCGTAAAATTCTTCGTTCTATCAACAAAACCATTGTTAAAATTCCAGATGAAGTTGCAAATGTTGAAATTGATTTTGGTTGGATCATAAAAAATTGTGATGGTTCTGTTACCACGGATTTTGCAAGCAGAATTCATAGTCTTTACGGCATTTTCTTTAAATGCGATATGACATTTGAAAGTGGAAATGTCAAAATGAAAATTGAAATTAGGGCTCCAAGCGTAAAAAGCGCTGATACAAGACATGCAGAGGCTTTTGGTACAGAAGATGGAAAAGTTTACTTGAGAGACGCTCTCATTGAACTTTTTACAGAAAGACATCCTAGATTTCAAGAAGTGAAATTTATAGACCAATATGGTTTTCGAGATTTTGAATTTTTAAATTTTGGCGTGGACGGTCCTCCAAATGTTTGGCCATGTGATCAAGAGGATTCATTTGCAATTGCGAGAAAGTGGTTAAATGGAATTGTTACTCAAGACAATAGAGGCATCGTCATAGGCTATGAGTCGGATTCTGTCTCTGTAATTATTCAAGAAGACCCTGAAGATGGATGTTGTCCAAAGTCCAGATATCTAGGAACTTATGTAGTAAACGGTGGCAATTGCAGTCCGGTAATTAGTTTTAATCCCACAATTGCTTGGGACAAAGGCTATATTCCGGGTGGTGGTGGCGCTACAGGTGGAGCCTCAACGGGTGATTTTGGCGAGTTTGCAGAACCAGAAGTTAATATCGAAAAAGCAGGCACACAAACTTCAATTGCAACCGAGCAAAATCAATGGAATTTCAGAAATCCAGAAGATCAACCCGATGAAGCAAACAATGCACTTTCTGCACACGAACATGCAGAGGCTAAAACAATTAATGGACCAGTAAAAGGTTGGGAAGCTGATTTGAAAATAATTGGCGATCCTACATTTATTGACCTGCCGGAAATGATGGGAGCTACTCTGGGAATTGTTTTCATCAATCCTTTCTATATTGATGAGTGTGTTTGGATTCAGAGACCTGTGGTCAACTCGATGTTGAGCAACAAAAACTATATGGTTGTAGGAGTCACACATCAGATCAGCGCAGGTTCTTTCACAACCAATTTAAAACTCAGACTTACAATCCCCAATGTCGATCTCGACTTCGACGCACCTTTGGGCGAGTGTGGTACGGAGACGATGGACGGTGAAGGTGGCTTGGGCGAATCTACAACTGGCGACGCTAACGGTAATGAATAAGGAAAAATATGGCAGTAGCATTTGAAAAAGACATCAAAAATCTCGAAGGCAGGCTTTCAGCCATTGAGAACAGATTTGGTGGCATCAATTACGAAATGAAATCTGTGGTGACCAGCGAAATCTCAGATCGCTCACGAGTAGTAGAGCAGTCGCAAATGCAGTATGGTCTTTATACTGCACTCTGTATGGAAACGGTGGATGTATGGAAACAAAATAGGATTCGCTGGTACTCGCCAATTTTTCACAAAAAGAATACACCTCTGAAAGAACTTCCTTGGGCTAATGCAGTAAGTGCATTGGGGGGATTCGATGACTGCGGGGCAACATGGGTGCCACCAGCAGGTTCGACGGTTTGTATTCTTTTCGAGAATGGAAATAGAGGTTCTCCATATTACATCGGCACTTCATGGCACAGAAACCGTGGAAAAGATGGACAGCACAATTGGCGAATTGATATTCCAGAATATTCTGAAGTTTGGGATGGCAAAAGAGGTGGTTACTTAGTAGGACCAGATGATGGTTCTCAGAATTTTCCACCGTGGAATACTGAAAACTACAATGGCTTTGATCTTAGTTCTCTTGTGGATTTTGCATTCAATACAGATGCACAAAAACTCATAACTGTGCCTAATATTTACGGTTTTAAAACACCTGAAAAACATATGATCAAAATGGTCGATGGCGATCCCCATTGTGATCGAAAATGGAAGCGTCTTGAGATCATGTCCAGTTGTGGAAACTGGATCATGATGAAAGATGACCATATTCACTATGCTGGCCAATGGGCTCACAAGGACTGTGGTGGAGTGGTAAAAGAAGGTGAAGTGTCTTGCTTTGAAGACGCATACACTCAGAGTCAAATCGACAAACTCTTGGGTGGTTTTCTAAATAATCCAATTGATCCAGACATTAATGTTGAAGACCAGATAGACGCAGCATATGGTGATGAATTTCAACTAAAGAATGTTTTGGATCAAACTCCGAAAAAAGGCAAAAAATACGAAAAATTAGAATGCGAAGGCAAAAAGAGCAACAAGAAAATTGTTATTGGACACCCTTGGACTGGAGCTCCGGGAACAAAATATTATTCAAAGGGAAGTGGCGATATACAAAAGGGCGACAATCCTTTCTTCAAGCACAAACAAGAATGTAGGCCATACAGGGGTGCTGCTACTCCTCAGAACAATCAAGTTGACTTGCCTCAATCCGGCATTCAAATACAGAGCATTTCTGGCCATTGTTTTGTGATGGACGACAGCGTTGAGGAACCTTCGGGAGCTCCACGATGGGATAGAGAATTTGATTTTGGTTGCAACAACCACTATGTCGGTAGAAGCTACTGGAAATCAGCAACAGGCCACACTATTGAATTGAGCGATGTTGAAAGTCCTCAGGGTGAAGATGGTGCCAATCTCAGGGGCAGTAGTAACTATATCAAATTGCTTACTGCTACTGGCAACAAAATTGAACTTAACGATCATACAGAATCTCAACCAGATTGCGTTGGATGCCCTCCAAATATTGCAGGATCAGAGCGTGGCATTCATCTCCAAAGCACCAGTAATCACACGATTGATATGGTCGATGAAGGCAATGAACAATGCGGAAATTGCCGTATGGAAGGTGGTGTTCCTGTACCCAAGGCCAAAAAGGCCTTTGTAAGAATTAGAACCGGTTACGGACTAGAAATATCCATGAACGACGATGCAAGTCAAGAAGACACGCAGCAACAAAATATTCAACTATTCTGCCCTCAAAAAGACAACACAGAAAGAGGTCCACATATCACCCGTTGGCAAGAAGCTCCTACAGGACCGGGATTGGTATTTTTGAGGGCTGGAGGCAACTATGTGACTTACACTTATGACAACCATTACACGGTAGTTGGCGACGAAGAGCAGAATCCTTCCAATAAAATCGACTATGTAACAAAAATGAACTTAGTATACACCAAAAAGGAATACATAAACATATCGGATAAATTGCATCTTTTTTACGCAAAAGACATGATTTTGTTGCTTGCGGGTCAAGATAATCCTACTGATCCAGATTCGACTACTGCCTGTGGTTGCGGTGGTGAAGCTCCAAATATTGGTGCTGTACTTGTCTATGACTTTTGTACTGGCTGCGTAAGAATTAGTGATCGTGTATTTGCAAGCTCCTCGGGTGATGCTCAACCACTTTCAATATTCCAGCTTAAACCTTTTGCAAAACAATGTGTGGGATGTAACTAATGAAAACTTTTCTCGGTGTTCCGTATCCAACCAGACCCAATCCTAGAGGTTATTGGTATTCGCAAGACGGAACCAATCAGATCAAATCTGATTTGCTCAGTCTTTTACTTACAAATCCCGGCGAAAGAGTCATGTTGCCAGAGTTTGGAACACCGCTGAAAAAGTTGGTTTTTGAGCCCAATGACACTACTTTAAGTACGCAGGCAATCAATATGATTGCCTCTTCGATTAAAAGATGGGAGCCCAGACTTGTCGTACAAAAAATTGAGGCCTCTGCAAATGTTGACAAGACATCATTAAATAAACTAGACGACAAAAGCGAACTAGATCAAATCCTGTTTATACGAATCATATTCGTTGATCCCCAAAAGATCAAAGATGTTCAGGAGTTAACGCTACAGGTGCCATTGTCGGCGTAAAAAGGAGAAAAAATGGCAATAAACAACAACTGTCCCTTCGACTTAGCGCCTTATACTCAGTCGCAGGTGATCACTACTCCTAATATTTTTAATTTAAATTATACAAACCAAGACTTCTGGAGTATGAAGACGAGGTTAATTGAATTTATTCAACAAAAATTCAGCACAGATTTTTCTGATTTTGTCGAATCCTCTCTTGCCATGATGCTGATTGAAAACTGGTCGTTTTTGGCTGATACTTTAAGCTTCAAAATGGATCAGATAGCCAATGAAATTTTTATAGACACAGTTACTGAAACAGAGAATGCATTTAGATTGGCCAAGTTGGTGGGTTTCAATCCGCAACCGCCAATTGGAGCCCGTGCTATGTTCACGGCAACTCTTAACAATCCTCTTAGCTACGATGTGGTTGTCCCAAGCCCATTTCAAATTAAATTACCTGCTGCTGGGGCAGTAGCATATATTGAATTATATCAAGCAGATTCAGAGAATAATCCCCTATTCGATGAAGATATCATAATTCCATCTGGAAATATTGTTAACGCCAGCGTCATCGGAATAGAAGGCAGAACAAGAACTTTATCTGCTGGTGGAACAGGAGCAGTTGGACAAACTTTGCAACTTGGTACTTCACCAGTAATCTTCGATTCAATCAGAGTTTATGTTGATGGCGTTCTGTGGGACCAAGTTGAATACTTCACAGACTCACAACCAAGGCGTGAATATAGAATCGAATATGATAGCAATTATGTCGCTTATATAATATTTGGAAATAATAGAACTGGTCTAATTCCAAGTATTGGAAGTTCAATAGAAGCGGTTTACCGCACGGGTGGTGGTCCTATCGGCAATATAGTCAGCGGTTCAGTCAATTCTCAGACCGTGATAACCGTACCCGGATTGCAATATCCTGTTCCAGTCTCATTTAGAAATTACACAAAAGGTGAGTTTGGATTTTCTGGAGATACGATTGATGATATTCGTTTAAAATTACCTGCTTGGCAAAGAGCTCAGAATCGTGCTGTAACAGGATTGGATTACAAAACACTAACAGATCAATTTGCAACGCCATACCAAGGACAAATTGGCAAATCTACGGCTGTTCTTAGGAATTATGGTTGTGCTGGCAATATTGTCGATTTATATATTTTGGCTTTAGATGGGCAAAGCAATCTTCAACTTGCTTCAGACGACCTTAAGAATAGCTTGCAGGTTTACATCAACGATAAAAAAATGCTGACAGATTTCGTTTGTATTCGTGATGGTCATGTGCTTTCGGTTGACATGGCGCTTGATGTTGTACTTGATCGATTATACAGAAAATTTGAAGATGAAATTAGAACAAAGATACAAAGAAGACTGGATACTTATTTTACTATCCAAAATTGGGAATTTAATGAAAATCTTAAAGATACCGAAATTGCCAAGGTGATTTCAGACATCAAAGAAATAAGCAGACTTGATATTACTTTCACTACAAACGATCCAAACAACGGCGGTAATTTGGTTACGACGCAATTTTTCGAGATCATAAGACCAGATGTCACTACTATTGGATTCACATACGAATAAGGAGCATTTGTGACACAGGTTTTTTACAACGAAAATCCAACTATTACTGATTCTGTTGTTCTAAGGTTCTTAACACCGGACAGCAGCGGTTGCTTGCTGCAAATGCCTTACAAAGTTGATAATTTAACAATTTACTTTGTTGAAAGGGATTTTAGTTCAGGCAAAACCAGCACATACGATGAAAAAAAATACAATCCTGCAAAATTGGTATTGGCTGAAGCAGCAGAAGTTGTTGCGTGCAATAGTCCTACATCGGAAAATATTACTAATGCCAAATTAGCCAGAGCTACGGCTGAAGCAAGCGTCACATCAAACAACTTTTATTTCAACGATGCTGTTCCAATCAAAATTGTTGGCAACTCGAACTTCCCTGCATGGCTTGGATACAAGATTACCGGTATCACAGCAGCAAATCCTGTCGAAATAACCACAGACGATCCTCATAATCTTACAACCGGCGATACAGTTTACTTGTATGCCACCGATTGCATCCCGCCGATTGATGATGCTTATAAAGTTACCGTGACAGGAGCTAATACATTTGCTATTGATTACGACCTTAGTGGTGGAACAGCAGGTTCTAATGGAGTTTGGATTTCTGCTCAAATCAATAGCGACAATGCCTTAAAGCCTGTGGTCACGGATAATCAAACGACAATAGGACTATTTGAATATGTTTGGGAACCACTTGGAGCTCGTGAAGGCGATTACTTTGTATGCTGGACATGGACTTCCTTAGTAGCTGGCACATCGCTTTCATCGCATTTGAAATTCAGCTTGGGTGGCAACACTCAGGTAACAACCAGCATCCCCACTCACTTTACAGACCCAAAGAAATACGACACGCTTCTGGAAAGATACACTCCAGAAATGTTCAAGATGTACATGACTTCGGATGATGTCACGCCATCTGTAATCGATAGATTTAATCAATCGATAGCCTTGGGATTCACAACTCTTGAAAATTTGGCAAATCAAATTGTTGACTTGCAAGACGCAAATAGCATTCACGAATCTCTGTTGCCCTACCTGTCTAATATTTTTAACTTAAAGTTGAAGACTGCCGATCCAACGAGATGGAGAGGGCAAATCAAAAGAGCAATCCCTCAATTCAAAAGAAAAGGCACCAAAGGTGGTCTTGAGGAAGGCTTAGAACATGCGAGCATGAAGCTTGTAAATATAAGAAGACTTTGGCAAATTAAATCAAAGTATACTTGGCAAGAATCCTTTTTATGCACCGGAAGCAAAGAATTTATTCTTGAAAAACAACTGTATGTGTCTCCAGATCCAGACAATATAGAGTTGTATATTAATACTGAGCATTTAGTTACATCAATCGAAGTTTATATTCCAGACACCACAAAAACCAAGATTTTTTGTTTCAGTAATCACGGTTTGAATACTGATGATGAAATATACATCTATAAATCAAACAGCGTCCCAAAAATTGATGGAGTTTACAAGGTAAATGTTGATTCTAATAGCACTTTCATAATCGATTTTGATTTAAGCACAGGCACAGAAGGAACATATGCTTTATGGCATCAAACGGTTCTTGATCAAGCTTATCAAGTTTTGACACCATACAGCAGCTATGTAAGTTTCAGCACCGTAGACGGTGTCACCACGATGACATGGACTTCAACTAGTACGCCTCTCAGAAACGGTGATATAGTAAGGATATTGTATCAGACCGATGCTGTTCCATCTCCTACGGAACAACTTTATGAGATGTATTTAAGAAGCTTGCCTATGATTGATCAAAGAGACGAATCTCAACAAATTTATCCGCTCAAAAACTGGAATGTGCGAGGCTTGTCCGAAGATGATCCTTTTTTTGACACTTTGATTTCAGTACGACATCCATTTCATGAATTTCTTGTATACGGAAAGATCAGAACTGAATTTCCTTACAGCGAAAACATCTACAACATGGAAGAATACAACGGCAGTATTCGCAACTCTAAAAGCCCTTGTGATATTGACCGACAATTCATTGATCCATGCCAATACTGCATCAGCAGCAGCTACAATATTGATGTTGAAGTAGACAACATTTGCGACGATAGAATCAATGAATTTTTTGAAGTCATAAAAGAAAACACTCCGTTTCATGCCGTACTTCACACCGTGAATTTTTACGGTACATTCAATGATTTTATCATGCCTCCTGCTGAAACCATCGAGTGTTATGTGAAAATTAAAGGCTCTGAATTCGCATTGGCAGGTGAAGGTCAGATGTATTTCAACAGGAACATGAGCCTTAGCAATTTAAATGATTTAAATAACACAGAATGCATTTTCAGAGGCTCGGCAAATCCTTATGGGAAGCAATATCTTGTAGATATTGAAGCAAATTTGGTGCTTTCTGGAGCCAGCGGTACAGTCTACAACGATGATATAGTTTTGTACAACAACAAATCAATGGAAAGAATTAGAATATCGCCTAACGGAAACGGATTCATCAAGGTTTTGGATGGAACTTATTACGGAACATATCAGATTATTTTAATAGATAAACATGTTTTAAAGATCGATCCTGTTCCAACAGAACCAATTGAAGACTGCAATGACATTTTCCAAATGAGCGGAGAATTGAATACATGTACTTTTCCGTTCAGAGTTTTCAACATTGTTATCGATATAAGTCCTTACAGTTCATTGTGTAACATTTTTCAAGATAATTATTTGTCTTTGGCAGATGCAACTCAAGATTGGGGTGTTCTGGGCGTACAAACCGTGGCTGATGTCGCTAGGGGAACAGCCACAGGAACTTGGACGATTGAGATTACAGGCTACGGCAATCATGATATTCTTGATATTACACCACAAGGTGAATTGTTAATTGAATATGGTGGAAGTCTATCATCTTTAGCATCTGGCAATTACAATTACGAACTATACGACGAAAACTCCACTTTGGTGATCCCACAAACAGGCACCATAAGTGGAAATTTAACTGTAGTTCTCAGAGCAAAGGTGGAAGTTCTAAACACATCCTTGAAACCCATCAGCAATAACATCAGAAATGATAATTTCTATCAAAAAATATCTGGTGTTGAATATAAAATCATTGAAGTTTTAGACACCGATGGCACATATGATTACTTCTGGATCGAAGGATACAACGGTGGTGATGTTGCTGGTGCCAATTTAGTTGTATATGAGAGAATTCTTGACAATCAAATCGGCTACATGAGTCATCGTGGTCTAAATCTTGTGTTACCATCAACTAATGTTGAATATGATAAATACATCCAAAATGGATTTAATCAATATCGATGGGATGGTGATGGTACTCCAAACATGAGTGCCGATCCAATTAGGCCAACTGCTAGTACAACTGAGCCATTTTCTTTGAAAGAAAATTTCATTGTGGTTGTAAATGATGGCACGAACCAAGATTCTTACTGGATGGAATCAATTAACGGCGATGATGGAGGTGACACGCTAATCACGCTTTCCGGCAATGACCATTACTGGCAAGCATTGACAGCGGGAGGCACAGCAGCAACTGTCAATATTTACAGATATGTGCCAAAAGGTGCGGATATCATGGGTCAAGTATTTGACCAGCCAAATCACAGCTTCAACTACATCACTCGATCTGGGAGTCCTAATGTGACTGCCTATGAAGGCGCTTACTACACATGGAATGCTTCCAATAGAGATCAAATAGAAACTGCTGTTCCTTATTCTCTAAATACTGCAAAAACCTTGGTGACAACCAAGAGCCTTCATAGTTTGTCAAACAATAACAAAATCGTAATTTATGATTCCAATCCATCAATTGATGGAGAATTCATTGTTACGGTTGTTGATGAAAAAAAGTTTCTGATTAATTTTGATATGACAGCCCTGACCACCGTAGAGACAGGGTTTTGGCACTTGGTTCCAAAAAATGGGGGAGCATTCTCTCGACCAGACATGCCAAATGCCACCAAATTGTTTATGAGTTTCTATGAAACTGGTGGCAGAAATCAATATACAATGCTCACCAACTGGACTACATCGGGATATCTACATTTTGTTAACAGTTCTGGCACCGTGGTCTGTGTGATGCAGATCGACAACTCCAAAATTCCTTATGCAAAATACTATGAAATTCCTGTTGTTTTCGTCAGCGGAGATGACTTAACTGAAGGGCAACAATACAGAGTGTTTTATAACTCTGCAATATTGACTTCTTCTGTTGTCCAGTCTTTGGCAGCAAAAGAACACAACGGTCCAGAAGACTTTATAAAACAAAAAGAAGCTATCTCATATAAAATTGACTACATAAATGGTGCAGAAGAAAAAGGAGAACTGTGATGGAAATGTTTTCTGGGCTGAAAGCTAGGGGCGATGTTCAAGCCGTGATTGAACATCTTTCTGGTCGTGTTGATGTGATTGAATTTCCCAACACAGTTCTTGGAGATGGACGCAAGGCTCTGGCTGCGAGTTTGGCTAACAAATTTATTGGCACTTATCCGTACTACATCAGCAGAATGGTGTTTGGAGATGGAGGAACATCGAACGGAAGTCCTAAATTTATCAGCACAGACAGAATGGCTTTGTATTGTGGGACTCCTGTAGTCAGCAAGCCAGTAGTATCAACAGTCGATCCCAATGTTGCATCGCAAATCATTATTACTTCAATTTTGACTGTGAATGACGCTAATGGATATAGCCTAAATGAAATGGCCCTGCAAATGTCAAATGATCAACTTTACAGCATGGTGACATTCCCAGACTTGAACAAGACAAATCAGATGCAAATCACATGGTCATGGAGACTATCATTCGTCTGATGTAAAATAAGGAGAAAAAATGCCCGATTTAGACAAATTACCAGTCCCCCAATATGCAGCGGAACAGCCTTATCATTTCAATTATGATAATCTGCCCCTGAAAACTTTGGCAGAACGGGATATTTTAATTAACAACGCCGTTGATAACATGGATTTGATATTGGCAGATGCTGCCGGAAGCACAGCAAGTTTAGCAGACAGGCTTGATGTAACCCTGAATGCAGACGGCACAATCAGCACAGTTGTATTTGATGATGCAATGCACAACATTGCAAAGCACGAGGACGGCTACAGCAGCACCGTGGCTGGCGCTGGCACCACCACAGTTGATGGTACAGAACTTCTTGCATATCAAGGTTTAGGATATCCCTCTCTTACCAATCCTGTCTCTTTTGTTCGTATGTTGGATGTGGAAAGAAATAAACTCACAAATATTCAAGCAGATGCAACCAAGCTCACAGTTGAATTTCCTGACGCAACCGCAGCCATTTTTGGCGACACTAATCCCACTTTGATCGTTAGCGATTCTCCCAGCATTGCGTGGACTTGGGACGGATCAAGCATCAGCGCAGGAGTGGTTGGTTCTTTCACCAACCCTCACGGGCATTACTACAATTTAGTGCCTTATAATCCATCGGTCGATTATCAGACATATTTTACAAATAATGTGTCCACGCCATTTGTGGAAGGTAGTTTAAGAGTTTATGTGAATGGCATCCGTCTTCCTGAATATGATTCAATGAATACCATATATGCATATGTTCCTACCTTCTCAGGGGGTTCGCCATCTAGTTGGAGTCAAAATTATTTTACTCCTGATTATACGAGTGGAACATTTGACTTATATGTTCCTATTACAAGCAACGATGTGATCGTAATAGATTTTGATATTGATCTGAGCTAAAAAATTTAAGTTTTTCTCTGTTATTTGTGAACCTACAGAAAGACAGGGAAAAACTTGGAAATATATCAAGAAAAAGAAATAAAATACGGATTTGTGATTCTGTGTCCAGATCATTCGATCAGCATGGTAAAAACCACCGTATTTTCCGTCCAATCAAAATACGAAAATGCTTCCTGCATTTGCGTTGTTGACAATCAAGCGACCAAGGAAGATGTCGCTTTAATTAAGGAAATTTGCCCTGTTTATAAAGGCGGTTCGACCGTAACCTCCTTAATCAATGTCGGCATGAGACACTCTCCTACTGAATGGGCATTTCTTGTATTTGCAGGAACAACCGTCAGAAGTAAAATGAACCAAAAATATTCATTTTTCATGAATAGCGAAAAAGATGTCGTATATCCAGTTGCAAACAACAAAAGTAATTTCATCGATGCTACCTTGAACGGACTCTTGATCAACAAGAAATTTTTCAAGGAAGTTGGAGATCTCCAAGACGAAGGCAGTTTGGAAGAAATCAAATGTGAATGGGCTTGCAGAGCTATGGCGCATGAATGCAAGTTCAAATCAATTGTTGGCGCAAAACTTTGTTAAACATCTCCGTACATGAGACTCCATCTGTCATCGTGGCGATGCAGACCTTCGTCAACTTGGGAAAGATACAAATAAAGTTCGTCCCATGAAGCAAACATGTATCGAGTAGGCACAAATCCAAAATACCATAATGGAATATATTTGATGTGATTTTTGTTGGTAACCAAGAGAGTAGGCTTTTTGGCGTTATTGCTGTTGATGATTTCATGTACCGTGCCTACAGTTTGCACACCATAGGGAACATACGCAATTATGAAATCGCAACGGTCTATTATACCTAAATCTTTACGAACAAAACCTTTAGCTACTGCAACCATCTGTTCAATATCATCTTTTTTTTGAGCATTTCTGATTTTTTCATGAGCATTTTGTTTTAAATCTTTGAATGGATCAAACAAATTTATGTTGAATTTTTCAGTCAAAACCGCAGTCGGACATCCACGCCACTTGTCTTCGGTTGCAAACTGTATGGGTCCACTAAGATAAGCTCGCTTGGATGATAGGAATCCTAACATTTATAATTTCCTGTAAACTCATTTAACAAGGGGAAACAACATGAATTCAAATGATCAGATTCTAAGCGAAATGAATGAACTTTTGCAACACGAACCAACGCAAAGACACAGCTATTTTCAGCTTAAATATTTTCTAATTGGCAAAGAGCCAACCATTCAGTCCAAAATGTGGCAATGTCTTCGAGAATTGAAAAATCGCAAAGACTCGCTGCAATCGATGGATTTGGAAATCTCTGAAACAAATGATAAACTTTTATTGCTAGATATAAACATACAAAAGTTGGAACACAATATCAAAGAATTTTCGGCCCAGCCAGTCACGACGATGAATGAGTTGTCGATGCAAGAATGGAAAATCAATATTCGACAACTTGAAAGGCAAAAAACCGCATACCTAGAATCCTTGAATCAAATTGAAGAAAGAAAAAAGTGGACCGCTGAAGAGTCAAGGTTCTTCATCGAGACATTTAAAAGCTTGATCAAAATCGAGGACTTGAAGCATTTTGACGACTTCGAGTCGCAAATGAATTACTGGAATGAAAAGCTTACTCAGAAAATTAATTTGAAGATGCTGACCAGCGGTCATATCGATTCTGAGTTGATCGAAACTGTGGTTGCTCTGCCAGAAGAAACTCCCATTAAAAAACAAACTCTTCAAACACTTAATATGAAACAAGCTCAGATATTACAGCAGTTTAAAGAAATGGCGCAAAAAATAGACAAGAAAGAAAGCCGTGAGGAGAATTGATGGCTATTACGAGAATTTCATCGCAAGATGGTGGTTATACTGTTGGGAGTCTATCGGTTTTTCCAAATGCGATTGACTCTCGATATCAGCTTTATGAGGCCAAAAATAACGCTGAAACCAAACTTGTTCAAACTCTGACATATTCCGCAAAATATATAGTAGTTGACAACAATGACCTTTTCCCGTCAACAGGTATTCTGAGGGTGGGACCTCCTCCGGGGCAACCCGGAGCGGCGGAAATGATTTACTACGAAAGTAAGACAAATGGTGCTTTTAAAAATCTGATCAGAGCTTTTGCTGGTTCTAGACAGAATTATTGGCCTGTTGGCAGTTTTGTGACAAATAGCGTTTTTGCAGAGCACCATAATTCCTGTAAAGACGCCATCCTGAACATAGAACAGGATTTGGGGATAGAAGTCTTTCCAACTACAGGATCGCTGAATCAAATTCTCAAAGCTCAAGAAAACAAATTTTTGGCACCAAGGGCAGTCTTCCGTGCTCAACCCATCAAAGGTCCTCCCGGCACTAAAATACGCTTTCAAAACTTCAGTACAGGACCATTAGTCCGCAACCTCTGGGATTTTGGCGACGGCACGACATCTGTCGATAGATCGCCTGTGCACACCTATCAAAAAGAAGGAAACTACACAGTCAAATTAAATATCATCAGCACCCTTGGAGCTCAAGGCATTGCAGAGAAAGCTGGATACATAACAATCAACGAATCTGAAAGACAGCCGTTTTTTTATGTTTTGCCAACCACCGACACGATCATACCCGGATATTCTCTCAAATATGCAACCGAAACTCTTGGAGATCCTGATCTTGCCACAACATTTACATACATGGACCAAACCGATGGCAATATCGTTCAACGATTCTGGGTATTCGACGGTGCTGGCAAACATAATGGCGAACAGGTAGAGGGCAATTCAATTACCGAATATGATCCGAATATTCACATGACGACCTATGTTTATGACAAACCGGGAGAATACAGGCCTTCTCTTCTGACTTTGTTCGAGAATCAAAAACTACAAAGAGCCTTCCTAACAGACAAAATCGTGGTGATATAATGGCAGATTTAAGTAATTTTCCTGCAATTCTTGACACCAATGTTGAACTCTATCATGTAAGTGATGGACTTCGTGTTGTGCTTGCCGAAGATTATAATCCCGGCGATACATCAATTACCGTGCTAGGCGACGAAGAAATGATGAGGCGGTTTACACCAACCGGCATCATCACGCTCACGGAACAATGCAGCGAACCAGAACTCAGAGCAATCAGTTTTTCCTACACATCCAGAACACTAACCACATTTGATGGATTGATTCTTCTGGATGGTTTTACAGATGTAGGCAAACCAAAATCCATCACAAATGTCACCCAAAATGTGATGGCCCAACATCACAACAGTCTCAAAGATGCACTAATAAATATCGAAGAATTTGCAGGGATAAAGGGCGAGGTTGGACCTCGTCCTCTTGAGGGAACGATGGAAGAACGCATCAACTATCTGAGGAGCATAGTTTTACAACCCAAGGCTTGGTTTTCCAGCAATAAACAAATCGGTTTGGCTCCTCTAACTGTCGAATTCACCAACAAGAGTTTTCGTTTGGGAACAGACGGCAATTCGCAAACCGTTAGCTATATTTGGGATTTTGAGTATGATCCCAGCGTTACCCCAACAACAATCTGTAACGCCACTTCGGTTGTACCATCGACAATCAGCCATGTTCTGATAAGAGATTTGGATGGAGGTGCGATCACAAAAACCTATTATGACCCCGGAATTTTCAGCGTTAAACTCACCGTGACAAATAATTTTGGCTCTGATAGCGTTATTTTCGACGACTACATTCAAGCTCGTTTTCCTGCGCCACTTGATGCTTGCATTGAATTCACGCAGCGTGCGAATCAAGTTGTCATACTGGGCACAAATCCTACCGGTGGTCCCTATATTCAGACGAACTCAACCACTCCAGTCATTAGAAGTCCTGTCAATAATATCATTGACATGTACATTAACCCCGGAGAAAACACTACAAACGCACCCGGATACACTTTTGCTGGCGAAGAATTAGATGGAGCTTCTCCTATTGATCCAATTATTCAATACACTTGGTCTTTATCAGATGATATTCCACACAGCAACGCAAGCACAGCAAGAGCGGTGTATAGCGTTGGTGGTTTTTATGATCTAATTTTGAGGTGCGACACTCAATTTGGTGCATATAAAATTACAAAATATCCCAAGGCTTTTGATATTGTAGAAAAATTAAATTTATGGCTATGGCTGTCTAATCCCTTGGACTCTTCTGATGTATCTGTATCTGAATTCGGTTTATTAAGCGAAACTTTCAAAACCGCTACTGCCAACACCACAATTGCCAGAAATTATACATTTCTAGAAGACAATTCCCCATCTTATGTCGTGCCAAATGAAATTCAACAACAAAGAGAATTTAGAAATAATGTAGGTTTTGCCCGCAATACCACCGCATCTTCTGGCAACAATGGTACAGGATATTTGTATTGGGCAACAGGCAGAAGTCCTTTGGACAGTAAATCGAGTGAAAAAATTCAATCGCTTACTTTTAACGGTTTTACACAATCTTATATTGCCGGTTTTTCAGATGTTTATAGACCTTGGAACTGGGTCGATCTGTATTCTAGCAGTAAGCTTTGGTTTATTTTGGGAGGTGTCACGACTCTTGATATCAATATTCCTCAAGACACATCTCCAACAAATCAAGTAAAATCTGTAGTTTCACTTGGTACTGGAAATGTAGATTCAAGCGTCTCATTTGTACAAACTAATTACAAAAATGGCGCAGATAATTTGCTTAATAATGCAGTTTCATATCCTATAGGTGGAGGAGACACTCTTCAGGGTCACATGAGTGTTTACCGGTCATGTTGGTTTGATGATGCTGGATATATCCTCAGAAATGAAGGTGTCGGTTCCTTTTTTAGAATCAAAACTTTCTACAAGACTAGTGGAACATCAGCAGACTATGTGCAGGACATACGAAAATTGCCAGACATGAGCGGCGCAAGCCGTGTTGAGGGCAAACTTGTTCCACTCAGCTTGGGTGTTTATTTCTTCAGCAACGCTGGTGCTGTTAGTGCATACAGCCCAAGCTCGGGTGTTTGGGGTACGGGTGGTCCCGGCATCAATAGTCCAGCCTTCCGTGTGCTTCAAGATACAAGCGTGGTCGGCTACGACGATCCAGATCAAACTCTACTCTGCGCTTCGGATGGAGATAAAATTGCATATCTCAGTTTTGATTATAGTCAAAAATCTTTTGTAAAGTTCAACGAAACCGACACTACTTTCACCAGCGTCACAGCAAGACCAATTGGAGATCAGTTTCACATGACGATTTTCTAAGTGTAATTCTACATACTTTTATTACAAAAAGGGATCATTTTAAGTGCCATATTTATTTCCACCAGCACCTGTCTACCCAAACGACTACGATAGTGATCAAACACTATTTGTAGTTTATAACACTTCGGAAACCGTCACCACAGCAGAGAATCAGCCTTGGTCTGATGAAATCTCCATCAAGCCTGTAGCTGCCGACAAAGATGAAATGTGGTCAGACAACGGATTTGCCAACATAGATGGTGAATTGTTTTACTATGGATCTGTTGAGTACGATGGCAATAGCAAAATAAATAAATTCAAACAATGTTGCCGTAATATTGGTGGAACACATACCAAAAGAACCTTAGCGGGTGCTGAAGTTCGTGGTTTCGTAATCGCAGAACATCACAACCAGATTGTTGATGCCATTGTTAAAATCGAAAACTTCGTTGGATACAACTTCACTCCTGACACAGCTTCTTTGGACTGGAGAATTAGAAATCTTCAAAATCTTGAAGTAATTTTTGACGACTTTTCCTGCCCTGATGTTGTCTTTGATTTTTTTGTGATTGAAAACAACCCCACTACAGGCATTTTGGCCCAATATAACATTACAATCACAGGAATTTTCACAAGTTATCGGTTAGATTTTGGAGATGGAACATACACGACTACCTCTCAGAATGGCACACACAGGTATGCTCCTAACGCCTCAATTGATCCTGCGCTGACCGTAGCAAACAACAAATGTACTCTTGTTCAAACTCCAATTGAAAGATTGAATGTAACTGAACCTACAGCACAAAAACCAACCACAGCTTTTGAAATCCCTATTCCTGCTTTGCCTACTATTCCTCAATTCACGGTGCCAACAATTACGGTGCCATCTTTGGTTCCGCAATTGCCTCCTATTGTGTTTCCGTGTTTGAATGTTGGGCCTATTGGGCCAATCAACATACCATCGGTAATTAGCGTAATTCCCGGCATCAACATACCCTCATTGGTGTCAATCACACCTGTGAGCTTGCCGTCTAAGATTACCATAACTCCTGTAACTATTCCAGATAAAATTACTTTTAATCAACCTAAAATTCCTGACACAATCACGATCAGTCCAGCACCAACTATTCCAAACATCAAAATTGATCCTGTTCCTACAATTCCCAATATTAAATTTGACACATTTCCAACATTTCCGACTACAATTGGTTTTGGTCCGTTCCCGACTTTCCCAACTAAATTCACATTTGGTAGCTTCCCGACTTTCCCAACTAAGTTTACATTTGGTCCGTTCCCGACTTATCCAACTCAATTTAGTTTCGGTGATTTTCCAAGCTTTCCAACAAATATCGGATTCGATCCACTTTTCATTCCAACAAGCATTGGTTTTGATAATGTTCCGAACTTTCCGACTTCTATTCCTATTTCTTTTCCTAAAATACCAACTATTCCTGTTGCTCCAATCAATGTGCCAGAGATTAAGGTTGATTTTGGACCTGCACCAAAATTTGATCCAATCGAAATCACCAGCAAAATTACAATACCAACTATAGAATTCGGTCCAGCGCCAACATTCCCGGCATCGATTCCCTTCGTAAATCCTCCGTGTTTGCCTGCCGTGATCGTTATCACGGCTGCTGGTATTCCTACTATTCCAGACACTATTACAATTACAGGACCTAATATTCCAAATAGTATCAAATTTGAAAATCCACCGGCATTTCCGAAGATCAAATTTGACAATCCTCCGGTATTTCCGAAAATTCAATTCGATAATGCTCCAAAAATTCCAGACAAGATCACATTCGATAATGCTCCAAAAATTCCTACTACTATCGGCTTCGGACCCGCTCCTAAGTTTCCAGATACAATTAACTTCGGGCCGAATCCTTTACCTAGTCAAATTACCTTTGGTCCCAACCCTCTGCCTACTACAATCGGTTTTGGCCCAGCGCCAAAACTTGGTCCTGTAGAATTTGGTCCACACAACTTACCAGCACAGATCAACTTTGGAACCGCTCCAACCATTTCGGTTTCATGGGGTACGCCTCCTACTGTATCATGTGTCGTATCGGTGCAATGTCCGTCCAACACTCCTTTCTACAAGCCTGCAAGTTTGTTTGAGGAGGAGAAAGCATATGCTCCTCTTGAACCTCTTGAAGTTCAAATGTCAGATTTGGGAATCCCTTCAGAAATATTGGTCAAGGTTCCAGAAATACCGGACATCAAAATTCTGCACGATATGCCTGCTGTCATTCGTATAGAAATTCCAAATATTCCAGATATCAGAATTATCGGTCCTGCGACTCCAATTCCAAGTATTATCAGGATTGACGCAGAAGGACTGCCCTTGGCCATAGAGCTAATTGCAATCAATCTTCCTTCAGCAATCAAGCTGGACACTACAGGATTGCCATCTACGATTAAATTGGATATCCCAGATCAATTTCCGATGATTAAATTGGACACATCTGGGATTCCAGACAAAATTCAAGTTGTTGGAATTCCATCGGTAATCGAATTGATTGGCGCACCAAGTGAAATCAAGTTGGTCCTGCCCGACAAGCCAGAAATTGAACTGGTTTACAGGGGAGCTCCGATTGATGTGAAAATCAATCTTGATATCAGCAAACTTACTGGCGAAAACTCCAACGCCCAATGCGTGGCTATCGTGCCCTGCTCAAATTAATCTACAAAGTAAATCATAGCAACAAATTGCTAGTTTACTCGGAGTTAGTCTGAGCGCAATTTATATGACTAAGACAAATAAGTTTTAAACTATGATATTTCATGGAACCAATTATCAAGAAAACGAATGATGGCAACCAATATTATTTGACTCCCCAGAATCTGTGGGTCAGAAATTTCTGTTTGGAGCAAGTGCCATTTGTTGACATCAACAAGACAATCAGACCAGAAGATCATTTTACTTTTCTTGAAAATGAAGTGAGAAACGCACAGAACAAATATGTTTGGATTGATACAGAAGAATTCAGTATGACGAATGTCGTCATCGTGTCGGACGGATATGAATTTGAAAAAAAACAACAACTGTTGGCCAAATTGCCAAAAGATGTAACGATCATAGCTGTTAACGGAGCTTTGTCGAAATGGAATCTGCCGAATAGAATTCCATCTTGGTACATAGCCAACAATCCTTACGAAGAATGTATGAGATTTTTTCCCAGAAGGCTTAGAATTCTGCCTAGGGTTGTCGCATCAATTAGAACTAATCACAAATTCATGACCCTTTATCGTGGACAAAAATTCAGATACTATCCAGTCAATGAAAAACAATATGCGAGTATTGGCCAAAAAGATGTTGCTTGGCAGGTTGATGATTATAGAAATCCAATTTGTGCAGCAATACATATCGCTGTCAAATTTGGAGCATTAAATATTCTTTTGTTTTGTTGCGATAACAGCTTTGAACTTGAAAGGCCGGGTGCGGAAAAGCTCGAAAACGGTTTGTATCAGTATCCTCAGCAAAACATAGTAAATGGTTTAATTGACGGTCAATTTTTCTGGTTGAAAAGCCACCCTTATTTTGATTATGAGATCGGCAATTGTTCAAGTGGTAAAGATTATGAGTTTGCTGAATATATATCTGAGGAAAAAATGTTTTCCTTTTTTCAACAAGGCGGTGAAAAATGAACACAAGGAATGACACGGACCCATTTGGTCCTTTTAATTTTAGTGATTTCAAAAAATGGATGTCTCACCAAAACGATGCTCGCAAGAACAGCATGATTGGTGTAAAAGTCGAATCCAAAATACCCATCAAAAAACTTCTTTCAAGAATTGAAGCACAAGAAGGGGATATCACAGAAGTTGCCAAAGACTTCAAAAAACATGGTGGTACTATAACAGAAGAAAATGGGTATTACATGTATGTCTCTGTCGATAGTGGAAACTTCATGATCCATAAAATGCACATCAAGCGTGCAGACGACTAGCCCTTCTGAACCATAATTATTCTGGTTGGAAGATTCGCAACATTAACGACTGGCGTAGGAAAATTGCTTGCCACAAACTCAGGCTGTTCGCTCATGGGCAGATTGGAATAACCTCTGTTCCTGAGCGATGCCTTAAGCAAATCATAGGTATCAGCAGCTTCCAGCCATAATTCCCAAAGCATCCTGTTATCGTAAACAATTTGTTTGATTTCACTCGTCCAGTTAACTGGCAGATTCAAAATATCCAGATTTTCAACACGACTAGCCAAAATGGGCCTGCCGAATAACTTTGCAAAAATACGAATTCCAGCCTTGTCTCTTCGTCCCAAATATAGGTAAAGATTCACATTCGTAGTAGCCACTATTGTTTCTCACTCTTATAATTTTCTGGGTTCTGATTGAAAAGTTCTTCAAGAACTATTTCCATTACTAAGCGAGTAAAAGAATCGTCAGAACCAAACTGCGATGCAAAAGCTTGCAAAGCCTCTACTCCTGAGTTTGCGTCATCTTGGTGTTTTTTCATGATTCCACTTCCTGAATATGTAAAAATCAAAGACAATTATTGCATTGTTTACTTTGGAAATTGCAAAGAATATATCGTGCAACTTCGTTTGCTGCGACCAATCATGGAAAAGACCTTTGCAGGATTGCAAGTTTATCTAGCCTGCAAAGATGAATATATGTACTTGCTGAACAATGAGTCAAAAACTCTCTCGGCATCGTCTCTCAAGACACAGAAACAAAAATTCGCTTATATTCGTGAAATTTATACGGAAATCAACAAACATCCAGTTGAAGAACTGATGTTGGAATCTGAAATAACTTTTCAACCAATTTGCAATAACATAATCCATCCTGAACTCATTAAGGGGTCGTGCCTGTTGTTAACTACAGCTAATCTTCCGACAAGAAGTCTGAATGCAAATCAAATCACACACGCTTTGGATTACATCAGAAAACAAGGTTGTCAGGCGCACTTCAATAAAAAAATAGATGATTTTGATTGGGTTGTTGGTGTCGAGAACGAAAATCTTTACGAGGCTGCGTCTCAGGGCAAAAAAGTTACTCTTATTCCCACAGGATTTGGTGAAAATCTTTTTAAGAAGATGTTTCCTGCTTCTGGAATTCTTCGCATTCCTGCCTGAACTGCATAAATACACTTGTGAGGTAGCAATTTTTGCTTATAAAAAACTCCAAGGAGAAAAATGAGCGTATTTACAGTAAAGTTAAACAACAGCACTCAAGGTGGCTTGGATATGAATCCCCAATCTTTGGGCCAGTTTACTACAAGCGTCCAGCGCACTATTTTCGTGACTGGACCAAAAAGAATTTATCGCAAACTTTTCGATGGCGAAACATTCACGGACTGCAATTACTGGAAGAAATTTGCGGTGCCTAATCTTCCCGCCGATCAAGCTTTCATCGAAGTAACTACCGATGATGGTTCCATTTACAGCGAAGTGGATGAAGAAAATAACTATCCTAAGGTCTATTCTTTGACCGTGGACGATGGATCGGATTTTGTCGATAATGTATGCGATATTGTTGGAGATACAGGTTCCACAGCAAATTTTGTACAGATCAACTCCACCAATTCTTCTGGCGGCGATGTGAGAGTAAAACTCAACGGCATGACCGGAGCGATTTTTGACCTCAAAGCTGGTGATACTCAAGTTTTCAACTATGGCGACCTTGCCGTAACCAAGTTGGCATTCGACAACTCCAGCGGAACCGATGCCGAAATTCAAGTCATCGTATCCGTCAAGAGTTCCTGCCTTAGCTAAATTAAAAATCAATTAAAGAAACCCAGCCTTTATTGGCTGGGTTTTTTATTTTGTCGAGAAAAATAGCGCTATTTTTAATATTGTAGAACTAACTATATTGAATGTGGAGCAAGTATTTCAGGTGTAAATTTGGCAAATTTAATCAGACCAAACAGCGTCAAAGTTGTGACTCAGGATGGTGAAGTTCAAGTAACTATTGCACTTGAACTTACTATCAACCTGAACGCAAACGGTCTTGATGTATCTGCAAATACACAAGATACAAATTATGTCCCTACGGTCAAAAAACCAAAAGAGGACAAGGTTGAGTGGGAAATTCCAGATTTTAGCGCATTTCCCAAGGTGGATTTTGGGAAAAAAGAGTGATGTGAAATGATTGGTATATACAGCATAAAAAAAGGAGAGTCCAAATGTTAGGTTTCGATTGCGGGACTTACAACTTGGTTTGTTGTTCCAGAGACAAAGAAAGAAATTTTTCCTACAAGAGGGAAGTCAATGCCTTCTTGGAGCTTCCTTTGGAAAACCGATTTGTTTTCAACATGATGAAAACCGCTGGTGTTCCTTTGATTGAAAGGGAAAAAGTAGCTTATGCCCTAGGTGAGGCGGCGGTTAATATGACCTACACCATGAGCGCACTCGAACTTAAGCGCCCTATGATTCACGGCTGTGTAAATCCCAAGGAAAAAGACGCTTTCCAGATCATGAGCATCATGATGCATAGTTTGATCGACAATGTCAAAAAAGACGGTGAAGTCCTATATTATTGCGTTCCATCCAACGCCATCAATCAAGACACAGACGCAGACTATCACCAAAGAATCCTCGATGCCATTTTCAAGGCGTATAGGAACGAGACTGGTTACAAGGTTGATGCGCATCCAATCAATGAAGCTCTTGCTTTGGTCTATGCAGAATTGGCTCAAAAAGCATTTACTGGAATCGCCATGTCATTTGGTGGTGGCATGATCAATGTCTGCTACGCCATGTATGGCAATCCTGCCTTTAAGTTTGCAATCGTGAATTCCGGCGACTGGATTGATCGTCAAGCTGCCAAGGCTACTGGCGAAAGTATCAGCTTTATCAATAAAGAAAAAACAAAGATTGATCTTACAAAGCAACCTACAAACCTTGTTGAAAGAGCAATCCACACGCAATACAGGCTTATGATTGAACACACCGTGACTGGGCTCAAGCAAGGATTCTCAGATGTTACCAAGACCGTCAGAACTGACGCTCCAGTTGATGTCGTAATTGCAGGAGGCACAAGCTCTCCTAACGGTTTCGGAGAACTGTTTAGGGAGACAATTTCTCAGGCAGACCTACCAATCAAAATTGGCACAATCATTAAACCATCAGACCCTCTGTACTCTGTAAGCCGTGGGTGCCTTTTGGCAGCAGAAGCTGCTGTTGGATAACACAAAGAAAGAAGGAAAAAGAATGAAGTGTAATCAAAAAAGCGTCAGCGACCTAGGGGCTGCTGCATATCTTCTCATGCATGATATAAAAGTCACAGGGAGAAAAAGTAAAGAAATTTATTTTTTACTTAATGCAAATTGCACTTCAGAACAGTTTGATCAATTGACTCTTGATTATCTTTCCAGCGAATTTCATAGATTTGATGCCTGCATCATGAGCCTCAAGAAAATCGGTGAATACTCCTTCCAAGCCAAAAATTTCAGGTTTGTAACCGATCTGGGAGCAGCAGCATATCTGCTCATGCACAAGTACAAAGTGGTTGGCAAAAGAGGTAAATCGATCTATTTCGAGGTTGATAACACAGCTTCGGACAGGTTTGATGAGACCGCTCTTGAATACATTTCCAGCGATTTTCACCGTTTCGACTCGTGTCTGATGTCTTTGAAAAAGATTGGCGAATACATCAGCGAACAATATTGAAAAAATCAATATATAATCACAAGGAGATTATATGTTGAGATTTAGAGATTATCGCAACAACTCGAGGGGCGTTGAGCTCTACGAGGCAGAAGTCGCTTCTGATCCGGCAATAAATGCAGCAATTGAAAAAATTGTTGATGACTGGATCGGTGAATTAAAGAGCGAACTTCTAAGTGGAGAAGGACTTAAAACACCCGGATTGTGGGATCGTTTCAAAAATTCTCTTGCCAATTTCTGGCATGGTGCCTATAGCGACAAAAATCCCTACCGTCATAGGAATATGTACGGCAATCTCGGTGCAACTACGGAATCTGTTGACAATAGGCTGTCTCTGGATGAATATAAAATTCTAAGAGAATGCTGTGATCTGCTCGAAGAGGAAGTCAAAACAGCAGCGCCAGCAACAGACCAGAATTCAAAGCTGAAGCTTGTTCAGATCATTAACAAACACGCCAAAAACTTGAAAGACAGATTGATCAAGGTTTTGACGGGAGCATATGTTCCTGCTCTAAAAAAATTCCATATGCCTTCTTTGAGCTCCTTCCCCCGAAAGATAGAACCCATCACTCCTCCCTCAGATACAGTAGACCCAAGCGCAAAGCCCGACACAGAGGTAGAAAAAGAACCTACTGAAGAACCAAAAGAATTTAGTTACACCGAACCACCAACCCAAGGAATTGCATGGGCTTCTTTAAATGCTCGTCAAAAAATGGCTTGGAATAAATATGGTGGTGGTGCAGTATCAAGAAGTGAACGCCATAAAGGAAAATTCCCGTTGCAAGGAAGATTCCCGTTGCCTTGGATTCTTCGTCTAGGAGATCCTAGAAAAGATATGCTTTCTTTGAATACTTCAAGATCGCTTATTCGAGATAAGAGACTCGAACTCGATTCGGATTTGATTAACTCCAAAGAAAAACTAGAATCTCGTGTTGAACATTCCAAGACTATTTTTGCAAATAGGAAGAAGCGTTCTGCCAAGCCAGATGCAGAAATGCCTTCAGAGCCACTTGCTGACACGCCCTCTCCAGAAAACAAAAAGCGTAAACAGCCTCGTCCAGATGTTGAAACCCCATCTTCCGATGCTGAAAAAATATCTGCTGATTTAGGTCGCCCAGAAGACTCAGAATCAGAAGCTCCCGATGTTGCTACGACTTCTGATTTCAGAGATGAATCTGAAGAGACCGAAGAAGATAAAGCAACAAATACGCTAAATCGTCTTGTAACCGACTGGTCTGTTGAAGAAGAAAGAAAAAAATTAATCGAGACTGCAAGAAAAATGAATCTTGACAATTTAAAGGATGAAATAATTAAAATGCTTCAAGCCCATGTTGATGCAGAGCCAGAAGGCGACAGTAAAACTTATCATCAAAATGAATTAGATAAAGTAAAAGTACAAAATATTGGAAAAATTGAGGAATTAGACAAGACAGCACGCCTTCTTCTTGGCATTCTGCCTACTTTTGAAGCCAGAAAGTATTTTGTCAATAAATTCAGACAATTAGTTCATGGCTGATTTTTTTGAAGCATTTTCCCCATGTTTTGCTGTGCCTGCTTTTGTAAAGCAGCAAGCATGGAAGGATCAACAAACTGCATCGGTGGTTGCGCTGCTGGAGCAGGAGCTTGTTGAGGAGCCTTCTTCACCTCTTCAATAATTTTCTGGTAATTAGGATCATCTTCAGTAATCATTTGTTCTTCTACGATTCCAACAATGTATTGCATGGAATAAAAGTTTTTACAATTTGTTAAGTGATGTTTCGTGAAAACACCATCTTGGTCAATTGCTTCAACAATTCCTGTGAAGAACTCAGCAAATTGTTGGTCAGGAAAACCTCCCTTGTTAACGCCAACCGTTAATATTGTGCAAATTTTACCCACAAATGTGCTACGAAGATTTTCCAATGATGAAGAAAGCATTTTATACCTCGGGACATAAATATTGAGTCATTTTAAAGGAGCGATGGATGTCTAGCAATTATAGTGAAGTTGCGCCTCCCGGTTGGAGCGGTACTGTCAAGGCCATGAAAAAAAATAAAGAGATCGATAATCCCTACGCTCTCGCATGGTACATGAAGAACAAAGGCTACAAGCACCATCACAAACCAGAGAAGAAGAAAAAAGACGAGAGCGTTTTTCAGCACAAGTCTTTCATCGAATGGATTAGCGCCAAATATCGCTGAATCCGAAAAAATCACCAACTGTGCCGTGTGGGCCTGAATAGTCCAACGGACTTTGGTTTTTTTTGATGTAATAATGCAGCATAACTGCTGAGTTCTTTTGTAAAAACTCGTTCCAGTCGTTGTAGCCTTTTGGTGGCACAACATACATCAATTTTTCGCCTGTCTTTTTACTTGTCTCTAGCGCAGCAATCATACTGCTCATTTTTGTGGTTCCGGCTTTTCCAGCCTTATCTCTGTCAAGACAAATGCATATTCTATAATCCGACAACAGAATGGCCTGTTTTTCACCCATGTTTTTGCCACCGCAGGCAGCAGCATTCAGTTCCGCCTGCTTAAGACTCATGGCGTTGAACTCGCCTTCACAAACATAAACCAAGTCGCCTGAATCTGGCCATCTTCCAGCCATAAAAATCACATCTTCTTTTCCAACGCCAACTTCTTTTTCTGGACCTCGGTACTTCATTTTGCTCTGACCAAGAGCTCTACCATTGAAATAAATTAATTTACCATGACGGTCATAGTAAGGAATGATGATTCTATTTTTATATTTCATCCCATCTGTGCAAATGTAAAGCCCATCTATCGGAATCTTTCTTTCATTAAGGTATAATTCAGCCCTCTTTCTCCACCAGTTATTTGTGCCTAAATCCGAAATTAAAAGACAATCAGCAGGCAAACTTAAATCAGACTTGGGCTGCTCAACCACAACCTCTTCGTCTTGGGCTGCAAATATTTTCTCAAGCTGTCTTTCCAATTCACGAATGCTTGTATGCCCTTGCAACTTGGCAAGGGCATCATCACGGGAACAAAAATCCACCAGCATAATCAATTTGACAAGTGAGCCTTTTTTGTCTGTTTTCCAACAATGATATGTGCCAAATTTTCTTTGCTTTTTCCCCCCGGATGGATTGCACCACAGGTGAAAACCATTATCATCAGGCTCAAATATGCTATTTATTTTAACTTCTTTGCCAGCAACAACTACATTGTCATCACCAAAACGGCCTTTTGCCCACTTTACAAAATTTTTGAACGAAACTGCCATTTCGTAATACCTTTTGTTAAATAAACTCTTTAGAATAGCATAACATAATTTGGTGAAAAATGGAACAAGACAGACTTATTTGCGAACACATATCTGTTTCCAGAAAGCAGACATGGAACGAATGTCAACAAAAGTATAAATTTAGATATCATTTAAAAATGATTCCAGAAGGTCCTGAACAACCCTACTTCACCTACGGAAAAGTTGTTCATAAAATAGCAGAAGTTTTTGTGCAGGAACAAGGTCAAAGAACAATTGATGAAATCGCATCAGATGTGCTTGCCGGAAGAATTGAATATCAAGAAGGTATTGGCAAACCAAGTCTTGGTCGTGAATACATGAGTAAATTGCCTAGCCACATCAGAAACATCAAAGAAATTACTGAAAAAATCGGTTTCGATGGAGAAACAGAATGGCAATTCAAGTTTGACTTACAACCTCCTGACAACCATATTATCACAGGTTTCATAGACCGTTTGATTGTTCGGGGCGAAAAATATTTCATTCTCGACTACAAAACCACCAAAAAAGGCGGATGGCGAAAAAACGCCAACACCATCAAGAAAGACCTGCAACTCAGGTGTTATGCAAGGGTTGTACAAAAAAAATTCGGTGCTAAAGCAGAAAATATCAACTGCGCCCTGTATTATCTTGAAGGTGGTGATCTTGTAAGTGCGAAGTTTTCAGAAGAATCCTTAATTGCAGCAGAGCAAGAAATGCACGATACCTATAAGCACATCATTTCCACGCATCCAGATGATGTTTACGGCATGGTTGGCAATCATTGCCACCGATGTGACTATATGCAAGTTTGTCCATCACGCAAGCTTATTTGATAGGAAATAAAATCAAACCCTGAGTAGGCAAATCTGTTCCTCTGTTGATAATCGGCAGTTTATCTGCAATTCCAATCAACACCTTTTGCTCTAACAAAAAGACATAGTCTTTTTGTTTCTTCCAGAAACTGTGAATTGCAAATAGAGGTGTGAAAAATCCCTTACCAGTACCATCACGATATTGAGTTCCCCAACAAGTACCGATATACTGACCTTCGTCGTTCATCAAACCGCCACCAGACCTGCCGGGACGAGGGCTATTCTTGATGGTGACCAAATCATTACCAATGATACCAACCATTTCGATGTCATAGTGAGCGACTTCAGAACCGGCATCACATCCGCATGAATGAGAGTGCTGTCTACGCACATACTCATAATTTTCAGGACCAATAGGAAAACAATTTGGAACCCAATCTGGAGTGAATGTCACGAGCCCAGTATCTTCCTCTGCCCCTTCAATAAACCTGTAGAATATGACATTTGCATCGTAACTTCTTGGAGCATCAAGTTTTAGGTCATTGTGATACCAAACAATTATCTTACATTTCAATTTCTTTTTTTTACCCTCTTCTGCGGTCATCACACCATTCCAAAGGTGGCCACAAGTTGCAACATACGCAAGATTCTTCTTTGCATCGTAGTGGACTATGGTTCCAGAGCCTGAACCAGCAGCTACTGCTATTTTGACCGAAGGGGCGAGGAATTTCCGAAACTCTATGCCACGCTTGGCTATAGGTGCGGGACTTTCGTTGCCGACTGGAATACTCTCCAGAATCGGCATGTTGTCTAGCGGGTCTTTGTCCAAAAACTTCAAAGTGTTCTGAGAATTCAAGTTTCCTGTCAGGCACAGGCAGGCAAAAAGACTGTAAATAAGTTTTTTTAACATATAAGCCCCAAAAATTAACTATAATTTATGTATGTCTAAGGAAAAAAGAATCATGCCCACACTCACGGTTTGTCACTATTTGTATTTGACTCGTGAACAAAGATATGCGCTGCATGAAGGGCAGGAGCTTGAAGTCACAGGCATCACAGTTCCTGTCTGGTTTCATAAAGGAAACACCTCAGAACCCGCTCAGGAAATTTTCTGCAAATACAAGCTCACAAATGACAGACAAGGCACACGAGTTCTCAATAATGCCGAAGGCTATGAAATCAATATGCCTTCAGTAGAAGTTAAAAGCGAAGATATTGATTCTGAACTAATTAAAAGCGTTCAAAACAAGCTAGGAACAACCGAAAGGCTGCTGGACCAAGAGGATGGTGGACTGGAATGGTGTGAATTTAAATTTTTTCAAAAAATGCAAATCGAAAACAAACAATACTATAACATTCATTTCGTAGAAATTAAACCCTTGCAGATTTTAACCGACACTCTCGGTTAAACATCGTGTAACTGGACTGACATCTTCACATTGATGGAATCTCCGCTGACCAAGCTCAGCGCCTGCGTCAAAGGAACAGATGCAATAAGAATACCAGAACCCGCAACAGAACTGGTACACATGAAAAGATTTAAAACCGTCAATCCAAAGTTGCCTGTCGCCGTAAATGTGATGACTTGACTATTCGCACGATAAATGGATGGGGAAGTGCCAGTAGTTTCAAAAACAAAACCGTTCTCAGAACTTACGGCCTGCCTTGCATAACCACCAGAGTTGGGTTCCTGACCACTTAAACTATTGACAGTATCAGCATAGGCTAAAGTGGACCTACCATCCAAGCCGAAATAGTAACTTCCGGGGGGAGTATCCAGCGTTCCTTTGGCAAAAGCGCATTTCAGAATAAACTGTTCACCTAATGTGTGAAGCATATTGGTGAGATTCTCTGCTTTCCAAATCACCTCGCCGTTACGAACATGATTTACTTCCAAGATTTTTAGAATGCCGTGCCAGTCGCTCATGTTTTCCCCAGCTTATATTTGTTTTTTTGTCCTGTTTTAATGGAGTATACCAGCGCATCAATTGGAAATTTGCGCCCACAAAATTGCTGATTTTCCACAAATTCTTTACCGCAACCTTTTTTCAAATAAGCAATTGTGATATGAGGAATATACTTTGGAAAATCTGGTTTATTTATGATATTTTTAAAAAGTTGTTTATTCAAATTAAGAATTTCATCATCAACAACCTCTATCATCAATACATCAAATTTTGAATTCTGAGTAAATAATTTTATTTTACCAAGTTGACAGGATGTATTTTTACAACTCGATATCGTTTCCGATACATTTTTTTCAGTATCTTCTATGCAACCCAAAACTGTTAAATGCACATATTCTTCACGACCAAATGAATGGTCTTCAGAATCGTAGTAAATATCACTTTCCTGCACATAGTCATAACACCATGATATTATGTCATCTGCAAGTGTTTCTGACACTTCTGCTATGATGTAAGATTTTTCAAATATTGGCTTACCCGAACACATTTTGCATCTCTTGGTTATCAGGCAAATCAAAACTCTGTGACTTTTTCTTCTGAATATCTTCAAGTTTGCGCTTTTCGTTCATGAGCTCATTTTCGATATTCTGTAATACATTTACAGAGCTTTGCGAAGATACAAGCTTGTTTTCTTTTCTCTCCAGCCTTTGCTTTTGCCTGCTGCCTCTCTTGCTCTCCACATTTTCGACAACCTGCAAAGCCTTGCTCAATAAACCTCTGACTTCTTGCAAAGCAAAATCTTCAGGGATGTTTTTTAAGGCTTGTAAAATACAAATTTTTAATCCAGCCGTGTTATTTTTCATTTTGCCCTTTCTTAACCAGTTCAAGCCAACGAACTGGTGCATCTTCTACTAAATGATAACTCAACATATCGCCTTCGTGTAACGAACTGATGAGATACTCCTTAGGCAATTTAACACGCCAATAGTCAATATTTTCATCAATAATCATATTGGTCAGAGTAGTTCCTTCTGGGAGCATGGTTTTATATCCCAAAGCTATTTCCTTCTTTTTTTGCTCAAACAATCTTCTCTTTGCAGTAGGTTGAGGCATGTACAAAGAAATAATTTGTTTATAGTTTGGATTTTCCTGCAATTTTTTCATCAAAATTTGGTACTGAGTGCTGACTCTATCGGGTAAATTATTGCTTACAAAATTCTCAGCTTTAAATCCTTGATGCGTATGAGTTAATGTAAAAAGGGCAGGATAAATTCCATTAATTTTGACCAACATGGAATCTACAATCAAGCCATCCTCTGGCAGAATTGCTTCTAACTCAATTGAATTGCTTAATTCCAATTGCTCGGTAATCATTTCGAGCTTTGCCACAACCTGATTAAAAAGAATATTGCATTCTGTAACAAGACTGTTTACCACTATATCGACATCTATAGGACCAAAACTTTCTCCGAGATGTTTGGCTTCAAAGTTTTGAATCAACTCTTCAACTACAGCTAAATTTGCTGAATTTATTCCATGAATTTTGACCCATGATCTACAACGAGTCATATTCTTCTCTAAACTGTTTATGCTTCCAGATTTAGCAGCTATGCAAAATGCTTCTATATACGGATAGGCAATTGATTCAAGGTTTTTCTTGATTTTATTTACATCGAGAATATTTTTGACCATATCCGTTGCATCTTGGTTCTTAAGAATCAAGGACGAAAAGTTTGCCAAAATGTTTTCTCGATAATTTTGACAACAGCATCTTATTTTGCACCGAGATTCTTGTTTTTCACGAAGGAAATCTGCAAGTTTTTTTATTGGCATTTTACCACCCGAACTCTTTGAGTATTTTATGAGCACGCCTCTGTTGAGTCATAACGACCCCAGACATATAGTTTTCATTATCTGGTGCTAAAATATCTAACTCGCTATCCATTAAAATTTCCTCTGGCCTACCTTCAAGCAATTCTCTTTTTATATCTTCATACACCTGAGCTTTGACTATCGGCATAGGCAATGTAGCTTGACCTCCCACGGGCAAATCTCTCAACATAGAATCACGAACAAACAATCCAATGCACATCGCCATGATAGCATCATCGTGCTTGCCCTTTTGTGCCTGAGCTTTTCTTGCAACCTTATTGAATTCAAAGGTTTGCAACTCGGTCACAAATCTCATGCTATTGATGCGAAGAGTGCCATTCAAAAGTCTGCTTTGCAAACTTTCCAAATACAAAGAGCGATTTACCTGACCAATTTTTACTCCGGGTTTAGCATTTGCTTTATTTGATTCAAAATAAAGATTGTCATATTGTAAGCTATGCTGCAAAGCACTTAGGACTGCACCTCCGGGACCCATATTCTCTACAACAACTAGAGAATTGTAGTAGTAAATTGCAACTTCTTTTACTACCTGAGCAAATTCATAAGGCACAATTATATTGCTGTAAAATTCAGCAACCTGCTCTAGAGTTGCCGTATCAACTATGTGAAATACGCTGCTATCATTATTTTCGCCCTGACCTTCAGCGCAGTCGGCACTCAAGATATATTCGTGTCCATCAACTGGTTCTTTCCAAACCCACAAAGCGCCTTTATTTAAATCATCGTCCAACTGTGAAATACGACCTATTGGATTGCTCCATTTGGCAAACATCTTTCTGCTGGGATTATTGCTCCTACATTGTTCAGTCAAAGATGTGATTACACTTGTGGGAAAATATGTTTCACCCGAACCTTGAAACTCACGCAAAACCTCTTGACGAAAACCCTTCTCGCCAAGCTGCGCCTTTTGTTCTGCTACCCAATCTTCATCGTTGTAGTCTGGATGTTGCCAATAATCCAAATCAATAATATTGAAACGATTGTTGCCTTCTCTTGCATCGTGATATGTTTGTTCATACCAGTTTCCCAAACCATTGACCGTCGAAACCAAGGTGCAAGAACCACCTGTTGACAGGATAGGCCACATAGCCTTCCAATGCTTCTCCATGTCGTCGATGAACGCTGCTTCATCAACTATAAGAAATGTAACGGACTTACCACGAGCAGCTTCGGGTGAATAAAACTTGCAGACAGAACCAGTATCCGTAAACATTTTCAAGTGGTCGTTCCACTTGGCATCTTTTCTAGGCTTCAGCCATTCGGGCATGTTTTCACATGATCTGTCAACCATCATGCCAATATCTGTAGCTTCACGGTCGGTCTTTGAGATCAACATGATCTGCTGATCTAACTGAAACATGCAACGCCACAAACCCCACAACAAAGTAACTGTTGTCAGACCTCCCTGCCGGAATTTAGAAATGATGTTGAACCTATTTTTCTCATAATCATGAATGGTTTTTTTCTGATATTTGAATAAAATAAATGGAATCAAACCCCGCATGGGATGCAAAATCTTGACATACTTATGACAAAAATATGAAAAACTTTCAGTACACTTGATGATTTCCTTTTTTCTGCGTGCTGTATCATAATTTTCAACGGCATCCATCGGCTCATCTGGATCGATTTCAAGCTCACATTTGTTGAATTCGTAGTATCGTGGATCAAATTCATAACGACCAGTATTTGGGTACATGTTTCCACCCAACTGGTAATATTCTTTCAAAGATTTGAAATTGCCACGCCAAACTGATTCCTTGACGCTTTTAAAAAATGTTGGCTGATCCAC